TTGCAAAGCACATAGGAAGGATAAAAATTCCCTTCGGCAATATCATCCTTCAACACAATCGCAAGAAAATAATACATGCTATTCTCCTCTCATCTTTCTTAAAAATGCTTTCACTTTTTCTTGCTGTTCTTTTTGTTTTGTTAATTTGTCATTAATGTATCTTTTATGTTCTGTTTTTGTTCTATATTTGTCCTTGCATTCAGAACATAAAAATTGTCGATGACCTTTTTTAAGAAAGATTTCACCGCAGTTTGAACAACGAAAGAATCCTTTGTCAATTTTGCATTGATGTTTTGACGCCCATTTGGGAATCTTCATCTGACAGGTGTTGCAAACACTGTAGCTACAAATGTTTTCCTTAATGTTGTTCACAGCAATCGAACCAAACACACGCCAGAACATTTGTTTATGCGCGTTTCGCTGCTGACCTTCGTCGGAAAACAAATGTTTTACGATATACGGATAGCAATGTTCCAATGAACCATATTTTTCCACCAGAACTTCTTCAATCATTTCCGCCAGCATATCATAAGATCCCTGAAGATCCCAGTCCATTTCGCTATAGGAGCAAGCTTCGATCATCTTGGACAGATTGATGGAATCCATGTCGCAGAATTCACTCACGATCTCGTCGTTGGTGTCTGTGCATGGTTCTGATAAAAGCATCTCCCAGTTCAGCGGGCCTACACCGGCATAGTTCATGTTGATGTTTCCGATGTCATCAAACGCTGAACAGATTCTATTCATAGTGGAATTGTTCTTTTTGGAAACTTTAACATTCGGGTTTTTCCTTCCGTTTTTGCTGAACTGAAAGAAGTAAGGAAGACTGCCTGTTTTGCCGCCAGTCGCTTTGGAAATTCTTTGTGCGACATTCGGATAAGCAGTATAGTCATTGATCCATCCTGTCTTCGCTGCATCGATGACCAGATTGTTCTTATAGCAAAGCAAAGCCGCAGCAAGTCTGTCCGGATGATCCTTATTCCAAAGCTTGGTGAGATTGTTGCTGATCTCTCCGATGTTAGAGAAGTCATGCGCTCTCTTTAAGGCTTCAAACTCAGTTTCTCTGGAACAGATTTCAGAAGGGGCTTTGTTTGCGTCATAGAACAGAGGGATCACATCAAATTCTTTCAGGTTTCTTTCAGCAACCGTAAGAATAACCGGATCTGTCACCACATTCAGCATATCGCCGTCCACATCGAATTGCAGAATTCTGCTGATCAAATCGTGGCAACTGGTATAAATGCCATCGGTGTAGAACCATTTGTAGATGTTCCTATCATGTGTGATGGTTCTGATGGCATGCTCGCAGTACAGATGCGGAGACCGCAGCACGTCAGCGCGATCAAACCCTGATAGAGGCTTGCACGCGACCTCACCATTTTCCAGCAGCCCCTGGGGGCTGCTATCGTGCAGAAAATAGTATTGGCAGGCTGCATACCAGTCAGGAATAGCATAGAGGCGCTTATTGGCACACTGGATCGCGCCAGACTTTGCGTCCAACAGCATCCTTTTTTTTATATCCTTGAGCTGTTTTCTGACATAGCTGTCTCTGAGAAGCTCGGGATACCAATAAAGCGCCTGATTCAAAGGGTGCTTTGCATGCTCTTCCGCTCTGAGCGTTTTGAGCATTGCGCTTTTGTCATTCGTGAGATTCTTGATTCTTTCATGCTCCGGAGCTGTAAATCTTTTGATTTCTTCATCCGAAAAGTCAACCAACGTCTGGATCATCTGGTAGTTGATCTTCTTGTTCGGCAGATACTCCTCTTCATAATTGGTCTTGCCAAATTGGCAATGGTTTTCCTTAAAAGCTTTTCTATACTCGTCGAAATTTTTGTAATAGCTCCAGAGCTTGAACTGACTTGCGGTCAGAATGATCTGAATGTTTTCCTTGATGAGATCATGTTCAATCCCCCAGGCGTCCGTCAGCACCGGTTCCACGTGGTGTACTTTACAAAACTCCATAAAATCAAAGCTGCACAGAAGTCCTTTGATATAGGCCGCCCTGACCATAAAGTTCTTTTTGGACACGCTTGGCAGCATCATACCTGCGCCATCCGTGTGCTTGATTTTGACTGTAAAGACACCAATTTCTTCGGTGTAGTCTGGCTTGATGTACATCATCCTGTCCGTGACTTCACCTTCCCAGTCCTGAATGACAATAACCCTATCGATATCAAACTCCGGCCATGGATCCGTCGCTGACATCGCAAGAGCTTTGTAAGCAAGAAGCTTGGACATATTGATGCCGCCCTGGGCATTGATGATCTCCCAAGTAAGACCGCATTCGATTCTTGGCCTAACCTTCTCTATCATTCTGTTAGATATAAAAACCGCTTTGTCGGTTCTCAGCTGGCCCGCACTGGCAGAAAAGAAATGGTACAGCCGGTTTTCCACCGTGCCGTCCGGAAGAAGGATGGGCATGATAAAACCATCGTAAACAAGCTGTTTGAGCACATCGACAGATTTCCATTTTAAAACAACCATATCAAGCGTATGATCATTTGTTTTGAGCTCCATCGCACGCGACATTTCGCACTCAAACTCGCTTATCTTTTTCGTAATTTTGAGTCCTTTCCATGTGACTGCTGGTAAAGGCTCATTTCTTGCAAAGAGGACAGAATTCAGCCTGACTGTTCGAGGAGTGCCTGAATGCTGTAAAGTCAAAGCTGACAACGTGCTCAGTCTCTGCTTTTTTTGAGCATTCAGAAGCTTTAGTTGTGTTTTGTCTTCTGGTTGATCCGCTTCAAATCTCTTCATCTGATTAATCAGATCAACAGCTTCCATGTACACAGAAAACTCTTCTTCTGTAAACAAGTCATACGTTGTTAAACAAACCAGTCTGAACTGTTTGCTCAGATAGCTTTTGACAGCCACTCACTCACACCTCTCTCTTGAAATGATCCGAGGAGTTCAGTCATCGGGGGTGAACGGCTGTTATTATTCCAACACAGCACTTATCAAAGCCTCCCTTACAGGTTGTTTCGTCAAAAGCAACTGATAAAAAACAGAAGGAACACCCTTGTGTTCCTTCATCGAGAAGAGCTGGCGACAGGATTCGAACCTGCAACGTCTCGCTTACAAGGCGAGCCCACTACCGTTGTGATACGCCAGCATAGTCCATGCTGGATTCGAACCAGCGACCAGCGGTTTATAAGACCGCCACTCTCACCACTGAGTTAATGGACTGCAGGGGAGCCAGACGCATCCGGCTCCTCTTGGCAAGCTCCGTAGAGACATGCCGTCATCTTGTTGCTGGGCGTCTCACCCAGCTCAAACGGCGGTTTTTCGACATGCTGGTCATTTGTTCTGCGTCTCGAAGAGGACTGTGAAGAATCAAAGCTTCGATATTTGGTCAGAACAAGAGGCCGTGCTCATTAAACACAGCCCAGGTACCGAATCACGTAAACCATTCCACATGCCCTTGTGTTCTGGATTTGCAAGTTAAGTGACAATCCCTTGCATTTTCTCTCCTCAGCGGGCGAGATGTCCGAGGCACCCTAAAGCCGTCCTCTACTTTTTTGGGAGTTGCCGCTCCCTCACGCCATGCGGCAACATGGCGAATGGCATTTTATCCCCCAAGGGATAACTGGGATGGCTGGACTTGAACCAGCGCTCACGGAGTCAAAGTCCGTTGCCTTGACCAACTTGGCTACACCCCAAAGACTGCGGGGCCACCAGGACTCGAACCTGGATAGGCAGATTAACAGTCTGTAGTCCTGACCTTTGGACGATAGCCCCAAGTGACTGGCTTATCCCGTCGCACGTCTGCCAGTCAGCGCGTCCCAATCAACGCGCACCCCGTAGGCTTTTACCGGGAGCCTTAACCCGTCGCAGGAAGGATTTTCCTTAAACTGACCACCTTCTCTTGGTTGATGTGACACCTTTGCAAACGCAAGCTGTGTCAAGCTTACCTTTTTGCGAAGATCTCTTTCACAACAATCTAATTTTAATTGTTAAGTCACTCATCGAGGATCCGGATCTTTAGATCAGGATCCCAGATGAGTCAAGCTTATCAGGAGCAGACAATGATGTTCGGCTAAGCTGCTCAACCGGATAGAATGCATTGTTGTGAAATATTGATAATACGATCTATTATCCATTTCAAATGTAGCTTTCCTGGCCCTAATTGAGTGAGCCAGGAAAGCTTTAGCTTCTTGATAAGATTGAAAGTTTGAAGTTACTCCAAACCAGGACGAACCTACTGCATCGTATTATCTTCTGTGAAACTTATATTTCAGCCAAATATCTTGATGAGTTAAAGAGCACCACCTGTAAACATAACCAGCCCTAAGCAGTTGATTAACTATATCAGGCTCAATCATTCGGTAGTAGTTTAGTGTGCCAACGATTTTATTTATTTCTTCAGCAGACGGATTTTCTTTCTGCGTGAGCAGATTATGAATCCAGGCTCTCATGTTTTTCTTGGCTCTCCAGCCAATGGTGATCTGATTATCCTTGTTCAGCATCAATCCGAGGATCCAATTCTTGCCTTTGTTGTTACCGAATCTTGTCTTTTCGTAATTCAGCATGAAAGGCGCATGCTGTTCATTGATCCACGCCTGCATGGTTTCGATGATCGGCTTGAACATGAAATACTTTTTGCTGGAGATATGAATGTCATCCGCGTACCTCGTATAGACACACACAGGGATTTTATGACTGTTATCTTTGTTTCTGCAGAGCCTGGTCATGAAATAGTCAAAAGGAAGCATGACAAGATTGCTGAGAAAAGGGGAGATGGTTGTTCCCTGCGGAAGCCCGATGAATTGATCGTTCTTGCGCAGAAAACAGATGGACAATGCGTGCCTTAAAGTTTCCTCTCCTTCTTCCAGTTTACATATCTCACTGAACGGAAAGACTTCTCTGCAGACCTGCATTAGATAATCAAGCGTAATGGAACCAAAGAAATCTGAGAAATCCAGTTTCAAAAACCATTCACTCTTGTTTTTCTGGTGTCTTTCCACTTCCTTTTTCGTATTTCGCTTTTTGATATACGCAAAAGCGGAGGTGTGATAAAACACGCCGAAGCTTTCCAGAAGACGCAAAAGCTCAGACTGCACGTTTCTCAACGACATCATCGGTTCCATGATCGTTCTGAACTTTCCCGGCTGACGCTTGGGTATGGAATACACGTGATAATACCGGTTCGGATTGCGAAGAAATTCCGGATTCAGCCTGTCATTGAAGCTTTTCAATGCGTTCAGCATACCTTTGATATTACTTTTCAATAAAATGCTTTCCGGAATCTCTTCGTAAAACCGTGTGACCGTACAATGTGAACCATTTGCGGCAAACGGCGTATATTTTGTTTTCATCACATCATTCCAGGAGGTTTTTTGGTTGATGTGCTGACGAAAAGTTACATACGGCATCTCATCACCCTATCGCATCGATCTGGAATTTGAAAGCTTCCACGGGAATGGAGATATAGAGCTTTTCCTTCTTCAGGAAGTTGATGAAATTGGTGACACCAACGGTCGAAACCAGGCGTACCGTGGGAGCCACGCAAAGCTCAACATTGCAGGCGGACACAGGATTCTGAGCCTTTGCTTCCTCATCGGTGAAGTTCATCGACCCAATGAAAGCCTTTCTGTGCATCATCTGAGACCAGTCAGCCGCATAATGCTGGGCATCTGTCAGACCGGTTCTGAAATCAAAGAATCCTTTGATATTTGTGTTGTACATGTTTTCCTGAACGATCTTCTTGCGGAGCTCGATCGAATCCACGGCAAGGAAGACATAACCCGCGAGCTTCTGGCCGTTCCAGCCCTCATCCTCGATCTGCGGATCGATATCAGGGTTGATATCCTGAAGGATCTGCTTCAGAGCTTCGGTTTTCGGCATGCCGATATGCTTGGCGGTGAACATCTGATTGACGATATTATGCGGTTCCACATAGTCAAAGTCATAAAGGACAAAATCCTCCAGACCAAACCTGGCGAGCAGCTCCGCAACGGTGGAACCTACGGAGCCGCAACCGATGATGTGGATTTTGCTGTCACACATATCCGGGCGGAAAAACTCAAAGGACTTATCGAGATTCATTGTACCATCCTTTCATCTTCTCATACATCGCTTCAGCATAAGGATCATCATAGTCCGGAAGGGCGCTCAGATAGGGATGCCTGTACCTGTCATAGGTTTCCCATTCATCCTCGGGCCAGTCATAGTCACTATCAAAGAATTCATCCTTGCCGGGATATGCCTTCGCTTTGTAGTTCTTCTTCTTTTCAGCTTTCTTTTCGGGCTTCTTTTCTTCCTTCTTCTCCGTCTTCTTGTCTGCCTTGGCATTGGGATCCGGAAGGATCATGTCACGGGAGCTCTTTGCGAACTCGTCCGCGTACTCGTTATCGCCGATCCGGACACGGGTGATGACTTCCTTGCCTTCATAGTAGACATTATTTTCCAGATCGTAAACGAAAGAAGTAACTTCCAGCTTCTTGTTCCAGATCTGGAAGATATAGAAGCCCTCATGACCCTTCAGAGAGATTTCCTCAAACTGCTGGTTCTTGTCCGTCTGAGAGGCAAAGACGCCCATGTTCACATGCGAATGGCATTGCATGAACATATTGGCGTCCGCTTCCTCGTCGTTGATGGCAATATCTGTCTTCCATTCGCCATAACGCTCGTCATCCGTCGAAACGGTTGTGGAATGAACGATCTGAGGATAGACAAGAACGTCGTACACCTCGAAGTCAGTCTCGTTCAGCCTGCGGACAAGGCAATGCCACGCAACCTCTGTCTGATATTCCATCAGGAGAGCAACAGTCATAGCGTAGGCTTCCGGTGTGTAATAGATATGAACCTCCCGGCTATCCTTGTCGGCAAGCTCAGTCGAGAATTCAAATTTGTTGGAATTGAGCGGCATATTCATGAGCGTTTTCTCAACCGCCGCCATGATTTCCTTGCGGTGCTCATCATTCAGCCAGATCGGTCGCATTCTGTTCCTCCTTAAGCATGTTGGCAGCATCTTTCCATGTCAGCAAGGTTCCGTCTTTTGCTTCAAAGCACTTCTTGTTGCTCGAAACGATATTGCTGATAAACGGGATGAAGGTAGGGCCGGCTTCATGAATATTGACGGCTTTGGTTGCCGCAATGCAATATTCAATCGCGTCAATCATATTGCCCGTGGACAGGCAAGCAATGATGTCAGGGCCATTCTGTCCCAGACAGCTGAAATAATCCATGTGCGGATTCGGCACATAGGTTTTGTAAATTTCGCCGTCATTTTCATAAGCGTAGTGCATTTTTGTGCTTGCGCAATTTGCATCGAAATCGATGCACCAAGCGGCGCACATGCGGATTTTGAGATCAGGCTTGTTAGAGAAGACATGATCCAACACCAGTCGCAAATCGTCCTTCTTGCTGGTCGGAATGCCGCGAATGATGTTATCAGCAACCAGAGGCCAGCCATCCACATCGTAAGAATCCAGATGAGTCCTGATCGTAAAGCTCAGATTGTAATTGTCATTCATTCTGATTTCGAAAAGATTGGGATTGGACAGAAGGTACTGTTCAAACTCGGAACTGTCTCCACAGGTGTCCACAGTGCGCTTAAGACCCTCATACGCATAAACAGCGTTCATTTTATCGCGCTCATACTTCTTGTACTGGTCAACTACATCACGGATCAAATTTCGATAATCGCTGATCAGTGCCTCAGCGGCTCCAAGCTTCGATTTAAGGATATTCTTTTCAAAACCATGAAGCCGAGCACGGAGCGTGTTCTGATAGATCTCAGAATTCATATACAAACTCCGGAAAGCCGCTTCAAAGTCGAAATGCGACGCTTCCGACAAGCTCTTAAAGAACCTGTACTCATTTTGCGAAAGCTTGTTTTCAGCGAACAGATTGCTATAGAGCACAGGAAGAAAGCTTAGGAGAAGATGCACATAGCCACGCATGAAATCAGTGATAACCACTGACGCTTCCGAGCTATTAACAACGACAATCACATTGTTGTGTTCCGAATCGACATAGATTTTCGACTGGGTGCCAAAGGGTGCATACTTCCTGTCCATAAACTCTTCAATCTGTGTCTGACGTTCGCCTTCAGGCTCTATTCCGAGATTTGCCATTTCATTCTGAGTCTTTTCTTCGGAACCGGCAAAGATTTGAAGACAGTAGATATTTTTATCGTTTTTCACAGCCGCCCATGTAGCATGCCTGCCAAGATTATAAGCATAGAAAGGTTTTTCTGTTTTCAGTCTCGGCTGGACAGTCATGATGAAAGCCGCATCGATGGCGTAGTCATACATTGTGTTGTCAAAACCGCCAAAATACCGATACTTATTAAGTATTTCTGCTGTCAAAGAGTCAGACAGATCCATATAATTCCGAAACATTACTGTCTCCTTTTAAAAAATAAGCAGGGGAGCGTCATGCCCCCCTGCCAGTCACTATCATTCCAGGGAGATCGCTTCGCGGATAGCGGCGTCTTCCTCAGCCACCTGAGCAAGCACGTCAGGCAGGGTCTTCTCGAAATTGGACAGCATCATCAGCGGACGGCCGATCTTGTCATAGACGACCTCCTGCCTGTCACAGCCAGGCTCCAGAAGCACCGTAATTGTCGCCTTGCCGTCACTGTCAGGCACAGCGGAGAAGGTCGCGCCGAACATGTTGATCGAGCCGGGGCTGTCACTGTCGATATCCACGGCATAGGTCGGCTCCTTGTTCTCATCGTAGAGATACAGGGCTTCCGGGTGATACTTCTTCACCTTCTGCAGATCTTCCACGCTGCAGTCACTGGTGATAACCACAGCGGAACCGCTGATCTTCGCCTTGGCGGCGTTGTTCTTGCGGGCCAGCGCGGAAATGACCGTCTCATCGCCGACGCCGAAGTCAGAGAGCGGCTGGTCGAGCTCATCAAACGCCAGAGTCATACCGGACAGGGCAACCACGGCGGTCTGATAGTTCACGTTGTTCTCTTCCAGAACCTGACGAACAGTCTTCTGCTCCGGAACGATGACGGTCTTGGTGGGGTTGTTGGTTACGAGTCGGATCTTGATCATGATCAATCTCTCCTTTTTTATCTATGTACACGCTTATACGCATACTTCAAACAGTCATGAAGAGCTTCAGAAGATCGTCATAGGACGGTTCTTTCTTCACGTCCTCTTCTTCGTCTGGCTCTTCGTCTTCGTCTTCGTCTTCGTCGTCGACGACGCCTACAGTGCAGTTATAGTCATTATAACTGCCATAATTGTTCAGCCGATACTCGACATCATCGTAGATGTTGTCCCTCTGCTGACTGAGCCATTCGTCATACTCGGATTCATAGTCAGCCATATCGTGAATAACCTGCGACGGCCTGAAGGAATTGCCAAAGATTTCAACGGTGCTGTACTCATTGTCCAGCCATTCGTCAAACTCATCCTCATCAAAGTATTGAGAATTGTAGTCCATGATTGCCGAAACAACTTCATCAAGCGTTTCGTAGTGTTCATCATCGTTAAAGATGAACAAATAATCACCCGCTTTCAAAAAAATCCAGGACTGACACCCATCATGTCAGTCCTGGCTGCTATTAGACTACCGGAAACTCCGGATCAGAACGGAAACTCGCTCTCCGGCTGGGCCTCAGCGGGAGCCTCTTCGGCGGCCTTGGCCTTGTTCGGGAACTCGATCGAATCCGCCCGGACGGAGATGCTCGTGTACGTGTTGTTGTTGGCGGTGTAGGTGTTCAGACGGGCAGGGCCACAGACAGTCACCTTGTCGCCCTTCTTGAGGTACTGGGCGATGTTGTCCGCGAGGCCGCGCCACGCATGCACGCGGATGAACTCGGTGTGCTTCTGGGAGCCGGTGCGGTCTTCCGCCGCGACCGTGAAGTTCACGACCTTGGTATCCACGTCATTCACCTTGACAGTCTTGAGGATCGGGTCAGCGCAGATGTTACCAGAAAGAATCATCATATTCATGTTTTTTTCTCCTTTTCAGTCAGTCAGTCAAAATTAGTCACTGTGAAACGTATTCAGTTGTTATTCAGTTTTACCGGGATGGTTCTGAAAACAGATCGATGGGAGACCCGCTTCCGCTCCTTTCTGTGATGCAAAGCATCACTTTCAAGAGAAAATGAAAACCAGTCGGAGAGAACCCCGACAGGTCAAGGGAAACACAAAAGAAACCCAGTCAGCATGCGGCTTACGACCACTCATCGGCGGCAGCGCACCCTGCACAACTTTCATTCGCCGCAGGCGAAAAACCATGGAAAAGAGGTTATTATATCTCTGTCATCGGTTTTTAGAAAACCTCTAAAGAGACAAAACCAGTCAGAAAGGAAGTTCAGTCGGCGGTATGTCACGAACAAGAGCATCGATATCGAGCTCGTCCAGGAGCTCGTCACCATCGTAGTCTCCGGTGTTCAGGTCAGTCGTCGTAGTCGTCGTATCGGTCGTCTTCGTATTCAGTCCATTCGTCGAAGTATTCATTGATCCTGTCGAAAATGTCATCAGTCAGGTCGTCATCCGTCCAGTCCATTTTCGGTTCTCCTTTCTTTTCGCCTGCTTCGCAGGTTCTTTCACTTTTTTCTGTCGGGCGGAGCCCGACGCACTGTTCTCCGCCGCCGGGTTTTCTTTTTCCCCCGGCGCTGAAGCACAAGAATACTGTAAGTATTATTATTAATTATTGTACTGTATAGAAATAAAAACAGTCATTTGTACTGTATAGAATATTGGAAATGTATGTATATTTAAAAAGAGTATTATGATACCAGTATATGGTACTTGACTGTACAATAAAAGATATTATTGTACTGGTATATTACTATCATTGATAAAGAATATATTAGTGTGAATAATAAAGGTTTAATAGTATGACTTAAGAGAGTTAATAGGTGTAAATTAAAAAGGTATAATAGTGTGAATTAAATAGTATTAGTAACACTACATAACCTATCACTTACACTTTATTATTCTAACCTCCATATTCTTCTTACATACAATAATCATACATACATACTCTATTATAGTACAGTCCTATTTCTTTATACATACAATACCTGTATTCATATACAGTCCTATTTTAAATATTATTGATATTCATTCATTGTTAATTAATATTATTTAAAGTATATTCAGTATTATTTCTTATATTATATATTATATATATTATATATATAAGAAAGGACAGTATATAGTCTTATATTCCCCCATTATATGTATATCAAGGCTATAGTACAGTATATTATTATATATTCTATCTGTCATAGTAGTACGACTACTCCTTACGGAGGTATCCGTCAGGATACATCCTTATCATCATCCCCCGGAGGGGGGGGGAGGCAAAATGCAATTGGCCCTGACGGGCCACTCCCTTCTCTCATTATACGTTTTTTTAAATGCGGAATTTAGTGGTCAAAGTTAGTCAAACAATTTTTACCAATTCCATGACAGGAAGAATCGTTGTCCTGACGGACAAGTTAGCCCCTGACGGGGCTAAGACAGAAAAATAAAAAACAGTCATATCGCCCTGACGGGCGAGGAAACGCACAGGGTAAAAAATAAAGAGCTGTTCTGCATATGGATGGGGTTTTCTATATAATATATAGGTTTACCCCATCCGAACTGAGCGAGCTCTTGATATCGCCCGTCCAACGGTTAGCCCCTGACGGGGCTAAGAGAAAAATAAAAATAAACCCTGTGCTATAAAAGGGTAGGCTGAAAAAGAAGCCGCCCCTTTTACAAGGAGCGGCGATGTCAGACAGCTCAAGTCCGGCGGTCTGACGCAGCGGCATCGTTTCCATGCTGTCGGGTGGACAAGGCATCGGAAAACTCCACATTGCTACCACCGCTTTTTGTCGCTGAAAGCGACGAGCCAGAAAAAAGCGAAGCGGAAAAAATGCCCCCGCCAAAATAAAAAAAAGGGAGGCCGAAGCCCCCCCCATTAAGTCCATTCGTTGCCGATCTTCTGGAACGACAGCTTTTCCACCTTGCTGCTGATCAGGTCGGAGATGATCTGCCACTGATCTTTGTTGGCCACATCGTGGCCGTCGCGCATGGTCGTCCAGTTGTTGGCCTTCCAGGTCGTGTAGTTCTTCAGGCCCTTGGCAACGTAGCCAGAGGACGAGACGATCTTCAGGTTGACCTTGTTCTTCGCGGTGATGGCCTCAAGGCCGGCGATGATCGCCTGCAGGCAGGCACGGCCAAGAGTCGTCTCCGTCATATCCCCAGTGAAGTTCTTCTGGTAGCTCCCGCACGCAAGGTTGGTCTTGTAGCCACCGTTCTTGTTCTCGTCGCATTCGCCCCTGATCGTCATCGTAATCGTATACATCATGCCAGCTCCTTTCAGTCAGCCAGTCTCGTTCTGCCCGAAGATAATCTCTGTATGCTTCGGGATCCTTCACCATCGTTTCAATCCACATGCGTCCTCCTAAATGCAAGAGAGGCGGAGCCAGTCTCACTGGGCTGGTTTATCCGCCTCTCAAGGAAAGGAAGTAAAGCCATGAAGGCGCGATCAGTTTGGCGTTACCCGCCCCGAGCCGCGCGAGGCACTGATCATTCGGGGCTACCACGGGTTTCCCAGGCCCGTGGCAAAAGGAGGAGGTGTTCCCATGAAGAAACTGTAGTATACGGACGGCCGGAGCGAGTCGGCAGCCGTCCGCACAGTACAATTACTTTCGAAGAATCTGAAAGGAACAGCATTCACCGCCAATCCAGCACACGCCATCACGCGCTTCAACGATCCTGTCGAGGTACGCGAGGTCGCCTTCATTGATGAGATGCTTAACACCCTTGGAATCGATACCGTAAAGTTGCCACATAGTCATCCTTCCTTTCATCGTCAGTGGCTTTTTGGTTCATCTCTTTCAGCAGGACGAAGTCCTTTGATCGTTGCTGAATAAACTGCTGTAACAAAAGCAGGTGAAAATCGTTTCCAGGATGGAGAATGAGAGTTTGTCCATCTGAAATCAGACCCCTGTTTTTGCGTCCGTTTTTCCCAGCAGTTTATTCACGAACCTCCTTTCGATGTTATTCGCCGCGTCGACTTGCACTACGACGCCGTGGCTTTACCCTGGCAGGTGGCCAAACCCGCCAGTGTGCTCAGCCTGGCCAAGACCTTGCACTCCGCTTTACTGCAGGAAGCGGAGGTTCCCGGTATCAACCCCGGTAGGTTTGTGCGATTAACGCTCACACCCACGGATGCACTTTTCTCTGCATCAGGAGATTCGGTCGTGCGGTTCAGTGCCTCCAATTTCCCTTTGTAGCTCAGCGCGGAGCATAGGGTTGATCACCGCGCTTCATCGCCAGATCGGTTCTTTTACTTGCCCGAGAGCAGAGCAAGCCGACTGTTGCGCGTCGGCCTCTGAACTGCCGGTTTAAGCGTGCGCCTCGTTCAGTGAGGCGGTCTCACACCGATCTGGTCATAACGGAGCCAGCATTCGGAAGGTGTGCCCTTCACCTCTTTCGCCGGACGAAGTCCGGCTGCCTGAGCATGGAACCCAGGAAGGTGAGGGGAGCCCCGCAGGGCAACCTTCACCTCTTTCAGCAGGGCGAAGCCCGGACGACAAGGTCAGGACAGCAGGAACCCGCTGCGTCCACGGCATGGACTGACGGGGTACCCGGAGAGCTTGCTCTTCGTCGCGTCTGCGACACAGTCCTGTTAGCTTCGGTCACGGAGCGGAGCGAAAAAATGGGCCCCCGAAAAAGAGGGGCGGGCCCGCTCCCATAAAAAATAAAAAAAGGAGCCGGTTATTCACCGACTCCAAAGGTTAGTCCAGAGAACCGCGAAGCTCCATCAGGAGCACGCCGAGGCGGTTCTGGCCGACACCTTTGCAGACGCCCCAGAAGATGTCTCCCCAGGCGTTGCCCTCGACCAATTCACAGTCGCCTGTCTGTTTCAATTTGACGCGAAGATCCGGGTTTTGACGGAACTTCTCCGTGAGGATCCATTTCATCACGTCAACTCGAATTTTATGCCAGTCGGTACGCAGAGGGACCTTGCGTCCCAGCCGTTTAGCCTCAGCGCCAGACAGACCTTCGAACTGCTTGCGCTTGGCTTTGTCAGCCAGCTTGACAGCCTGAAAGGCTGCCTCCGCGCAAGTGTACCGTACACCACCAAGGATGATGGTACACGGGTACATGTTCGACAGAAAGAAGTTCTCTCCACGGAACGAGTTGATCACATTCATCAAAAACATCTCCTTCATAAAATGGTTAGATCGTGTCACCATGCTTGGCAGCATACCTGATGCGGTCTTTTGTGAACCACATCAGATCGTTGTCATCGTTCAAAATATCAACGATGACCTTCCTGGCGAGATTAACAGGGAGAACCTCAGTCAGCGTCTCATAGTCGTTGTTCACGTTATGGAACTTATCCGTCGGGATCACAGAGACATAGGCTTTGCCGGTCTTCTCGTTGACCTTGTTGAAACTGTCACAGTTGTGATCAATTTCCCAAAGAGGATATTCGCACCACTCTTCTTCGACGATCACGTCGAAATAAGCGTCAGCGCCCGTGATCGTGACAGTCAGGACACGCTTTCCGTAATAGGTTTTCATTTTGTTTCTCCTTTCTCAGCGAATGTTGAAGCAGATCACAGCCACAAGGGCCATGGCAGCAAAGAAGCCGCCCATCAGTGTGGCGGCTTCCATGATGTCAACTTTGTCAATCGGGCCCAACAAATCAAGAAAGAACTTCTTCATAGTCATTACCTCCGTTCAGTATCCATGAAGTCAAACCACGGGTAGACGGAATAGGCAGGCACAGCCGTGCCATCCTCGCGGTAAACCTTCTGGTTGGTCTTGAGGTTGCTGATAGCTTCGGTCAGCGTCTGGCCATGGCCGCAGAAGGCCCAGTCCGGCTCTTCCGTGTGGTTGTCATCCTCGTACACGGCAACGATAGCCATCCACTGACCAGTCGTATACGTGTGTTCGAGAATGAGCTCAAGAGCTTCGTTCTCATTGTTGTAGACGGTCTTGTTAAAAACAGCACGTTTGTCGGTCATTCTGAAATTCATGGAAACCTTCCTTTCCGGGCTTCAGCCCTTTCGAAAATTATTCAGAGCCATCTGGTTCTGAAGGCTGCTCAGTTTGCACCGGGCAGACCTCAAAATCAGATCTGTTCAAGATCGTCATACTTGTGTGCGACTTCCTCACACCAGGCAAGATACTCCGCCTCCTCGCGGGTCGGATCGTTCTGCCAGATCCAGGCAGCACATTCGGCCTTCGAGTCAAAGTAATAGTCGGACACACGGCAGTAAGGCCCGCCATACAAGCCCAGGTCGAAGCATCCGGCATAGTATCCGGCACCGCTATGCAAGATACGCACGGGCAGGTTGTCGATCTCCCACGTGGAACTGTAGTTGAGCGCAGCTCTCACAAAGCTATTGGAGAGCTCCTCGCCCTTCTTAGAGCGAAGGGTCCAGCCCTTGCCAAGGTCGGTTGTGTCGATTTTTCTGAAAGTAGACAAGTGTTCGATCTTGCCGTCACACAGCTTAGCTTTGAAGCCGAAGCCATTGTTCGAGAATACCAGTTCGTTCTTCAGTTTGTAGATCTTCATCATGGGAATACCTTCCTTCCTGCCGCTGTGCGGTAACAAAATGTTCCAGAACCAAATGGTCCTGAAGGCTGCCCGGCTTACGCTGGGCAGACCCCAAGATCACTCAAAGTTATTAGATGGAGTCCCTGTACTCCATTAAGATCTTGCCGAGCCAATTCTGGCCCACACCGTTGCAGACGCCCCAGAAGGTGTCGTTCCAGGTGTTGCCTTCAACCAGCTCTTTGTTGCCGGTCATCAGAAGCCTAATGCGAAGCTCCGGGTTCTGGCGGAACTTCTCTGAGATAATCCAGCGCATTACGTCAACTTTGATGACTTCCCAGTCAGGCCGAAGCGGCACCTTTCGACCGAGCCGTTTGGCTTCAGGCCCGGTCAAGTTTTCAAACTGCTTTCTTGCGGACTTGTCCGCCAGCTTGACAGCTTGAAACGCCGACTCGGCACAGAAGTAATGAACTCCCCCAATGGTGATGGGGGAGTACGACATGTTGCTGAGGAACCCGTATGTTCCCCTGAACTCGGCGATCATTTGTTTACCTCCTTCGAAATATCGAATATCGTGTAAAGCTTCCCAGTCTTTATTGCATATCTGACGCAGTTACCAGTGCCGCCACGTCGTTCTGCAATATTCTGGTATGGTGTAACAGCGATGACCAAGACACTGTTGTCCACCATCCAGCGGTTACGCTTATCCAGCTTCTGAATGGCGTCGTTTGCGTTGTCAGACAGTACGACTACTTCGTCGGCCAGTTTCAGCATCTTGTAATATGCTTTCTGACCAAAGACATCGTCTTGCTTCCAGCGTGACGCCTGTCCAGCGAAAGGCACAGCTACGACAGTCTTAATCGGAAGACCGTCGTCATGTTCCAGATGCCAGGCAGCCCAGAAGGCCATCTGGTCGACACCCTGGGCTCCGCCGGTAATAACAGTAACCTCATCGCTCCCATAAGAAGCGAGGAGGTTTTTCAGCTGGTCTTTGATGCTGTTAAAGATTGGTCTGTAATCAGCGCCATAACCAAGCAGATCTTTTGGGCGATGCCCGGTGAAACAAATCTTCATTTTGCAACCTCCTTCACAAAGTCAGGCTTTTCTTCAGACGTGAAACTGGGGTTCCAGACTCTCCTTACGCCGTAGCGGCATTGTAAGCGTAGCCGATCACGTACTTCAGCTTAGTTACCGGATAGAGCTTGTTCAGCTCGTCCTCGGTTTTCTTGCCGGACTCGACGATGGTCGCCTCCTTGTAGTAGAGTTCCATTGTCTGGTAGTCCTGCACGGCAACGACTACCTTGTCGCCCTTCTTGTACTGGCGATCAGCCAGGTACAAGTAAGACTTCGTGCCATTGCCGAAGCAGACAGTGGCATAGAACAGTTCGTCCTCAACCTTCGAGGTACGAATGTTGTGAACCATATTGTCCTTCTTCAAATTGGACCAGATCTCATTCGCGAGATCACGGTCGGCGAACTTGATAGAAATGTCTTTCTCGACAAAAGTCTTGCCGTTTTTCACGAAAATTCTGTCATACGTAACAATATACTGCATAATGCGCTCCTTTCTTGTTGACGAGCCCATGAAAATGTGTTATCATGAACTCGAAGGGATGCTGCCTGGGAGAGCATTTGTGAGATGGTCACTCCCCGACAGCAAGCAAAAGGAAACCGATCACTCGGCTTCCTCGTCGTCCTCGTCCGGAATGTCGTTGTCCGGCGCAGCGAAGTGCAACGCCAGCACATTGTAGAGCTTTTCCGCGTAGGTATCCACGAACGCCTTGCCGACGATCGTGTAATACTCATCGGAGAGCCCCTTCGTCTGGGTAAAGAACCACTTGGTAATTACGTCATACGCGCCATCAGGGGTACCGCCCTGATAACCGACATACTCGGCAATCTCCGCGAGTGATGCTTCTCTCACGGCGTCCCGCCATTCGACGAAGTTCTTGGCTTCGCCTGTGATGAGACGCCACTCTTTTGTCTTTCGGAAGGCGATGTTGTTGAATACACCTTCATTGCAGAAGGTGCCATCGCCAGCCGGGTCTCCCTTGACAGCGAGACCAAGGTATCCATCGCCAACCTTCCGGTCTTCTTTAACCATCAGGTCATTCACGCAGAAGACCTCGTCGTCAAGTCCCTTCAGCTCGAGATGTTCTGGCAGGATCTTGGCAACCGTCCTGGAGTAGATGTCCAGAAGGCTGCCAGAGTAGGCACACCGATCCATCCAGTGCTGGGAGTCGGCCGTCCACTTCTCATCGGCTTTTGCAAACCGGCAGAAGTCCGGCAGGGTCAGGGCCTTCAGGCTCTTGAGGAGTTTCTTGGCCTCCTCCGTCTTCTTGACGTTGTTTCCGGCATTCTTCGTCGAATCGATGTCCACGTTGGTGTTCATCGTTTCGATGGCGATCAGTCGGGTGATGACATCCGGGCCGTAGGCTTCGATAAGCCGTTCGGCGTCGGACTTGCTGATATTCCACAGCTTTGTCAAGTTGTCGCTGTGGATACCAGTCTGGCTCCCGGTGATAGAAGCCATCAGGGCAGCCGCAATGGTGCCCTTATTGATCCTCTCCTTCTTACAAGGAGGCGCGATCCAGACGATGGGCCGCTTATCGATCAGTTCGAAGGTCTTCTTAAACATTTTGACTACGAGCGATTCAACGATCACAAGAATATGATCGCCATCGTAGTCGAGTCTAAGAAGAATCGGGATCCACGACACCGGGTTAATGTAGCAGATACCGTTGATGCAGCCCCAGCCCTGCTTCTTGAACTTCACGACCGGGCACCCGTCGGTGTCCGGGTTTCTGGTCAGAACACCTTCTTGTCCATCCTCAGCGTAACTGAAGATCGCCTCGTCTTCGGCAATCTGGAACTCAAGTTCCAGGCCGAAGACATGGCAGAAGAACGGTTTCGGGTCCGGTGCCACGAAGACGGAGTATCCGACTTCAGGCACTTTGCCTGCGATCATACTGTCACGACGTGCCGTGTAGCGTTCCTGCAGTACGTGCTGAACGTACTTCGTCTTCAGCAGCGCAGGGTACAGCTCGCAGGCCGCACCCAGGTAGCCGCCGATAAGCTTGGCAGCCTCAGCAGGCTTCTGCCACTTCCTCACAGAAGCGGCAGCATGCTGGGCCAACGCAAGAGCATCCGCAGACGTGCCCTTCAGCAATTGGCCTTGTTGATACGGCATGTCCTTAAGGCTCTTGCCGTGCTGCTGCACACAGACATCCATCGTGTAGTTGTTTGTAATGCAGGCGTCCTGCCACGCCTTTACCGTTCTGAACAGAGCCTTACCCTTAAAGCAAGACTCGGTCAGGATCACGTCCACCTTGTCAATGGACGTAACAGTATCGTCGATCTGACGGAACTCGCCTGTCAGACCACGTTTGGTCAGTTCCTCACGCCACTCCTCGCGGGACTGCGGGACAGCGAGGAACTTTGTCATGACACCGAATCTTCCAGAAAACGCCTTGCAGAGCCTTCTATCCTTCTTCGGGAAGGCTTCTACGAAGTAGATGCCGAGGCCGTCGAAGAGGTTCAACGGCTCTTTGTAACCAAGCCTTTCCTCAACTGTGCAGTTCGCTTTTACGAACCACACATCTTTTGCTGTGGCTGTTTCCCCGTTCAGATCGGGGATGATCGCCACTCTGTGGAAGTCGAACTGTTTTCCAAATACTTCCTTCATGGGCTTGGAGCTGCTGGTTTGCAGCCCCATGTAGACAAGATACTTCGAGATAACCATCTCGATGTATTTGGTCGGGACGCCTGCCATGAGCCAGCTGCCCAGTTTGGGATACAGATCGCTGCGAACGGCGAGGAAGGTGCCCTTCCTCTTGTCCGAGGCACTGGCCAGCAGCGGGATCCAGCACCCGCCCTTGGGATCCACATATGCATCTTTGCAGATGCGTTGCATTTTCCCAATGACGGAGCTGTACGCCTCGTCGTCAAACTCGGACACACTCGCATCGATCTTGATGCAAGCATCAAAGGGTTTGACACCCATGGCGGCGAGCTTCCGCTTCAGGCCGCAGCGAGGCATGGGGATGTATTCAACATCCCCGGTGAGCAGGATGACCTTTCGGATCAATCCTGCTTCGGAGGCACGGGCAGCCTCTTCAGGGTCTTTCGGAGCTGCCTCCTTCAGCTCCACGATGCGGCCGGTTTTGTTGCCGGCTTTCTTGATGCGTTCGAGGGCCCAGCGTCCCTCAGAGAATTTGTCATACTGTTTAGCATGACGTTCTCCTCGGGCGTCGGTGTACGACACTTCATAGACTCCAAGCAACGGGAGAAGCGGAAGCATCAACGCGCGCTTCAGCAAACTGTGCCGCTCGAAGAAGGGGTGCTTCTGCTCCTTCTTGTAGTTGCGGCACTGACGCTTGTAGGCATCGTACCAAATGGTATCCTTGATGTCATCGGGCAGGTCGGTCGGGCAGTTAATCAGAGTACCGGGGATCACCGGCAGCAGCGCCAGCATGATGGCCAGCACGATGGTCAGGAACTTCTTCATGGGATTTCCTCCTCTCAGCCAGGGGCTCATGTCCCCAAAGGCCGCATTAAAAATAAAAAAAAGAGGGTATTAACCCTCCTTTTTGTTGTTGAGCATTTTGTGGATAAATTGATCTACGTCTGGTGCCATAAATACTTGGTGCACAACTTCCGGCATCTTGCCTTCGATCATCCATTTTTTGCGTGCGGCGTACTTTGCTCTAATTTTGTACTGAATGTATTTCGTCTCTAAAAAATCTGGGTAAATCTCACATGCTATTTTCAAGTAGTCTTCGGTTGGCTTGGTGGCGTTGATGATGTTCTCGATTGTGGTGTACCTTTTCATGGTATTTCCTCCTTTTGGTCAGGGCTCATGTCCCTATAGACCGCGTTAAAATAAAAAAAAGAGGAGGGATTAACCCTCCTCTTTAGTGTTGAGCATTTGATAACGGAGACGCTCAAACTCCATGTTTCATTACTTGACGTTGCAGAACACCATCATTCCCGTGGGGACGAGATAATCCTCTCCACGGGGTTTTTCCTTGATGATGCTGAAGTTGGCCCAACGGCCGATGGTGCCGTTGAGCTTGGACTGCAGATCCTCGATGGTGGCATCATCGAGGAAGCTGTAGCCTTCTTCATCCAGGATGGTGAGATCGAAACTGATCATATCATCGTCGATGGTTTTAACCCTCTCAGAGAAGGTTTCCTCATCTTCATTGAAGACTTTGTTAAGGATAGTAGTGGTGACAATGATAATGGTGTTGATAGACATTGTGGGATACCTCCTTATTTCTTTGTATTTCTTTGCGTATTACTGCATAGCGGCCTTGCGCAGCAGCTCGTTGAACAGCTGATGCGCGGCCTCGAACTCGTCGTTGTTCTTGAGGATGTTCTTCTCCTCCTGGCGGAGGATGGCGATAGCCTCCGCCTTGTAGTTGTTGAACAGCTTATTGCGAAGCTGCTCATCATGGATACGGAGAACCATATCCATGAAAGACAGAAAATTCAGAAACAGGTCGATATTCTTCATGGGTGCTCTTCCTTTCTGCACAATTAGTGCCATAGAAATTGTAAACAGTTGTTATTTGGCAAATAGCCAAACCCGCATTACGTTGCGGCACCGGGGTTAAAACCCAAGAAGAACCTCCGACTTGCGTCGGGGGCTCTTGTTGAGTTGAGCGTTTTGATAACGGAGACGCTCAAACTCCGGTGCCAATTCTCAGAAGAACGGAACGGTATCAGAGTAATCGAAGTCCTCAAGCATCTTGAGGACGCCATCTTTATACACACTGCGCTGAGCGTGCAGGTCAGCGCAGCGGTTACTCATGTTGGCCCAGATGTCGCCATCGCCGTCGATCATGTCGACAATGACGGCGTCAGGACCGTCCTCACGAAGAACCTTCAACGCGTCCTCCCGGTTGAAACCGGGCTGGAAGACAAAGAAGTCTTCGGGTCCGTCAAAGTCTTTGACAGATGCGTAATCATACTTAATCATGGGGATACCTCCTTGTGCGTGTATCGTCGCACCCCGTATGTAATTCACCCTCTCTGCCTCATGCGGCATCGAGGGTGATGGGAAGCTGTTGACCTGTTTATCGAGACCCACTTAGGTCATTGGGCGCAACCTTTTCCAAAGGTTGACTTCTACCGATTAGCAACGTCTTTTGTAGACGCTGACCCCGGGAGTCCACAGCTAAGGACAAGTACCGGGCGGGCGGGACCACCGCTCTAAAACGCAGAGGTCGACGGCGCATGGCCGCCGACGTGTGTGAACTTTGGACTAATGCGCATTCTGAATCCGGAGGCGCAACGGACCACCTGCTTACTAACCCCAGATGTAAGGCTCGGAGCTTGCCAAAGGCTCTGACTTCTTGCGAGCGCCATAACGTTGGACAGCAGACGGCAGGTTTTTCTTTCTACCTGCAAGAAGCCCTTAACCTATGACTCAACATAGGCATCCACAGGGTGGTGCGCCGGCGACTCATTGGAGAGTGAGCCGCTATCGTACGCAAGGCGTACCTGGCTTGGCAAACCAGGGCTATAAGCCATACCAGCGTTGTGCACCTTCCTTGTCAGTATGGCTATGAAGACCTGTTCAGTATCTTGTGATCTCGATCGGACGATCGCCTGGTGCAACCGCGAGAAGCGGATATTAGCGACAACCCAATGTTGATCAGAAGGACTGAGTTGATCTTTGGTTTAGACTTTTCCTTGTCTACCTATCTAAGTCAAGCTTCTCTGATCAATAAGCCCTGGCAGCACTTACAGGTCAGATATGATCATCATATTTGTCGAGATGACCACACTTTATCCCCGATGAGTTTCTTATAGCAGCCTGTACCTGCAGGCCACGACCATGGCCGGTAAACCATGTAGTATAAGAACATCGGTCTTTGTCTGCTTGACTCAGACATTAAGGTGAGCATCAGCTTTATCGCTGCTCTTAGAGCGCAGCTTATCAGCCGAAGCTCACCGCCCGTTCCCTTGCTCCAAGCAGGGGATCACCCTCAACTCCGGGGTGAGTTGCCACACGGGGCTTTCGCTCAGACGAGACATGAGCGACGAATGACCGTGGCGGGTCATCCGCATTAAAAAATAAAAAAAAGACCCTTTCGGGTCTTTTAACGGATCATCTCCTGCCAGATGATGTTCCATCTGAGAGGGTCAGAAGGACGGATTCCGGCGAACCGGAAACCATCCGGATCTTCAACGACTACCATCAGCCAGGTTTCGGCCTGGCCAAATTCATCATTCATCGTGAACGCATTGTTCACGTGAACGATCTTGTCGTTAGGGTTGATCACAGAAAGATTCTTATACATGGTTCAATCCTCCTTGTAGTTTGCGTTGCTTCTCAAGAGCGGTGCAACTGCGTGTCGATCACGCACCGGTTCCTCTCGGCTCGGAACTCGCCTATGCAGTACATGCCCTGTACCACGGGGGGTTTACGCTCGAAAAGTTTTCCGAGGCGTAAACCTCACTAATATGTTTTCTTCCAACTCATTCCCTTAACTCATTTTGAGTAACCGAAACACACTTTCAAAACACAATTTCATACAGCGTGGGTTTTCTATATATAATATAGCATACCCACGTTGTATCGTTTAACCTGTGCTTTTGTCGATAACAAAAAGTGTACGTCTCACTATTAAATAATATAAAAAACGTACACTTTGAAAAACGTGCATCACACCATGATAAAAAGTGTACAATTCATTACTTGTTAATAGTAGTTTGTACACTTTTTTATAACCCCCACATTTTGATACGATCTTATATGTTTTTAAAACTTCGCTCGAGAAACCTTTCAATATTTATGATCATAAAACAATAAAAACTTTAAAAAACAATGAAATAGCACATTTTGAAAATTTCCACTTTAAAAATGCGTATAATGGAGAAAGAACATTATTTTGCTTCTCCAGAAAGGAACCGATTACATATGGATAATGAGAAGATCATCAACGAAACTCAAAGGACCGAAAGACCCCCGAAGAAGGCGTATGACACTGAGTATATGACTGAGTGGAACCGCGAGGTTCGATATCTCAACAGCAAGGGTATACGCTACGTTTACGTGAGACGAACAAAGGATTATGGCATTCCTCAGTTCAAGTATAAGAAGACTCCTGAGCTCTTTGCAGCGCTGCAGGACTTCTACACGCAGATTGCACGAGAGAAGGCCATGAACACTCTCGACAAGCTGATGGAAGCCGCGAAGACTGTTTCCTCCAGCGAGGAGCTTCTGAACAATATGGCTGGTCACGGATTTGTTGTTTCTCCTGACGGCGGGCTTAAGCTTGTCAACGTTCTTAAGAACGATGATGAAACTGAGTGATCGCTATGGCAGTTAAAGAAGCAAAGCTGAGACCAAACGTAAAACCACCTGAAACAAAGATATGTTTCAAATGCAAACAGAAAAGAAGAATAGCAGAATTCTATTCCAATAAGGACTGGATCCAACAACTTGGTAGGGACATCTGGTGCAAGGAATGCGTAAGCAAGTGCATCACGAAAGACAAGCTCAGGGAATACTTCTGGGAAAACCACAGGGAGTGGAGCGAAAGACTTTGGGAAAGCAGCTGGAAGAAAGCTGAGATCGAAGCTTCTACCAATACGGTCTTTCAAAGCACAACAGAAGAAAGAAGACAGAAAATTCTTGAGCAGTTGACTTGCCAGGAAGTTATCAAGAAGATGCAGACTGTATATCGATACGTGGAAAACACAGGAGATATACATACGCTTAATTATCAGGAAGCCAAAGAGAACGGTCAGATCATCGAAGAAAAAAAGGACAATGTCAAAACGTATTCAAAAGAATTCGGTGGATATTTTAAGCCGGATGAAATTGAATACCTTCAGGACTATTACAGAGGACTTGAAGAAGACTTTAACTTGAGCGATACCAACCTTAAAGACATAGCGAAGAAGCTTGCAAAGGCTTCTCTTCAAGCGGACAAGGTTCAGGACAAGTATATGTCCGGACAAGCTCCGCTTGCTGATGTAAAAGACGCTATGACGCTTTTCGATCTTCTTTCCAAGTCCGGTAATTTCGCTGCGTGTAAACGCAAGCCGGAAGAAAAAGGCGAGCTTGGATCCTGGGCTGAGATAACTTATCAGCTCGAAACGACAGGCCACACCTGCACAAGGCAAATAGAATGGCCTAAGGATGATGTAGACAGGACGATAGACGAATACAGTCATATCATAACTTCTCTTGGCTTGGATTCTGTGTAAAGAGGTGATCGAATGGTTGTCAGGCCAGGTGAGATCACCAATTGGGATCTGATGGAAGAACAAATTATTTTCTATCGGACACATCTGGATATATTTATTGAAGACGCATACAAACCATTTACTTTAACAAGAGACCAGCATGTTCTGGTCAGAATGATAGGTAACTGTGTTGATACCAAAGCCACATGTTCCCGTGGCTTTGGTAAAACTTTAATTGCAGCCATTTCGGGCTTTGCGATCTGTGACCTCTATCCGGGGACAAAAGTGTATTGCGTATCCGCAACAGCGGGGCAGGCAAGACTCGTGCTGGAAAAGCTTCACGATCTCGCTTACGCAAACCCGAATATTGCTAACGAGATATCTGCTACCAACGCTAAAACCTTGGTTCAGTTAAGCAAAGACAGCGGTAAGTGCACTTTGAAGAACGGCAGCAGTATCGAATCTGTTGCGATGGACAGCGCCCGTGGCCTTCGCGGCAAGATGATCATCATCGACGAAGCTTTGGACGTGAATCAGGATAAACTCGAAGCTATTATTTCGCCTATCACCAACACGACGAGACAATTATGCTTTGACTATAAGTATCCTGACTTTCAATCTAAGACGGTTACGATCACATCTGCTTGCGAGAAAAGCAACCAGTATTTCAAGAATTTCCTTGACGATGTCAGGAGCATGGCGAAAGGCGACAAGACGGTTTTTGCCTGCTCGCTTGACTATAACGCTGCGGTTGCCAATGGCATCACACCTATGGATTTTTTCATGAGACAGAAGAAGAACATGGCTGATCTTGTTTTCCAGATGGAATATGGTGCGATCTTCGTAGGCGCAAATGCAAACACAGCTTTTCCTTTCAATCTCGTGCAAGCGTGCAGAACTCTTGAAAAGATCGAGATGGAACAGCCAAAGAACTCAAAGTCAAGATACATTATTGCTTTGGATATCGCTACTTCCAAAGCGGACAACGCTGATAACTCTGTGATCACCGTGCTTAAGTTTGTGGAAAAGTCAGATGGGTCATACTCAAGAAAACTTGTCTGTATCAGAAGCTTTCACGGTGAAGCTTTGGATGTATTGACAGAAGAACTTCGAAAGCTTTATCATCTGAAATTCCCCAACACGGAAAAGATCATCTACGACGCGAGAGGACTGGGAGACAGCCTCGACAGGTTCTTTGATAAGGAATGGGTGGATCCCGGTTCCGGAAGAGAGTATCCTCCTCTTGTCGTGGACGATATTCCAAGCGTGAATGCGGAAGCCAGAACTGTTCTGCATCCTTTCAGAGCCGTGAACAATCTGAACAAGCGGATCTATATGAATCTGCGCGTTGCGCTTGAGAAGGGAAGTATTGAACTTCCGGTTTCCAGCAAAACAATCAGAGCGAAACAGCTCGAAATAGAAGATCCTGAAAAGCGTCTCACCATGGAGGAGATGGCTATCTTCCAGGAAACAGATGCGCTTCAGATCGAAATGGGCAATATCGTTGCCAAGCAAGGAGTCAACAGCAACATTATTTATGATGTTCCAAGACAAAACATGCATAAAGACCGTTATTCCTCTCTTGCAATGGGTAACGATTATATCAGCGAACTTGAAAAAGAAAACATGCGTTTGTATCAACGTGGACCTGCATATATAGGTGACGCAAGCGCATGGTAAAAGAAAGGAGGGCTGAGGCCCATGGGACTTTTTGACTGGTTCAGACGGCCTGCGGTTCATGTCGAGCCTCAGCCTCAGAAAGTTGTCGTCGGCGCGTCCAAAGACAACGACGAAGATCAGATCCAAACTTTTAATAATTCTAATATTACGTTCTCTGGCTCTCTTTCGGGATATGACTATGACGCAATCCTGAGAGACAAGCAGAACAATATCGTGAGCCTATACCAGCTTGCAGACTACTATACCGACGCAGATCCTTTGATCCATGGTATTATTCACCATGTGTATGTCCCGTACTCAACTTGTTCACCATGGTTCCTTACCGGAGCAAAGAACAAAACCTTAAAGCTTTATGAGGATCATTATGAAAAGATCCGGCTGAAAGAAAAGCTTGATGGTATTATGCTGGAGTATTGGAAATACGGCAATGTTTTTGTCTATCTTCATCATGGACAGATCATTACTCTACCTGTGCACAAATGTAGGATAGGCAATATTGCATTCAATGGCAGACCGCTGGTTGAATACGACTGCATGTCTATTCTCAACGACTGGAAGTATCGTGGCTATCAGATCAAGGAGAACTGGATCAAAGACAACAATCTGGAAGATGTGTTCAAAGGTTATCCGGAAGAGATACAGGAAGGTTTGAACAATGGCGACCAATATGTTCAGCTCAACCCTGAGAATGCTTACGTTCTTCAGGGTCCCAAAGAAAGCTGGCAGAGATACGCTATTCCTTTTATAGCTTCCTGTCTTAGTGCTCTTTCAAAAAAGGAACTTGTTTCGACCTATGAGGACTCTATTCTGAATCTTGGTATTCGCAGCTTTGTCCATGTGACTTACGGCGACTCTACTAAGGGCCATGATATGCTTCCTGACAAGGAACAGATCACCATGGTCAGAAAGCTGTTCCAGCAGGGTATGAGTGGCTTCCCTCTCGTAACGACAAACCACCTTGCGCACGCAGAAGTTGTTCAGCCGAAGCTTGACGATCTTTTCCAATGGGATAAGTATCGAGATGTGAACAATAATATTCTTTCCGGCGGAGGCGTTTCCGGTATTATCGTCACCGGTGTTTCTGAGGATGGAAGCACGTTTGCGTCTGCTCAGGTTTCCATGCAGACAGCTGAAACCCGTATCAATTCCGCAAGAGAAGAGTTCTGCGAAATGATGAACAGAATTAATGAACGACTGACAGAAGAAATTGATGGTACTTACAATCTGAAAGAAGTTCCGGAGTTCCATTTCGCTCCTCTGACAATGGAAGGCAAGAAGAGTCTTCGCGAAACATGCACAAAGCTTTGGGAGTCTGGTGTTCTCTCTACGAGAACTATGATGGAGACCAATGGCTACTCGCTCGATCAACAGAAAGAAATGATCGAGAAAGAGCAGAAGGAAGGTCTTGATCAACTGATGAAGCCAAGAGCTCAAAGCGGAATGGCTCCTCAGGATGCAGGCGGCCGTCCTCAGATGGACGATGACGAGAGAACATCTGATCCGGCAAACGCCAAACGATCAGAGCAGCCAAAGCCGTCCAATCCGGAAGGATCTGAACCGAATGAAACTTGACGTTGCAGAGCGTCGGTAAATAAGTCTGGCTGTATAGTTGATGGTTATCTTAAACCTGGGCTTCCGCTGCCCTGAAGTCGGATGTTTGAGCGTGGATTATTCTACGCTCTTTTTGATATCTCCGCCTTATGGCGTGGATATAGATTCGCTATCAGCTTCATTTGTCTCCTACCACTTGCAGCTGAAAGCAAAATGAGGGGATTACAATGAACGAAACGACGAAAGTCTGTTTTGCTTCTGCCGTCTCCGAAATTCAACAGTCAGATATTTATATGACTGTGAAAGCCCGGCTCTTTGAAACACCGAAGGCGAATCTTAACGGTGCGCGGGTTACTCCTGCCTTTCTCGATGAAATTGTCGAGAATGCTGAGAAGTACGTCGGGCTTCCTGTGTGCGCCGACGTAAAGGCGCTGGCACAAGGACGTTACGATCACCTTGGTCATCTTTATGACGCAAGAACGGGCGAATTCAAGTCGGCCATGATCGGTTCATTCTATCAGTTTGAAAAAGAAGAATTTGAAGGTGGAGCTTATCTGATCGGATATGCCCGGATCATGAAGCGCAACAAAGCGGTATGCAAGGCAATAGCCGAGCTATTTGCTGATGATGCGCTGAAGTTCTCTTTTGAAATATCCTGTGGCCAATACACCAAGCTGGAAGATGGAACCATTCAGATTGATGCCGATGAAAACAATTTCTTAGAAGGCGCGGCTATCGTGACCTTCCCCGCTTGCGAAGACGCTGTCGCCATGGACCTGGTGGCTGAGTGCGACAGCCTGACGGATGACGAAAGAGGTGAAACGAACATGCATGAAGCAGAACAGACCGTAATGGCAGAAAATCTCGAGGAAGAAAAGGAAGATCTGAAAGAAGAGAAGGACGTTGAGGAGGCTTCCTGCAAGGAAGAAAAGGAAACGGCTTCTGAGGAAACCTCTGAGACCGCCGAACTTTATGTGACCGAAAGTGTCACACAGGAACAACATGTGGATGTCTACGACACGGACAATGGTGAAAGTGTCGAAGTGCATGATATTCACACAGAAGTAAATCGTTACGTCGCGGAGGATCCTGCTCCCAGCATTACTCCTGGCGTAAACGTAGACCCCGAAGGTGGGTCTGAAGATCCTGAGGTTGATGACCCTGAGTCCGGCGTGCCTGACAGCGTGGATGAGGACAAGAAGATGGCGGAAGTCATCGCTGAGTTAACCGCTACCATCGAAGCTCTGAAGGAAGAAGTCGCTTCTATCAAGACAGAAATGGCGGCCAAGGTTAAGGAAGAAGATGTTCCGAATCCTTTTATCGCTGAAATTAACGCTCCGAAACAGAAGTATGAGCTTCTTAATTCTACAAAGAATTCCACTTATTCGCTTCTTGAGAAAGCGTAAATTAACAAGAAAGGACTGATTATCGTGGCTGGTTATGTTACCAAGCACATGGGCTACCTCTACGAGGGCGAGCTTGTGAATGGTGCGGCAGCTGCTGTCCAGAACGGCATCCTGATGGTTCAGGGTACGAGCACCAATGCTGACAAGCTTGTGCTTCCTGCGGCTGACACCAACACCAAGTTTGTTTGCAAAGAAGTTACTACCATTTATGGCGGTATGACCGCTTATCGTTTTATCGTCGACACGCTGGCGAAGCGTTATTACTTCATTGAGAATGAATTCGACATCAATGACAGCGCTGCTTACGATAAGACCCTTTATGAAACCGCTGTTGGCGCTGAGCTGCGTGCTCATCCGCTGGCTATGGGTGAAGAGTTTGTTACAACTGCCGTTACAGGCACACCGGCTGTTGGCACCGCCTATGGCGTGAAGGCCGACGGTACTATTGGTTAAGGGGGTGGCAACTATGGCTGAAATTAAAGTTTCTCGCGACAGCAAGCTGGTAAAGCTGTTTGCCGCTCAGGCTCGTAATGAGCGCGTTGACTCTGACAAGGCCGAGGAAGCCGCCCAGATCATTAACGATCTTGTTTCTGATCTGTGCCCTCAGAACCGTCATGAAATCGCGCAGACTGTGGCGTTCACTGTGGATGAGCTGCAGCAGCATTCTCTCGACTTCCTGAATCAGGTTGCCGACACCAAGAATATCGCCTATGGCGACAAGGCCGCTTTCAAGGTCCGCACAACTGGTGTCAAGGCTTACATTCAGGCCAAGGGCTCTACAACTGCCCGTAGCAAGATCGCTGATCGTCAGATCCTGGTGGACACCAAGGAAATCAGCGCTCGTCCTGCTATCAATATCCTCGATCTCCGTGCTGGCCGTGTGAACATGGCCGAACTGATCCGCGAGGCGAATCAGGCTATGACCAACAAGAAGCTGGTCATGATCGAGTCCGTTCTGCATGATGCGATCGACAATTATTCTTCTCCGTTCTATGCTACTGGCACCGGCGTTGTGAAGAATACGCTTGATCCTCAGCTGAACCACTTCCGTCGTCTTGGTCCTGTGACCATCCTTGGCGACAATAGCGCTGTGAGCCAGCTGGCTCCTCTGGCGGGCATGGCCATCAATCCTACGACCACGCAGTTCTCCGGCAATATGATTGACGAGAACAACGACAATGGCTTCATCGGCCGCTACAATGGCTGCAATGTCCTGTCCATGGTCAATGCCTATGATGACGATCAGGTGACTCCGATCCTGGCTACCGACTGGCTGTATATTCTTCCGGGCGGCGTGTCTCCTGAGATGCGCAACCTGAAGGTTGTTAACGAGGGCCCTGTCGGTTCCATCGACAGCCAGAACATTGACGATCTCGCTTATGAGATCCGTCTGGATCAGTGGTTCGGTGCGGCGTTCGTCGTTGGCACTGTGCCGATGATTGGCGCTTACAAAATTAACTAATCTGCTACAGCGCATTGCGCTGGAAGGTTTTGTGAAACAGGGGTGGGTCTTTTCCCACCCCTGTTACCAATTATTTGGAGGGATTAAATATGAATGGCGACCAGCGTCTGCGTGTATACAATAAATGCCATTATGACATTGGTGTGACTCTTACAAACAACACGAGCGTGAATATTCGACCCAATAGTTTTCAGATTCTGACAATCAACGATATTTTATATATCGAAAGCATATGCAATTCCAAGAAGTATTTTTCGTCCAAGATGCTTGTACCTGTGGACGATAACGAGAAGGAACTGACCCTGAATGATCTGGGTGGGTTCACAGATGAGTATGCTGAAAAGCATCTCAACAATGAAGATATCGCTCTCATGCTGAAGAAGTCTGCGAAGCAGATTGAAGCATGGCTTGATGGTATCAATGATCCTGAAGAGCTTCATGCGATCTATGAGGTTGCAAAGGAAAGCGATCTCAGCGCGAGCAAGCTGAAGATCCTCAACGCGAAAATTCCGAGCAAAGACTGGCTCGATGAATAAGGAGAGGTAGCCTATGTTGAGCTTGACCGCAATGGCCGCTGAACTTCAAGAGCACACGGCATGGCAAGAAACACCGGAGCTTTTAACCGAAGATCAATATATCGGTATGATCATTCGCGGTCTTAAACGGTTATATATCGACACAGGCCGCGCATCCGAATACAAAGACGAAAACATTATCCGGTCTGACGATCTTTATTATAATGCAGACCTGTTAATCGACGAACAGTATTACATTATGCTTTGTTCGCAGATTGATTTCTTCAAGAAAGTGCAAAGCGATGTAAATAATGTTATGAGCTATACGACAAACGCGCTTAGTGTAACAAATGCCGATAAACCTTACGCGAATCTGAAGAATACTATTGAAGATCTTGAGAAGGAAAGACGTATCGTTTATTACAAGATGGCGCGTTTCACTCTTGGCGAGTAGGTGACGAAATGAACGACTTTAAGGTGGATATTACATACAAGAACCGGCAAATGGAAACCGTGGCAACCCAGGAGTATTCTTTTGAGGAATACACGGAAAAGCTGAAGCAGGAACTTCTTTACGCTATCGCGGATGTTGAAGAGGCTTTTGTTTTTCTGACAAATACTCCGAGGGAAAGCTGGAATGATGTCACAAACTCCAAGTTCCAGAAGATTAGGCATCGTCTGCTTGATCAGGCGAATGCTATTCAAAGGCTTCCGAAAAACTTGAAGTATAAGAATCTTCCTGTTACGTCCATGGTTTTTGGTGACTATCTCAATAAGATCTTTAACGACATTGCCGCGAACGACGTGAATGTTGAAGTTTAAGAAAGAAGGTGGCCATGGTGCCTGTTGAATATGTTCCACAAGGAACAAACAAGCGGTTTCGTATTCCTCGCACATTGGCCGCTGACTTCACGAAATTCCTTGATCACGATATTCCTAATACTGTTATGAGCTTTACTATTCTAAAAGATTGGTATGAACAGTTTGAGGAAGACTACGAAGCCAAAACTATTAGAGCTGAGATCTATCCCGATTCAACAAAGAGCCGCTATGAAAATACGGATAACAATATGAACATCCGTGCCGATGTGAACAGCGGTATCCGAAAGGGAGATATGCTGATTCAGCCCGACGGTCAGATCTTCCTTCTGGACTGGATGGTTGCGCTTGAAAGTAACAACGCTCCTTCCAGAGCTTTAAGATGCAATATTTATATCACCATAGAGCGCTATCAACAAGAAGAAGTTGACGACATGGGATATCTGATCACACCGGAAGGCTGGCAAACTGTTGTAAACAATCTTCCGGCAAATGCTTATCGGTACGATGGCAGACCGGAATACAGCGCTATTGCTGGAACCCCAGGCGTTTCGCCCAACGCTTTAACGCTGATGAGTGTTCAGTACAACAGTCAGACAAAGAATATCCATATTGACGACAGGTTCTTATGGGGAAATGAATACTATCAGATTGTGGATATCGATAGGGTAGGCTTAGATGTGAATCAGGAACATGGCACATTAAAGCTCCAAGCTAAAAAGGCGGCGGGTGGTATCATTGGATATTGATGTTTCTACTATTTTGATGCCTCTCATCCAACCGCTGGAAACATTCTACACCAATCTTGCAAAGTCAGAGTTGTCAAAAGTAGCTTCGGAATACAGTGATAACTCAGCTGAAGCAGCCGCCACGCAACAGGCTGTGGATGGTGTGAAAGCTGTTATTCGGGCCGAAGGATCTTCTTTTGCGCTGACATTTGAATTTGCGGAGACGATGTGGATGGATGTAATCAACAGCGGACAGGGGCAGCCTTCACTTGGAGGATCCGGAGGAACCGTAACTGGTCCGAACGGAGAAACGTACCCAAGCAAAGTGCCTAAGCAATTCTGGGGAACGCCGCTTCCATTTGATGGGGCTGAACCTGCATCCAATGTCATGGAAAATGTATATACCATGGCTAACACACTGTTCCCCGGAGATATCAGAAATATCGTAACAAACGCAAAAGATGAAATTATGGATGTAATCAAACCTATCATCAGAGACAAAATCATGAGCACGTTGGGAGTGTGATAACATGCTTGGATGGATTGACGCATGGAACAGCATCATCAGGAATGTTATCTTTCCTGACGCTGAATTAAAGAAACTTATGATGATTCCTGAGAATACAAATATCATTCAGTTTAATGACAGGTATTTTATCAAAGCAGGATATGCAAATAAGCTTCTGACAGACGAACATGTGCGTATTTCTTATGCGGACATACCAGGTTCCGATACAGCCGTTCCAAGTGTCAGACGGAACATGATGACGTTTGACATATACTGCAAGATCGAAGATCTGCATAATATCAGCAACGAACCCGGATCAGACCGACTGAGATACAGGACTTATCTGATTGGGGCAAGGCTGAAACAATTGCTGATGCAGGAACGGCATCTGAATAACACCGCGTATCATTTTGAGATCGCAGGTGACTGGGATCTTGGAACAAGGACTGTAGGATACGCAAGATATACAATTGCTTTTTATTACATGAAAGCTTACTGAAGAAACCAGCTATATGCTGTTTCTATATTTATTTTTGGGGTTATGAAATACCTCTCTAAGGAACCAAAGGTAAAAGGGCACTAAAGGCAAAAGGTAAGAAGGACCTCTCTTAGATATCGTAATTCTACGCTTGTAGGAGGGCAAAGAATTATTGATATACATATTAAATGGAAAGAGGTCGAAGTACAAATGGCTACTTATGTACCTGAGTTTCAAGGCTATATTGCCGACGTGCCGCGCCTGTGGTTTAAGCGCTGCGATGGCCGTATCTTCTATTTCGACGAACTGACCGCTGCTACTGTTACTCCTCAGGTTAACTATACTGAGGTGCAGGCCGGTTGGTCCCTGTATCCTGTGGCTTATCTGCCGGGTCAGTCTACCTTCGAGATGAACCTCACTTCCGGTAAGTTTGAGGCGGATCTGTTCGTTATGACGAACTCTACCGAGTTTGTTGAGAACGCCAACTATCAGACCACCTACACCGAGACTCTGGTTCCGGATGGCAACAACGAAGTTGAGCTGCGGTATATTCCTGTTACTGGCACTGTGTCTATTGCCGGTATGGAAGAGACTGCTCAGACTCCTTCTGATGGCGGCGCTTCTGGCAAGCCCACCTTCAAGGTGACTATTATCACCGGTACTGGCAGCGAGGCTGTCGGCGCGAAGGTTACTTTCGCCTCTGGTGTCGTGCAGAGCCAGGTGGAAGTTTCCTACTATTATACCATCTCTGCGAACGAGGCGCTGATTGACAACCGTAGCTCTGCTATGGGCGAAGCTGTTCTGAAGTGGCCGGTTTACGGTAATGGCGATGACTGCACGGACGCTGCCATCATCGGCTATGCCATCATGCGTGTCTTCAAGTGCCGCGTTACCGCGCAGCCTGGTTTCGACAGCTCTTATAAGACTGCCGGTACCTATCAGTTCACTCTGGCCGCTATGGACGCGAAAAGGAACGACGAAAAGACCTATTCTCTGGCGTACTTTAAGATCTAATTCTTGTTAAAAAGGGTATTGATTAAAGGTTGCAGCAAGAATTAAATGGGGGTGCTGCAATTGTTGCAGCACCCTTTTTTATTTCTTGAGGAGATGATATTATGAGCGAAAAACCTATTCCTGAAGTTACTGCTTTAAATCAGGAACTTCCAGAGCATCATGAGATTATCAAAGAAGTTCCAAAGGAAACACAACCCGTACCGGACAAGCCGACCAACACTGAACCGGAAAAGGAGTTGCCTCCTGATAAACCATTGGAGAATTGTGTTCAGGTCGGAGATCGGCTTATTGAAATTAAACCGACAAAACTTAAGTATTTTCGGAACAGAACTGCTTCGATTTACAGCATTCTTAAGATGATCCCGCTTGGTGAGTTTCTTGCATATGAAGAAGGAACGTTCGATAAGAACCGGGACTCTGACCAAATATTGTTTGATTTTCTTGTTGCTGTGTTTGATGATGTCGATCTGGTGCGGACTTATTATGACGACATGACCGCCGAAGATATTGATAAAATTCTGAAAATCTTCGGTCGGCTTAATCATATAGACGAAAAAGAAGAAGAAGCTAAAAAGAAACAGGAAGAAGCAAGAAAAAACAAGGAAGCCCAGGCGAAGCGTTAAACCTTGACGAAGCGGCAGCTGCTGTCGCTGCTCACCTGGGCATAGCAGAAGAAGAACGCATTGACAATATGTCATACATTTGGTTTAACTCAGTTCTTGAAGCTCTTGGAAAGCGTTTAAGCTATGAAGCTGTTGTGAATCTTTATGGTAACAGCTTTGCGAAAGATGCAGCAAGCATTGTCTCTGCTGCGAATCCGCTGTTCAAAAATGTGCCCAAGTCGAGCGGTGCTGGTATTATGGGCCTCATGGGTCAAATCAAAGTTATCGATGCATCCAAGAGCGACCAGCAAAAGATCGCAGAAAAGACAATGGGTGATATCAGCTGGGCTGAAGGACTATTTGACTAAGGAGAATATATTATGGGCGAACATATAGATGTATTTTGGTGGACTTGGGACAAACATGAAGACAAACAAGAGGAGGAAGACACATGGTACCAAATAATGAAGCCTTTTATTTCTACGAAAAAATGATGGAAGGCCATACGAACAACAACGCTGCGCTGTTTGAAAGCTCTGTCAGGCAATGGCTTGATCTCGGGCTGGATAGTCCGTTTGAGTATGACACATCTGAGAACGAGTATTACTATCAGATGCAGCGAGCGCATTCTGTATGGCGCAGACAAGGCTGTGACCAGAAGATCAACCGCAGGAGGATGATCGCTGCTGCGACAGAACTGGCGAAGCTTAATCTGCCGAACCCGTACACAAAAGTAAAAACAGTTAATCAACCAAAGACGGCTGCTTACGAACCGGAAGAAGAAAAGAAGACATCTTTTCTTCAGCGCCTATTTCGAAAAGGGTGACAGCAAATGACAGTCATTGAGTTGATTTATGCGTTGTACACTTTGCCGGAAGATCTTCCGGTTGTATTCAAAGGGTTTTCGACAGAACCTGTCATAGACGCAACTATTGACGAGATGGTTATTAACGATAAGACAGAAACCGTTTGTGTTCTGTATTAAGGAGGGTTTTATGTTATATTCAGCATTTATGTTAAAAGCCAAAGAGGAAGTATTGTCTCAGGCTCATAATGGCAAGTGGTATCTTGAGCCGGAATGGCGGGATATATTGTATCACAGTATGAATGTTAATCCTGCCAAGCTGAGCGGAAGCTATTCTCCGTCGTGGGAAGCTATTGAAGATGTGTTAAAGCTTGAAGTCGAAAGACGCAACCTTCTTGAGGATCATACCTCTGAAGTTGTCGACTGGCTTTATGATGTAATCACAACAGCTGTTGAACCGGCGATGCTTGAAGAGGAAACTGAGTATATTAAAAATCTGACTGAGTATCTGAAAACGACGAACGAAAAAGAGCCGGAAGCAAACATATTTCCGACTCAATTAAACTTCGAGAAAAAGTAATTGATTATGGGGAGAGATTAATTAATCTCTCCCTTTTTTCTTTTGTAGTCAGTGTAGCCCCATTGTATCTTTCCGCAGATCCTGCATTCGTACACATCTCCGTGAAGACCAAGACGGTTGGAGCGATAAACTTTGTCGCAGCCAGGACAATAATATCCTAAAATCTTTCCGCACGAAGAACATACATACAGATTGTCGATCTCGTACTCCGGAACGTGAGTGTCTATCTTACAATCAGGGCAGTATATACCGTTCATTCAATCCTCCAAGCTAATCAGAACGGGAAAGAGGAAGATCTTGAGAATATTGCGTTACGGAAACGCATTTGTTCAGTGTAGTCCCACTGGACTTTACCGCAGGTTTTACATTCGTATACATCACCATGGAGACCGAAATTTGTTGAAGGGTACACCTTGTCACACCCTAAGCACTTGCATGCCAACCCACGACAAGGACCGCCATTTGCAGTTGGAGTTAAGCAACGAAATGTAGTTTTAAGTCCATTATGCGCTCCCCAAATTTCACCTCCACAGCTGGGACATACAACACCCTCAAACCGAAGCTCAACTTTATCGCTCATGTCAACACCTCCATTAGTATTATTTGTGGAATTATTATAACCATTTTGCATGCGAGTGTCAACAATATTTTTTTAGAAGGAGGAGCTATTATGCCAGACGAAGAAATTGTTGCATCAATAAAAGTTCGGCTTGAACAAGAAGGCATCGATAAAGCAGTTACGCAAATCGATGAATTGAAAAAAAGTGCTCAATCTTATCAAGACACACTTAACGGAACAGATGATCAGAGACCAGCTTACTTAAACTATGCTACGGATACGTTTGCTTCGTTAAGTAAAACAATGACCGAATTTGCAAGTTTAATAAAACAAACAGGTGTTGATATTTCGTCTTCGATGCTTAGACCATTTGAAGCAGCCAAATCTATTATGACTGATATGCAGAAAGCGATGGGTGGCAAAAAATTCAATGCTTCAAGCTTCTTTGAAAACGAAAAAACATTTTCAAACATTTTGCATTTAAGTGAGTTTTCTTCTGTTCTTGGGAGAATAAATGGTTTGCTCTCTACCGGAAAATCATTTGAGTCCAAGTTTGGTTGGAGTGCAAGTCAATTTAATCAGGTTATGCCATTATTAATGAATAGAACAATTCAAAATAAAGTCAATGAAATAAAAACAAACATGCGTGACGCCGGAGATTTGGATGTTAATGATTATGTGTCTCAATTGATGAATTCTAAAGCAATTACTGATGTATTAAAGAATCAAACTATATCACAAGCTAATTCTCGCGGAATGACGAAATCTCAAATGAGAGAAAATTTGAGACTTGCTCTTATGCTTAATTCGTCGACAGCAAGAGAACGTTTTGGACGAGTAGCACTGGCTCGTGCTCCTATTGAAAATGGAACTCCTATTATATCATCTCCATTAACAATACCAGCGCAATTTCGATCTGCATATCTTGGCAGAGGTTATGCTTCGGAAGAAGAATCTAAAGCGTTTCTTTCTTCTTTAACCAGAGAAAAGGCAAATCAAAGTGTTAATCATAATGTTTATAGAAGACTCAGAGAGTACGTTAACAATGATGAAGATGGTGTAGTTCTTAATCAGGCATTAAGAGATGCTGGCATTATGCGAATTGTCAACGGCGAATCTCATTGGGCTAAACGTCTGACTGTTCAACAGGCGAGTTTGTTTGCAGGACTTGCTGCTCGAGAATTATACGATGCTAAAAGAGGTTATACTTTCTATGATGCTGATCCTAATGACCCTGGCAACAACTATAGAGTTGATAGAAGATTAAATCGAAGAGTGCGAGGAGCTTCTTCTATTCTGTCCATTTTAAGTGGAGATGAAAATATTAGACCGGAGTTGTCCTTGCGTAATTCCGATGGGAAATGGAAGTATGAAGACGCTGTTGTTGATGCTAACACGGATTATCTTAAAGGTCATAGGCGTGATCAGATAAGAAGAATATCAAACACACCTGCAATAACTCAGTTTGTTGCACCGAACACTTATGCAGATGAAAAAGGAAATCTTGTATTTAGAGATCCTAAATGGCAAAAAAAGACACGTTTTGCTGAAGGGGAATATATCGAACCGGATCATATGATCGGTATGACAGATAACTCGATATATGAACTTTTATCTCACATTAAATGGAAATCTCCGACAACTAATCGCACTTTCAAAGCAGAAGGCCCAGGAACCTTTGGTTGGGGCCGGTACGAAAATAACGTCCTTGATTCTAATGGAAATGTAAAATTCAAAAGAGGAGAAGCTATATACGATACTCCTCCGATTATCAGCGTAGATGCTATGGATTATTTCACCGAGGACAAAAATGGAAAAACGATAATAAACCCAGATAAAGAAAAAGCTTTTCGTCAACTTTTGAGCGGTTCGAGAAATTATGGTGGAAGAAGCTATTCGTATTTAAATCAAAGCGAAGGCCAAATCTATATGATCGAAGATAGTGCCAAGAAAGCTATTCAAGAGTGGACAGAAAGCCAAGGAATTCCAGACTTTTTCGAAGGTGGCAATCCTTTCGGTCTTTCATCTTTGGCGAAAGATCCTAAAGATCTGATAAAACAAATTAACTCTATGCGTAAAAGCACTTCTTCGGCTTCGACATATGAATCATTGTACGGTAAACTGCCAGAAATGTCGACACGAGTTGCTAATCTGACAGCTTTTTTTAATGCTTTAAGAAAAAGCGGATTTAGCGCTTATGGTAATATTAATGACAAAGAAGAAAAGGCCGGAACTGTTCCTGATGGTGTTGCTTTGGGTAATTCTGAATTTTTCAGAAATGGACCAATGCAAATGAGATCTGCTTTGGGTTATGGTAAATATGTTCTAAACCCTTATAACTTCAAAGAAATGTTTGGTTCTGTGTTTTCAAATATAGATCAATCAAAAGTCACAGATAATTCGTATAATAATAATTGGTTGATTTCAAAAGGAAGCCAGAAAGATCAATTTGATTATTGGCTCCCTGGCATTAACGCAACAGTAGAAGATGTAATGACGTTGATGTCTGGTACAAATAGCGGATTATCTGAAGATGAGTTAAGAAAATTAAGAGAAGCACGCTTTTTTAAAGCCACGGAAGAAAACCTCGGTATGGTGATGACAGACAAAACATCTAAACAAAACGACCAATTCAAGCATCTAACATTAAGCCAATATGCTCAGTTTAAAGGATATGGAAAAGATAATGCTGCTCGAAAAAGGGCGTTAGATGAATTAAGCAAAAGAGACTTTGTTACAGTAGATGATAAAGGAAAGAAAGTTGCGCATAGCGCGTATGATGCTGCTACCGGTTTAGTTGAATTAACGCCTGAAGAACAAGGTTTGCTTCATGATAAAATGACTCCTGATTTAATGGTGATGAGAAACGAATATGATTTTGCTAATGAAAAAGGTATAATGTCACAACAGATGGCCGCAGCGTTAGGCATCAGTGTTGAAGATATTTCAAAATCAGACGCAGAGTTTGAAAGACGAATCTATGAATTGCAAACAAGTCGCGGCCGAATGAAAGCGCTGCAAGCAAGTCCAGCGTATGCAGAAAGAATTAAAGAAAAAGGTTTTGTTTATTCCAATGAGGCTGAGAAATACATTCAGAGTCAAATTAGACAGCTTAAGAGAGCACAACTTGAAGGATATATTGCACTTCCAGAAGGCACAAGAAAAGTAACAAAACTTGCAGCAGCAACACCAGGTGCTTTCTTGCAGCCTTTTATGGAGGCTGCCGGAATAAATGTAAACAACATTTCCGACGAAGCTTTAAGGTCTTTGCTTCCATTTATGCTGGATAAAAACGAACAAATAATAACCAGTCCGGAAGACTTAGAGAACGCAGATCGGGCAGTTGTTTCCAGAGACCCGGCCGCAGTTGCAGAAATGATATTTGCAACAAATGCTTTCGGCTTTTTGTCCGGTATCAGTGATAAAGGACTTGAAAGTATTATCAGCAATTCTCCTGATGCAATAAAAAGATTAAGGAGCAAACAGGCCGGCTATAGCGAAGGATCTGAAGAATGGGATCGCTATCAGCAAAAAATAACTAAAGCAGTGACATTGCAAAAGCAAGCAGCAGCTTATCAAAAATTTAAAAGTTTAACCGGTGTAACAAGCGAACAGCTGCGAGGAGCTTCTTGGCTCACAACGCAACAAATGTATGAACAAAACACTGGCGACTTTGATGGTGATGTTATTAATATGTACACCGGGCTGTCTGATAAAACAGTAAAAAGAGCCGAGGAGTATAAAGCGAAGGTTGATGCTGCTGGTATAAAGTTTGAAGAAGAAACTGGCAAATTCATGAAGGCAACAGGAGAAGAACTTGTTGTTAATGATCAAATAGACGCAGAAATGCAAGCTATGCTTTTAACAATTCGTTCAACACAGGCGATGGGAGCTGCATCTAAACTTCTACGTGAAGCTGGAGCACTCGACGATAATGACCCCAGAAAATGGAGCCTTTTATACGAGGGTAAAAAAGCGTATGACTTCGCAAGTTCTGATATGAGAAAAAAGGCCGGATTGTTTAATTTCACAAATGATGCAGAAAGTTTAATGAAGAAACAGAATCTGCACCAACGTTTTATTAAAAGTTTGAATGCCTTTTCTGATGTTGATTTAAGTGCACTTTCAACTGAAGATAGAGAAACAATAACAAGCAATACAATTAGCGCTTTGTTTAAATCTGGTTTGCCGAGTATAACTGATGCTCAAGGTTTCATAGCGAGATCAATGACACTTGATAAATTTGCGCACGGAGAAGTTGAAATGTCTTTTCTCCAATCTGATGTTGATCGTTTATTAAACGAACAATATGGTATGAGCGATACGCCAGAAGCAAACGCAGCAAAACATTGGTCGAATTTAATAATAAAGAATTTATCCGGACAGCTTATCAGTGAAAGAGATATTGAAAAAGCAAATGAAATTCAGCAAGCGTGGGATATAAGTATAAATCAACGTGGTAACGAAGTCTCAGACAGAGAAAGAACAGAATATGGTAGATTTACCCGAAACACAAAAACTCTTCGAGATAATGCGCCGACCAGAGAAAATATTGAAAATAGATTGGCACAACTAAAAGTCAGAAGAGCAAGTAACAGCGGATATATCGAAAAGGGTATTGATGATGAGATCAGCGTGTTAGAAAACGCTTTAATGGAAGATGAAGCTATTGAAGGGATTATGAAGGGAATCAACATTGCTGATTGGAAAGAAACGGAAGAATACAAGCAACAGCAAAAAGAAAGATTAGAAGCACAAACAAAATTAATCGAAGAGCAATTAGGAAAAGGCAAAATATCTCAACCATGGGAAAAGATTAAGAATAAAAATATGAACTGGTCTTCTTTCCAGAACTGGATTAAAGGAGATCAAGAATATAGAGTGATGAGTTTTGATGAAAATGGTTCGTCTGTTGCTCCAGTTAATATTAGTTTTGATAATGCAAAATATCGAGAGAATACTGCTTTGCAAGAAATGCTCGGAAAAAGCGAACAAACAGCTGCTATGGGCATTGGTACTCTTATGCATCAAGCTTTTGAAGATTATTTTAACGCGAGGATGGATGGAACGCTTAACGGTAGAACAATTGATGATATGTTTGAAAATCTAATAGGAAACGGTGATACAAAATTTGTTAAAGATATTCCTGGTATAAGCATAATACCAGGAAAAACAAAGGAAGGAAAAACAGTTTACAACGTTTCAAGTCCATACCATAACGACGATAATGTTGGTAAACTGAATAACATTCTTCCTGTGCCTAAAAACGAAGTATCAGGTTTACGGAAAAGCTTAGCCGCATTAGAAGCTGCAGGCTTTGATTTAGATAATCCTGATAACATTGAGGGCGATATTCTTACATATAACAAAGGCACAAAAAAATGGGAAGCAACTGGAACTCGTTACGATAAGTTTGATTTAAAAGTAAGAGATTTTAATGCTGATGGATCGGTGAAAAAGGACGATAAAGGAAATGATGTTTATCGCACAGTTCAAACATATGCTCGTCCTGACTTGATGCTTCATCATAAAGGCGGTAAGTTCCAAGGTCACGAATACGATGAAGGATATTATGTTATTGACTACAAATCCGGATTTGAGGGCGCTAAACACTCTCTTAAACAGTCTGCTTTTTACGCTGCTTTATATAATCGAGCCGCAGAAGGATATTACAATGCTATTGATAAACAAAATGCCGGAGAAGAATTAACTGCAGAAGAAGCAATTGCTTTGGAGGAAGGTCGTAAATATGCCCGCTATGGCGAAATGGCCACTGATAGCAGTGGGCACAGGTATTACAGATCAAAAATTAAAGGTGCAATCGGTTTAAACCCCAATGGCAGTAGTGTTTTGTTTGACGCTCACACGTCATCAGATTTTGCAACTCAATGGAATTCTGCTTTATCAGAAGCACAACAGGCAATAGAAGGCAAATCTCTTGAAGCAATTTTAGCCGGGACAGGAATGAGCGATAACGCTTATGATAAAGCACTTGCTTCCATGATAAGAGCTGAAAGAGCGCATACAGAAACACAAAAAACAACTCAAAGATTTGACGAAGATTATAATGCCGGAATGCGGATGGATGAAAATAAAATGAATTATTTTTTGGCGAGATATACAAAAGATCTTGATGAAATGAACCGGATCGGATCTTTGATACGAAAAGAAAGTGACGAACCGCCTACAAAATATAATCGATTTGCATTATACAGAGATCAGTTAAGCAGCGTTTTACCAGATGAAGTTTATCAAGCAGCAATCAATAGATATGAACCTGGTAGTCCAGAAGCTTTGCAAATACAAAGCGAGATGGAAAGAAAAAGGAGATACTTAAGCCAGATAGAAGCTTTGAATTTTGACGCAGCAGTAGGAGATTGGACTAAGTTATCTGACCGCGTTGAGTCAACTATCGGTGGAGCAAAAGTTTCCAGCACATCATCTTCACTTCAAAGCATCAATAACAGCTTTTTAGATGCTCAACAAACAAGAAAAGGTCTATTTGAACGAACAGTCGCAGTAGATAAAAAAGATGAAAATGGTAAGATTATCGGTTCAGAAGCGAAATCTATTATCAAAGGACCGTTATCTGATTATATGACAAATGAACAAAAGGCGGATTTATTTGATATTGAAAATGAAAATGAAGAAATACGAAAAGATGCAAAAGAGAGTCGAGATCAGTTTTTAGCGTCAATAGAAGCTGAAAAGAAAACGGCAGAAACGATTAAAAAGCATTTGCCAACATTGTTCAATGCTGATAAAACACAAGATGCGCAAGAGTGGGCTAATATCACAGGAGAAATTCAAGATCCATCTACAGTCTTAGAGCAATCCTTTGAAGCAAAGAAAGCAGAAATAACAAAAAGGATTCTTTCATGGAATAAATCAGTTGCAGAAATGCAAAAAGATATAGATGATAATAATGCCACTCCTGCTTTAGTTCCTTTCTACAAAGAATTAATTAATGAATATAGCAATCGTGCCCAAAGAGAACAAAGTTATCTTGATAGCAAAGGATATAAAGAAAAAATAGTTAACGATGAAATGCAGCGTCTTGGTTTGTCTGGCGCAGAAAACGCGCAAGATAGAGCAGCAAAATGGGCGGATGAACGACAAGCGGCGATCGATAAAGCGTTAGAAGTTAATTCTGAAGAATTCGCAAGGATTTCACGAGAGACAAGAAATCCATCCAACGAAAACGAACGTGAAGCAAGATTCGCCAAGCTGAGAGAAATTAATGAAAGGGCTCAAGGCTTATACAGACAAAGAGCGCAAAACAGAGAGCAGAGAACTGCTTTTGAACAAACATGGCAAGAAGAACAGGATGATAGATTAACTAATTTTGATAATATGATTAACAGAAAGAGACTTTCTGATGAGGACAGAATTGAAACTAATGTAAAACAAGCAAGAAGACAAGCTCTGTATAATTCAATTGATCCTAAAAAGACAAAACAAGAAAGAGAAGAATGGTATAAAAGATATAAAGATGAAGACTACTGGAAGTCGTACAGGGGCAACCTTCAGCAAGAAACAAATAATGATAACCAACTTCGTGATCTTAGAAGAATAAATAGTGAAGAACAAAATCTTGCGGATATTCAGATGCGTGAGAAGCAAACGCAATGGGCGAGGGATGACTTCTATCGCAACCTGCAAAATCGAAATGGCCTTGGCTATACGATGTTTGGCCGCAACTATCTTACTTATCAAAACCGTAGGATTCAACTTGAGAGAGATAATACACGGAGAACAAGTCAAAATGAGAGCATTGATAGGCAAGTAAAAGATCTTGATCAACAAATCAAAAATGCAAAAGCGCAAGGTAAAACAGAAGACGCAAAAGACCTTGAAACCAAAAAAGCGAACCTTTTAGCTAACAAGCAATCCAATCTGGATGAGATCAAGAGAACACAACAGGAACTGAATGGTTTAAGTGGCGCTGGGAATGCCGTCAATGCAACCTTTGATACAATAGGTCAAACGATCACAAGGTTCACACAACGCATAGGAAGACAAATGTTCCAAAAAGCTCTTCAGGAGACAAAACGGTTTATCAAAGAATTTGATTCTTCGATGAATGAAATTCAAGCTATTACGCTGAAGGGCGATCAGGCGATGGCGAGTGTTCGTAGCAATACGATCAACAAAGCCTTGAACCTCAGAACTTCTGTTTCCAATGTTGCATCTACAGAAGCCGCGCTTTACAGGCAGGGTTTAAGTGACTCAGAGGTTTCTCAAAGAACAGATGCGATCGTAAAGTTTGCAACTGTTGCAAAGCTGAAAACCACAGAAGCAACGAAGATCATCACAACAGCTCTTCAAAATAACCTCGTTACCTCTGCGGAGCAAGCGATGGACGCGCTTGTCGCTCTTGGCGACAGCGCTGCGACTACCGCTGCGGAGATCGGCAAAGGTATGCAAAAGGCTGCCGCGTCCGCCAAGGTTGCCGGTGTGTCTTATGCTGAACTTACTTCTTTGTTAACCTTTGGTACAAGCGATACGCAGCTGAGCGGTTCTCAGGTTGGTACAGCCTTACAGACTGTGTTTACACGTATGAGAAGGCTTACGGCTGACAACTGGGTTGCTGATCAGAACGGCGAAAAGACCACGGCAAACGACGCAGAAAAGGCTTTGAATACGATTGGTGTTTCTCTGTGGAGCGACAAAGCAAATGGTCAGATGCGTGGAGCTTATGATATTCTTATTGATATTGCCAAGGTATGGAATAGCATCAGCGATGCCCAGAAGAGCATTGTCACCAGCGCTTTGGCTGGAACACGTCAAACGAACATTTTCTCTACGCTTATGGAAGGTCTCGGAGAAGACGGCGGCAAGAGAGCTGAGGAATATCTCGGGCTCGCTGAAAGCAGTCAAGGCATTACTCAGACCAAGTATGAAATTGCCATGGAAAGCCTGAATGCTTCTCTCGAGACAGTGAAATCTTCGTGGGATGCTATTGTAGAAAGCTTTACAAACAGTGGTACTATCACCGGTGTTCTTGATGGTGTCTCTGGCTTTATGCAGATGATAGCTAACTTGGCAAGCACAGGTCCTGGTCAGTTTACAACGGTGTTTGCCGCGATTGCCGGAGGCATCGCTGCTGTTGCTGCTGCTTCTGCTCTGTTGACGACAAGCAATCCTGTGTTAAAGACTTTGAGCACGTTGTTAACAGTTGTAGCTGGTGTTGGAACGTTTGGTATATTAACATCCATTGCCGGGTTATTCGCAGGAGAAGATATAAACACACAAAAAGAAAAAAGCTTGACTAAAATGCATGAAGAAGCAGTAAAACGAGAAGGCAAAAGAGCAGAAAGAACAAAAGCAATTAGCGATGTAGAAGAACTTGGTGCTGCTTATGATGAATTAGCAGAAGCAGAAAATAGTGCAGCTTTAAGTACAGCATCAAATAATTTAAAATCTGCTTTGCTTAATCTTGCTGATGTATTTCCTAATTTAACAGCACAAATTATGGATTCTACAAGTTCGCTTAAGGACTGGAGAGACATCGTAGATAAAGCGAAAAAAGAAAATGAAGATATAACAGCAGGTGAAATGGATGTCATAATAGCAAAATCCAGAGAACATAATGATAAATTTGATGATTATATGGGTAATATTGAAGATCCGTCATCTATTGAATCAGATTCTGTACGAGCCTTATACACTATACTCCATGCAGCCAATGCGTCTGGACTGGTTTCAAATAAGGATGTTGAAGATGGAATTAGTGCATATGAATTATATACCTTAGGAAACAAAACAATGAATGGATATTTTAAAGATTACACAGATAAGGTTGGAGGAATTAATTTTACAGATGATTTTAGTTCAGACAACGAAGCATATATCGATAAACCACAAACGGACTTTTTAAAAGAATTAATTGAATCAGACAATCCGCACATAAATCGAAGTTTAAGAAAATACTATGATGAAAATAAAAAAGCTTTTGGATGGGTTGATAATAATGGCGAAGAAATATATACCTATGATGACTTTATTTCTGCATTAAAGGGAAACGAAACTGATAATGTTTATCATATGGCAAACGCAGCTGGTACAGCAAGAGGATGGATTTCTGAAGATGCTACCAGTCATTATGGAAGCAATTTTTTAGCAGGTATGTCTTTAAATCCGATGAGAGCAGAAGTGATTCAGTCGATCTTTGATGGTTTTGACAACAATAGAACTATATCTGTTGCAAAAGGCGTTTTAAAAGGTGGAGTTATTGATCAAGCGAAAGAATACTTAGATGCGTTCGAAACAAATGGATTAATGACACTTTTATCTGAAGCAACAGGTGGTGAGTATAGTGCTGATTTCATAAAAGAGGTAATGGAAAGACAAATCTATGATATCTTATTTGATGAAAACGGCGAAATGAAAAAAGGTGTAACAATAGAAAATGTTAACACTGGATTAAATAATTTCTTAGATGGATACATGACAGCAAAGGATAAAAGAAAATACTTGCAAGAATATATTGATCAGTATGCATCTCCTGATATGTATGAGTATTTTCTTCCTGATGAAAATGGAGGAATTGAATACAAAGGGTATACAACTATTGAAGCGGCAACAAAAGCTGCAAAAGAAAAAGGAATCGGTACGGAAAACATCATGGTATCCGACGGAAAGGGTTGGTATAGGGCTTATTACTCTACTCCTGAAGAAGTGATGACTGCAAGAGTTATGGCTGGAAAGTCGGGAGGTATAGGATATAACGAGAAAAGAGATTTCTTAAAAGATATGAATAAGTTTGATAATATTGGTGCTTTAAAAAAGGAATATAGTGGTGATAAATCCGAAACCTTTGGTTCGCTTCTTTCAGGTGATGTCAGTACCGCTGCTTATTATATGGCGGAAAATGGTCTTATCAGCTATAATAAATTTAAAGATATATATGGAAGGAATGTGAACGGACAAAACACGGACTTTGATCTGATAGAACCTTTCCTGAACGAGAATGGTACGATTAAAAATATAGATCTTCTGAGAACAGACGAGTTCAAAGGAGCAAGACAGGCTTTTGAAAATGTATTTGGCTCTACTACTTTCGCTGAAATGCTTGATAAAACGGATGAAATTACTCGCGCCGAATTTGATAAAATTAAAGAAAAGGGTTTATGGACAGGTGATTTTGAGTCACTAATGACAGATTATATGCCTGAAAAAGATGATACTGTTTCGGTAGCTACACGTTTCTTACAAAAGGAGCTTCGGGAACTAATAGCAAATGCTGTTGGTGCTTATGAGTTTGATGAAGATCTTGCAAGAACCGTAAAGCAAGCACAGGCATCCAAAGAAATAGAGAGAAAGTTCCAGTTCGATGAAAACTATGATACGATCAAAAACTATGGTTTAGCTTTTGGATATGGAACAGAGACGCAGAAGAATGCATCGCGTGCTCAAGTCAGAAGCACAACGACAAACCTCGGCAATTTCAACGCAGCTGTTGACAGATATACAAATGGCAAGGCTCGCGATGAAGATTATCGTGTTATTGCCGGAGTAACAGGAATGTCTGAAAGCTATCTGAGAAATAATGCCAACAGCAAAACCACAAAAAATGTTGTAGGTGCAAGAAGAGATCTTGACATTCAATCTCAAATCGATCTGTACGGAAAAGTCCGTGAAGCCTCTGGTATAAAAGAAAACTCTAAGCAAGACAAAGAGTTGCTGAATCTGTTTGGATTAGAAAGAGACAAAGATGGAATCATTCGTTTTGTCGCACAAGAAGACGTTGTCTCAAATAATGTTACACGACAAAACCAGATCAACAACTATGATAGAGCTTCTCTTCGTGATGCGTTTGGATATGCTATCACAGACGAAGGTAAAATTTATGGCAGTGACAAATTGGTTCAAAGAGCACTTGCCGGCAACGAGGAAGCATACGGAAGACTTACTCAAGACGAGCTTTATCAGGCATATGCAAACGCGGGCATTGAAGGTAATGATTTCCGTAACATGATCGGACGCAGAGCGAAAGGTGTAACCGGAACTTATGCTCAAAACTGGTCTCCTGTTATGGCAAAATTGATGGGATCAAGCAATGTAGATGAATGGGATTGGAAAAAGATCAGAGAGAATTATCAAAATGGTACATCTGAAACCAAGGCAGCATACGAAGCTTTGTTTGGGGCGACTACCAACGGACAGCAGGCTCTTGATTATCTTACCGGTGCGAGCAATAATATGCCGTCGGCTTCTTTTGCCGCCGGAGTAAAAACTCAGATGTCCGGAGTTGAAGGTGTTAATTATTCCGAGCAGTTTACTTCTTCTGATATTTCTCGTCTTTCTGGCCGACTGCTTACTGATGGCAGAAGCTGGAACGATCTTAAAGCGGCGAATCTATTTAGTGATGAAGAATGGGCCGCTATTGAACAAGGAAATGCTGATCTTGTTTCGTATCTGAAGCTTGAAGACAAAACAACTCCTTATGCCAAGAGGCTCAGAGAAAGTGCTCAGCTCAAGATGCTTGAAGGCAAAAGATATGATTCTTCCTCCGACGCGGCGGCGTATGCCAGAGCTTTATTTAACTATCAAAACAAGCCAGCTCTTGCTGCACAAACAGCATATGATAACAGGAAGAATTATTCTGATATCAGCGAATTTATTAAAGCGCAAGAAAGCTTAAATGGTTGGACTGATCTTGTTGCTACACAGGAATACCAGGACTGGTATAAAGAGTATGTCGAAGGCGGAAAGAGTTATGATGAAGCGATTGAAGCATTCTCCGACCTGACCATGTACAACAGAGGAGCAAACTACAAAACATCTGCCGAAACAGCGGATATTGTGGAACGAGCTCTTCAATCTACAGATCGCCGTAATAATACTGCTGAATACAAAGCCATTCAGTCTGTTCTCGGCAACAAAGCTGCTGCAGACTGGCTAAATGGAGAAGATCTCACCAACAATGCGACATATCAAAATATGATCAATAATTATAGATATGGACTCTCTGGATATACTGGGGCTCAGATTAGGCAAGGTCAAAGAAATATTGCCAGAATGACTCAGGAACAACTCGGAAAAAGGTTGTTAAGTGAAGAGTATAGAACTGAAGCTTCTCAATACATGTCTGGTTTCAGCGAATGGAATGAATACGCAGCTTTGCTTCAAGCTAAGGCGAGTGGAGAAAAGTATGATGAAGCTGAATTAGATAGACTTCAAACCAAGTTTGATCGGTTTAATGAGCAGGCTCAAATACAATTTGAGGTTGATGGTATTAGTGATCTTGAACAGGCTGGAGAAGTTGTCAGCGGTTTAAGTGATACCATTTCGAAGATCAAGCAGGGCGGAAATATTGCGATCAAAGCATCTGTTGAATTCGAGAACAATGAGCATCAAACGCTTCAATATGGAGCGATGTTGGACAGCGCGTCTCGATCTGATCAGTATACGGCTGTAAAAGCCTTAACTGGTTGGAGCGACGCCCGAATCCAAAGCGACTGGGCAGGAGCGATGTCTGCTGCCAGAGCTATTCACGGTGTTAATGTGTCCCAGTACGGCAACTCTGACGAAGAAATCGTTGCTGAGTTAAATAGGAGATATGCGAAAAATCCTGAAGATGCACTGGAACTTGCAAATCTTTTAGGGTTTGAGCTTACAACTGATAACGAAGGAAATATATCTCATCTTTCATTTAAACGCATCGGAAACGGATCAATTGATCGTGAGAATCGTTTCCATGAAACAACCCGCCAATACACAGCGCAAGAAATTAACGACGCAAGAAGACGGATGTTAAATGGAGAGAACTTAAGCCAAGAAGATAATGACTTATATAATGCAGCTTCGGATAACGCTGGAAAGTATTTAACGGCATATCTGAAGATGATGAACAATCCAAGCGCTTATACCGACCAGGAAATTGCAGAAGCAAGACGGCGTGCAGAACAAGAGCTTAATCTTGAAGGGAAAGATGCGCGCAGAAAACCGCTGGAGGATTATGCTCTCTACGAAGAGAACGAAGCCAAGGTTAAAATGGCAACAGACATATATGACGCATATAGCAACGTTGATCAGACAAAGCGTCGTTCCATGATGTCTACAATTAGCGGTGAATTCGAAGGGATTCAGAATGCGCAATGGGCATTAAATCAAGGTGCGACAACAAGCACATCGAGGAACTACATTGCATCCGTTCTCGGTTTAAGTGAAAAAGATGTTCAGAAAGCTATGAGAACCGATGAAGGTAAAAAACAACTCCAGGAAGATTTGCAATCCAAGAGCAAAGACTTATTCAAATCTGTTCTTGATGGATATGGTAAGGCTTTTAAAATTGAATTCGATACATCTGATACTGGGGTTGAGAATGCAGTTAGTCAAATTCTGGAGAATGCCAGCACGCTCGGAACAGAAGTGACGAATTATCTTCTGCATCTTGCGGGACTTATGACGAGCGATGGTCTTCTTGGAGAAAATGATGACTACGATTTTGTAACAGCCATGATGAACGCTTCTGATAATTACGCTGAAACCAAAACTTCTGAACGTGGTTATTTATGGTTATCTGAACATCCAGAAGAAGCAAGAGAGCTTTTGTCCAATCCTACGATACTTCCTGAAGGATACACATATGTTGAAGGCAAGGGAATATATGATAGCACTGGCCTTCTTGGGTACGATACGAACAGTGATTTGTATCAAAGATATCAAGCGCAAAGACAAATTTCTCAAAGCTCCGGTGTTAACTGGACCAAATTCACAGAACAAGAACCTATAATAACAGCAGCTATCTTGAATCACGGTGAAGGCGGCGTTGGAGATGAGTTATACGACGCAATAATGACAGCAGGCGTTACAGGAGTTAAAGGTTCTGATTATTATGGAGCTATTGGCTCGAATTATCTCGGTCGGTTTGCTGGCATTAATGGCGGTATTACCGGTATTAATTCCATGGAAGACGCAGAAGAATTTATGGGGCTTGTTCAAAAATGGCAAACTGATGAAACCGGAAATGGTGCTATCTTTGATGAATGGTATAATAGCGTTGAGGGCATGTCTGATCTTATGGGCGCTATAGATAGCAAAAACTTTGATAAAGTGGGCGAGGCTATAGGTAAGATTAATGATCAAGTAAGCGACCGGAAAGCAGCCGAAATAACGAAATACGGAAATGCTTCGGATAAAGCACTTAAAAAGATCGGTGGATATTATAACAAGATGAACAGTCTTTCATACAAGAATGAAAAGCTCAATGGCATTATTGGTAAAGCCAGCGCTGGAAAAGGCGGAGCTTCTCTTTCTTCGAAAGAACTTGAAGTCCTAAGCGAAGCTACAAACATGTCTACCGATGCTCTTAAAGCTACTGGAGCAAATGCGATAAAGTCTTTGGCTGAAGGCGCAAAAGATGCAATTGATACAGAGTGGGGACAAGAAATTGCTGAACCTCTCATTAATAGCATTAATGAGGGTATACAACACCTGAATTTGAATGATAATGAAAAATTACAGCTTACGAGGGCTATTGATTTGTCTGTTGATGCAAATACAGGACAGGTAGATATTTCCGCTTTGGCTGATGCCGTTGCTACTTTTGATAGCAGTCTCGCAGAAACACTCCGTGCCTACGATGGACACGGAGGAACGCTTATGGCTGAGTGGAAAGAAGGCCAGAGTTCTCTTGGATATATTTTAAAATACCTCGGATCCGGAACGGGCACTACCGGCGGTAAAGGCGGCGGAGGAGGCGGAGGTGGCGGAGGCAAGTCCGAAGTCGACAAACTTCTCGAAAAGCAAAAGCATGCCGTCACCGAGGCCGAGCATAACGTCAAGATGACCCAGATCGAGGGCGAGCATTATCAGAAAACTGGTGACTACGCCGCTTATCTGAAGATGCTCGATCAAGAAATCGCCGCGCAGGAAAAGCTTGGGCAGGTATATCAAAAGAATATTAAAGAAATGAAAGCGCAGAGAGATCAGGTTGCGTATGGTTCGGATGACTGGTATAAGCTGACGGAGTCCATCTTCTCTACAGAAGAAGCTTTGGCTCAACTGAAACTTACAATTAACGAGATCAATGGCAAGAGAATTGACGCGCTGATCAACAGACAGGAAGTAAGCCTCAGTCCGTATCAGCACGCAGGAAAATTGATGTCCACAGCAGCCAACAAGGCGTTGACACTTAAAAACTATTCTGATTATTATTATCTTGGAAAAAGACAAAATACCAACGATCAGATGACGATCAATGCAAATAATAAGTCTATCGATCAACTGAAAGAAGAACTTAAAAAGGAAAAGTATATGAGTGAAAACTGGATTAAGGTTCGTCAGCAGATCTGGTCTCTTCAAGAAGAGAATGCTGAGCTTGAGCTTAGCATTGTTGAACGAACCAATGAGATGAACCATCAGAGAGTTGCTCAGATCGCAGAAGAACTTGAGCGGAATAGGCTCGCTGATCCTACGCATGGAATGAATATGGAAAATGCTGCGGCTCAGTATTATCAGAGGAACAGGCTTTATGATGAGTATCGTGGATCGTTGACCACATCAAACACCTTTGCTCAGTCTCAGGTTTCGGAATACAGAAAGGCAATTGCTGCGCTGAAGGTTCGCATGAACGGCTTTGAGCCGGATTCCGATGCCTGGTATGAAGCCAGAGATATGGTTTACAAGTACGAGGAAGCCATTGCTTCGCTTACTAATACTATTGATGAAAACAAACATGCGATTCAGGAGTCGTATATCACCGAACTGGATGAAGAATTCCAGAGAGGAGACAGCATTTACAGTCTTGAAAAGAGCATGCTTCAGGCAATGGAAACCAAGTATGATAAGGATAATGACTTTGTGAATTATCTGAATATTATTGGAATCGAAGCAAATCAGGCAAAGGATCGAATGAATGAACTTAGCGATCAGCTTGTTCAATGGGAAGATCTTCTTGCAAGCGGCCTGATTGATGAAGGATCTGCTGAATGGGATGAGCTTATTCAGAAGATCATGAGCGTTAGGGAAGAAATGATTAATGTTGGCGTTGAATATGATGACTTTGTCCGGAAACTTCAACAAAGTCGGTTTGCGCATGATAAGGAAGTGTTCGGACGTGAGGACGAATACAACCAGCATCGAATCAAACTGATTCAGTATGAGGAGTCCAGGTATCAGAACCTTGGTGAACTGACCAACTATGGCACTATGCTTGAATATGATAACGTTGAACAGCAAAGACGCGCTGAATCCATCGCAAAGTATATCGAAGTTCTGAAGCAAGATCTTGCTGAGACGGAAGAAGGCACTGATGTCTATCATGAGATCACATCTGAAATCATGAAGATGGAAGAGAACCTTGCGACCGTAAACAACACAATCGAAAAGAATAACAAACTGCTTGAGCAGAACAGGCTGAACATCCTGAAAGTGCATAAAGCGCTGGACGATGTGATCAACACAGAGATCAAGCGCAGAGTACAAGAACAGCGAGACATGCTCAATGCTGAAGTAACGCTTCAGGATTCCATTGTGGATCAGATCAGAAAGCGGTATCAGGACGAATGGGCGCTTGTAAAGAAAGATATCGAAGAGAAGAAGAAGGCTCTGAGTGAAGAGAAGAATCTTCTCAACGAACGTCTCAATGCCAGAAAGAATGCTGTTGATCAGGAGTCCAAGTATGAGAAGCTGGCTGAGCTTCAGAAACAGCTTGCGCTGATTGAAACAGATCCGACAAAAACCAAAGAAGCCAAGTTGATCGGAAAGCAAATTAAGGATCTTCGACAGGAGATCTCGTTGAGTATCGCGGATCAGGAAGTGCTTGCGGAATCCGAACGTATTGATCAGCAAACGCAGGCTCTGACAGATTATGCGACAGATTATGAAACCAAACTCAATGAAGCTCTTGCGGATGCTAATAACAAACTGATCGCTGATGAGCTTGATCAGGTGATGAGCGGTAATTTTGAAAGCTATATTGAATGGATGAAGACTTACAACAAAGCTTATCAGAATGCCACAGAGGAAGCAAGAAAACAGATGGAGCTTGGATGGAGAGACACCTGGAACAAGATGATCGCTTATATCGATACTTATTGGGACGAGGTCGAGGCTATTCATAATATGACCGAAGACGAGTATGTGAACTGGCTGAAACAGGGAACCAATTATAAGTTTGCTTCTGATACAGAAAAGCAGATCATGGAGTACGAGTGGCGCGAACGGTATCAGAATGAGATCGCCGCGCACAGAACAGGTGCGAGCTTCGAAGATTATCACAGCATCACAGAAAAGCTGAATGAACTTCAGGACTATACATACAGTGTAGACTTCTCTGAAGCAACAATGAGCTTTATTAATGGCCTGTTTGATTACACACTGTTTAATCATCCGCATGGATCCTATTGGGATACCGGCGTAAGTGACGAAGTGTTAGGTGCGGATTACTATGGGAGAATGAGCGACCTGCATAAGACAGAAACAAAACCGACAAACACTGGCGGCAGTAGTTCTACAACTCCTACTTCCGGTGGCGGTTCTGGTTCGAGCAGCAGCACTTCTGTTCAGCGGTATACAATAGCGCTTGAAAACGGAAGATATGTTGTAAAACTCTATGAAGGCGGTCAATATACAAGCTATACGGACGCTAAGAATCAAGCTGATCTTTTGAACAGAATGCTGAATCAAAGCGGAACCCCTGCTGCAGACAGTGGGATCACAACTCCTTATTCTGGCTTCACCATAGGTGAACCTCAGAAGTTTGCCTCGGGTGGCCTTGTTGATTACACAGGTCCTGCGTGGGTGGACGGTACTCCTACACGTCCCGAAGCGTTCCTGGATCCTGAAGACACAGAGTTGATCAGAGCAATGGTTGATTCGTTAAGCTATGTCCATCTGAAGACGCCGACGATTATGCCTGATACATCTGATTATGGAAACAACAATACGATCGGAGATATCAATATTACAATTAATCAGGCTGAACTTAGCAGCGATGCTGATATTGATCAGCTTGCGCGTAGGGTTGGCAGTGCTTTCACAAGAGAGCTTTCTCATCAGGGTCTTAACCTTGCGAACTACAGTTTTTAACCTAATCGAAGGAGAGAGGCTATTGCGCCTCTCTCCTTCTCTTAAAGAAAAGAGGTGAAAGGAAATGGTTGGAGAGTTTACATTCAACGGAATAGACATAGCCGCACTTGGGCTGCATTATGTTCCTGAGCTTGAAGATACTTTTGTTTATAAGCCGGCAAAAACAAATATCTACGATGAGACCTTTGATGGTCACAACGGAGGATATTTCTATGGCGCAGCCAGAGAACCAAAAGAGTTTATTCTCAGGTGCTATTATGAGCACAAGCATATCAATCGCGGTATTATGTCCAAGGTCTATCAAACATTTAAAATCGGAACGTCTGGTAAGCTCATTTTTCAAAAGCGTCCATGGTGTTATTACTACGCTACTGTGACTGATATTGATTCCACGGAATCTTTTAACTATGAGAACGGTCTGATTAAAATTACGATGAAGGCATACTATCCTTTTGCCCGATCTGAGATGTTTTATATCGATCCCAATGATGAGGATTATAAAGTCATAGAAAGGAACAGTGCGTTCCTGCCAGCAGTAGTGGAAAATCCGAGCCAAATTGTGGCCTGTCCCATCGAGAATGAATGTCAGGTTATTCTTCTCAATCAAGGCACAGAAAGGGCTCAAATTCGCCTGGAAATCGCAGGTGATGTTGGAACCGGTGTTACGATCCGAAACGAAACAAATGGAACAGAGTGCAAGTATGTAGCAATGGGCGCACAGAAATTCAACGGGAACAGCTATGTTTACACAGATGGTATTAGTGGAAAGACCATTTCTGTGATCGAAGGGAAGAAGGCTTTGGCTTTCCTGTACCACGATCATGGCTTCATTGAACTCGATCCGGCCTATCCTTGTAAACGGGATGTCCAGATCGTTGGAGATGAAGAAGGTATTTACACTGAAGATCTCTATGATAAGTTTCTTGGAGAAGCTTCAGCAGATCAATATATTGGGCATTATGTTTATATTGATAATATGTGGCGTGAAATCGTTGAAGCGACTACGGATATCACCGGAACACCTCTGACAACGCTGATCATCGATCCTCCGGTTGATACTACCGTGGAAGAAACGACATACGTTGTGAAAATGAACAAGATCTCTATTATACCGGAAACAACGATGAATTTAAAAAGGCTCAACTTCATTTCTCAACCAACATTTGCATAAGGAGGGGTAAAGTTGAAACATAAACCAACATTGCGCTTGGATGTATGTGACTATCATAATACTCCTCTGTGCAATTTATATGACAACGAATATGATATATCCGGTCAAGCCAAGGATGTGTTTGTAAAAACAGAGCGAAACGGATGGAAAGAATTAAGGTTTCAAATTCCTTCTGTACTTATCAGCGAAGATGGGGAGGAACCGAACTTTCGCCTTGATTACCTGATTGCGGATTATCGGCTTCGCCTGGTTGATGATAATGAGACAGACTGGTTCTTAATATCAGAACCGAAGATTACGCACAACCAGTTTTCGAAGAAAGTTGAAGTCAGGGCAGGTCATATCTCTCAGCTCTTAAAAACAAAGAACCTGAGTCTGGAATTCTCTGATGAAGATGGGAACAATGTGGGAACGGCTGAACAGCTTTTGACAACAATCCTCGAAGGAACAGGATGGCATGTCGGCCACGTTGATACATTCTACGAAGATGATTCGGACAAAGTTAAAGTACGATCTCTTCAGGCTGCGGCTAAAACCGGAGCATTCAAGCTTATTCAGGATATGTGTGAGCTATTCGACGCAAAGCCTGTTTTCCATGGGGATAACAGGACTGTTGATATTATTCCTATGAATCCTTTCTCCGAAGTAAAGGAGGGAGAAATTCCAAAAGAAGTTATCAGCGGGATGCGCAATGCCGTAGAACTGCATTATGACCGGAGTTTAAAAACAATTTCCCGAACGTTGAATACTGAAAATATAGTAACGAAGCTTCACGCGGAAGGCGCTTCTTCTGGAGACACCGATCTCGGTTATGTGAACATGAAAACCTGCTGGCACGACGAATATCGATTCTCATTAAGCAGCAGCTACACAAGCGGACAGGAATTTGCCTTCAAAGATAAGAACGACGCAAATTATTATTTCACAATTGATGAAGATATTGAAGCTTCGGATATTCTAATTTGGTCTAAGATGGATCCTGCGTCAGCTTCGTATGTGTGGAACGAAGGAACTCAAAGAGCTTATCATGTTTATAAAGAACCCCATAATTACAGTCAAATGATCCATCTTGAATCTACAATAGAAAGCAAACAAAACTGGTTTGAATATCTGATGGATTTTGACTACTACGAGAAAGTGGGTTTGTTAACCGAAGAGTCTTTTCAGGCATTGGCTGGGTTTCAACGGGACTGCGCTTTGTATAAAGAGGCTGCTTATAATGCTTCTATTATCAGAGCAAAAGCCTTGAGTGAGTTCAGTGAGCTTGGTGATCCTCAAAATGGGTTCCTGAAACTGAATGTCACAGGCTACACGTCCGATCAGGAAACTGACGCTGTTGTTTTGAATGTTGACGGCGTTCTTTATCGCAGTGACTACGACGAAGCAGAGCGCAATTATTTCCAATGGCACGTAGCCAAGAAGCTGAAACCCAATGGCGATCCTGTTTCAGGAGCTCCTTCGGTTGTGTTTATCATTCACAACACCGATCCTGTTTCCTGGGAGATGTGTTATCTGAAAGCTGTCGGTGATGAAAACGGTATTTATCTTGACAGTCAGAATGAGCCTGCCGACTATGATTATCAGATCACAGGCAAGCCTGAACCTACAAGAGTTTGGTTATGGAATGCACTAAGAACAGATGGAGGCAGCATTCCTGCTTTCAGTAGTGATGACCGTTTCTATCTTCTTTGCACAAAGTCTATATCAGGGCAGCTTGGTTCTTATCAGGTGCAGGATGAAGCGATCACAACAAAGCATATTCAAACAGCCGTTTATGACACCATGGTCGAAAGACCTGTTTATTATAAAAACTACTACAGTTCTGAAATACCTCCGCTGGATGTTGTCTCTGTTCAAGGTGCTTACGGATGGTATTATTCATATCATTATGACACACCGGAATATGGCGAGTTGTATTTCTGCGGGCCTACAGACACGGAATGGCAGCCGGTTTATGTTTCCGAAACGCAGCCTGAATTTGATATAAGCACTGATCTTGGAGCTTATTTCTTTGATACGAAAAAGAGGCTGTTGTATATCGGACTTACTGATGGTTGGACAAATCAGGACAAAGAGGAATGGCATCAGCTTGAAAACAAATTCACAAAAGTTCTTTTGTATTCTTATCAGCGGGACAGATACTACAAAGGTATATATGAGTATTACAACTACACGCCTGATGAGGATCTGCCAGCGGGAAGATATGCTTTTGACAGTGGATATGATTTTTACTGGACATTTGTGACAGATCGAACTGTTGAAGCTGGGAATACTTTGTCGCTTGATACGCTAAATAACTTCGTAAAGCAGGATGAGTCTGTAGAGCATATCGTTGGAACATTCTCTCAGCCGAAAGATGTCACAACCTTCCTTTCTGAGAATGAACTTGACTTCGACAGTTTTGTCAGCGGCGGGCTGGACAGCCAGACCGGCATTGACACAGAAAGCTCTTCTACTTACAGAAGTCAATATATTGATGTGTATCCGGGAGAAACATATGAATACAATCTTTCGGCAAATACGCTTGTTGTCTTCTATGATTCTGCCAGATATTATCGTGACAGCATTTATGCATCAGGCTCCGGAACATTCGTTGTTCCGGATCAAACCAACCACGACTATGAGTCTGACAGCTACAAACCTGCTGCGACAAAGATGCGGATCATGACAAGAGCGCTGACTGGTTATATCAGAGTGTCTGGTTATGAGAACAAGATGTATCTCAACAATCAGTCTGATCTGTTGTATACGATCCTGCCTGTGACTGAAACACTCGGAGAATTAAAAGGCATTAACAATCTGACAAAGAAGTTTGCCGATCTTGCGGATCTTATTTATGGGCCTTATACGGATGCCTACAACACCGCAAATAATCTCGTTATTCAAAGTGAGAATCAGCTCGTTGAAGATCTTGGCGATATTCTAAGGGAAGGTTTCTGGCAGGAGAACAGGTATGTTGGTGGAGACGAAGACAAGCTCTACAAAGATGCTATTGAGAATCTGGAAAAGATCGCAAAGCCGGAAGCAACATATGATATCAGTTATCTTGATCTGTTTGGATCCAATAGGGATATGGGATACACCGTTGACGAAGACAACGATGAAATTGAATGGCCTGATATTCAGGTTGTTGATGCTGTTCATCTTGTTGACCCTGAGATAGATCTGAACATCTGGGCTTTCTTTGACACAATCGATAAATGCTACGATCAAAGAAATAAGACAACGGTTGAAATCAACACAAACTTATCTTTGATTGGTCAACACAGCTTTACAGATGTAATGTCCAAGATCGCTGAAGTATCCAGTGAAACCAAATACAAGCAGACCATCTACGAAAGAGCTTCTGCGATCAACACAGACGGCAGTTTAAACACTGATCAATTGAAAGGCGAAATTGCCGCCAATAAAGTCATGATCAATGGTGGAGCTTCTAATTGGGAAACAACAGATCAAGGTCATATGGTGTTCTATTCTGCCGATGGTTTGTCAGCACTGATGATCACAGGATCCGGTGTGTTTGTGTCAAGCCAGAAGGATGCCTATGGCGAATGGGTCTGGAGAACTGGTATCACCGGATATGGTTTAAATGCTGATATCATCACAGCCGGTACAATCAAAGCAGGACTGATCGAAGCTGGAAGTATCACAACGGACAAGCTCAACTCCAATGTCGGTCAGGAACTGGAGATCAGCAGCAACAAAGCGTTGTCTTTATTCGCAACAGTAGATGGACAAAGACCATCTGGCGCACTGAAGACAACCGATGCAATGATAGAAATCAAGGCAGGCGATGGGAGCACACCTGCTCAGATCAACATCGGATCAGGCGGCGAGTTAAATCTGAATGCCGGAACGATGACTGTGAACTCTCAGGGCTCTCTTGATATAGCTTCGGGCGGCAAGTTCACCATTGACTCACCGAACTTCAGCGTTGATGAAAACGGGGATGTATCAATTCAAGGTGATGTCAAAGCTGAAACAGGCTCTATAGCAGGTTTCACCATAGAAAACAGTAAGCTGTACACACAGGGCGATCAGTCTTATGTGGCAATCGACGGAAACAAAAACGATGCTTATGCCATATGGGCTGGCGATAATCAGCCTCAGGATGCCAAATTCTCCGTGAAAAAGAACGGCGAGCTTCATGCTGAGTCAGGAACCATTGCCGGATATACTATTAATGAAGATAAGCTTTCGTCCGGTTCCGGCACAACCTATGTTGCGATGGACGGAGATCAGAACAACGACTATGCGTTCTGGGCGGGAGCAGAAGCACCTGCCAATGCGCCGTTCTCTGTGAAGAAAGACGGAACAATCGTTGCGAAAAGCATCGGGTCTTTTGATGGTTCTGCGATCGATCTGACCGGCAATACAACAATCACCCTGGCTGTCAACAGCGCTGTGGATACCGCACTGGAAACTGTTGTTCCTCAAGCTGTTGAAGAAGCCATCACTGAAAGTATAGGATACAGAATGGAAATTATTTCAACATCTGATATTCTCAGCACAGAGATTAAAACAACCACTTTGTCCGCAAGAGTATGGAGCGGAAAGAACAATATGACTGATACACTACCGGCAAGCAGGTTCCAATGGACTCGTGTATCAAGTGACGCATTTGCTGATGCTATATGGAATGAAAATCATAAGGGCGTAAAGTCTATCACGCTCACAACACTCGATGTAAAGTATTCGGCCACTTACAGCTGTGAGCTGGCAGACGAAGAAGGGGGAAACTAACCAATGGCCATTATTGCAACTGGATCAAAAACAATTATTGACCTTTCAGATGGCAAATCTTTGTCCTGTTATCTCGGAGCTAATCATCCGAGATATCAGATTTATGATCAGAACACTGGAACTTATAATCCTAACTGGCAGACAACCAATCTGGTTGTTACTCCGGTGGTATATGCTAACCAGACAGCAATTCAGCTTAGTGATAGCCATTTGGCGATTACATGGAAGAGAAAAGAAGGATCTGGAACTGAAGAGAATCTTGACTCTACAACAGAAACAGTTAGCGGGAAAGCCCTGACTGTCAGTGCGAACAAGATGTCTTCTTCTGTGAGTATGTTAACGTACATTGCTCATGTTGTTTATACAGACCCTGATACAACTTTGCCGATTAACGCAACGGCTGAAATCACTTTTGCTTTTGTCACAACTGGTCAGAATGCTAAGACAGCATGGATCAGCGGCGAACAGGCTTTCAAATACGAAACAGCATCCGGCACTCCTACTCCTGCTCAGATTGAATTAACCGCTCATCTTCAGAATGTAACTATGACCAAATGGCAGTACAAAAATTCGTCCGATGACTGGACGGATTATCCTACGACTGCTGATAATCCCAGTATTACAGGTACTACGTTAATTGTTAAGCCTTCTCATACGGGGGTATTTAATGATAGCGTGGCAACTATCCGTATTGTGACGAGCGATCAGAATCTTACTGATATCATTAGTCTCTATAAAATAGTAGACGGATCTGAGGGCGTTGCTTCTTGTATTGCTTTCCTGACTAATGAGAATATCACCTTTGCTGGAAACAAGAGCGGCAAGGTTGCGGCTGTAACTAAAACATGTAATGTTGTGGCTTATCGCGGTACAACAAAAGAGACGCCAACCGTAGGAACTATAAGTGGTGAAATCGCTAATCAATTGACTGTCACTAAGGGGTCTGCATCAAACAACGAAATCCCACTTACTATTGCAGTTACGGCGAATTCAAATCTCGGTGGTTCTGGTGAGCGAAGCGGCGTTATTTCTGTTCCTATTACCTCTCCTGTAACCACTACTCTCCAAATTCAATGGAGCAAAGTAAATACAGGAGCGACAGGAGCTGCTGGTGCTAATGCCATTGTCTTCTCACTTTACGCTCCCAATGGCAATACATTCTTAAATCATGAAGGTAGTTTGGTTATTCAGTCTCAGGCTTATGATGGCTCTACTCCTATTACCTCTGATGCGACTTATGCGTGGTATAAATTTGAAAATGGTAGTTGGGGTAATCCTATCTCTGGCGCTACTTCAGATTCGTATACTGTTAATGGTTCTGATGTTGCTTCTTCGGCGTCGTTTAAGTGTGTGATGACTTATGGCGGCAATACATACTCTGATGTCATTGATTTGATTGACAAGACTGATAACTTCCAGCTTGATGTGGACAGTACAGCAGGAGATGTGTTTAAGAACACTGTTGGCACGACTCATCTTATTGCCAGACTTTGGCAGTCTGGTGCTGAGGTTGATACTCCGAAAAGTACGGTTTATGCTACTACTGCTCCTTCTAATCCCAATGAAGGAGATTGTTATTGGTTGTATTCCACATCTTCCCCGACATGCACTCTGATGCGGTATAATGGCTCTTCTTGGGGCGATGTTACTTCTGATGCTACTTATGGACAGAAATATACATATACATGGTATCGTAGAGATCAAAATGGAGACGCTATGGATTCCGGGAGTGCTTTTGCTACAGGTAAAGTAATTTATGTAGATGGGGATGACGTGACGAATAAAACCACCTTTGTTTGCGAGGTGGAGTAAATGATTGCAACAGGGCAGATTACAATAACGGATTTAAATGATGCAAATTCGATATGGACAACAACTGTCGCACCCACAACAACGACACCGAATTATACGTTTAGGATCGCGGATTTAATTGGTGATAATAATGTTGAGCCAAAGCGCGGAGACGTTATTTTTTATAATATATACCGCTATGTGATCACCGAAGTGAATGCAACCACAGTTCAGGCCGGAAGCAGGCAGAGTCTGCGCGGCGCAACCGGTGCGGCTGGAAGCAAGTGGTATACAGGCACAGCAATCACAGGAGAAAGCACAACACCTGCAGCGTATCCAACAGGTATTGCGAGCGCAGCTGTTAACGATATGTATTTGAACATACAAACAAACAATACATATCAATGCACAACAGCGGGAAACGCAAGCACGGCTTTGTGGGTTTATGTTGGTAACATCGAAGGAGCTGAAGGTGTAAGCGTCAGTACGGTGAAGAGGTACTATATTCTCGCTTCTGTTAAGCCCAATCAGCCAGAGGATAATAAAGATCTTTCTTCGGCATGGACGGATGTTGAACCTGCTTATGAGTTGCATGAAGTTCGCACATTGTATATGACAGAACAAACGACATTTTCGGACCGCACAAAGCGATATTCACCTGTTAGTATTGTGACTGCTTTTGAGGCAGCAAAAGAAGCAATGAAAATGGTTGATGAAGCTGCGATCAAAGGAAGGAACCTTCTGCTTGAAACAGAAGAAGGCCGAACAACCATAATCACGTCAGGAGAATATGTTTATACAGTTCCAGATTATGTTACATCAGCGGTAGGCAATGCGTTGCTTCATGCTAATACAACGGATAGTTTTACAATTTCGTTTAACTATAAGATCGGTGAAGCTACCGGAACTGATCCTACGATTGGTATATATGTTCGACAAGCCGGAGATGAAAACAAATCCTTTGTGTCTGGAAGCACGCAGACAGTCAGCTATAACACCAGTGGTACCTATGTTTATACATTCGCCTTATCTCAAAGTCAGGCTGAGTATACCGAATTTGGTTTCAGCGTAAGGTTTGGAGGATCAGCTGATACACAGGTTGAACTGTCCCACGCTAAGCTTGAAAAGGGAACGGTAGCTACAAAGTACAACTTTGCTCCTGAGGAAGGAAGCGATGTCGTTCAGTCTCGCATTGATATTACAGAAGGTGCTATTCGTGCGTATGTATCCGAAGAAATCACAAGAATCGATAATGAAGCGCAAGCAACAACGGAAGATCTGCAATCGAAAATAAATGTTAACAAAAATGAGATCCAACAAAAAGTCTCCTTGTCCCAATACGGTGATGATCAAAATATCATCTCTGAAAAATTTACAGATGTAATAACAGATATCAATGGTGTAACGACTAAAGTTCAAGATCTTTCCGAGAAGCAGTCAAGATGGTTCAGCATGGATGCAGACGGACTTGAAATCGGTAAACGAATATACAATGAAGATACAGATGAATGGGAGTCCGGCGAATTCACAACACATCTTGACGAAACAAAGCTTGCCTTTAAACAAAATGATGAAGAGGTTGCGTATATAAGCAATTCGTCTTTGTTAATCACGCAGGCTGTTATTAAGAATACCATGACGCTTGGTGGTTTAAGCGCAATCCTCGATGGATATGCTGTCAACTGGATCTTTGAAGATGATACGCCATTGATCAGAAGAAATTATATTGCTAAAACAGCTACGCCGACTACTGTTGCGATGTCTCGTACACAAAATTATAGGTATTCCAGTTATATTGCATTCAGTAATGATGGCGTCAATCCCGCGCCGCTCACTGCGCTGATGAGCAATAACACAGAGGATATCTTTACTGTGTCTTTTGACTATAGCATCACAGGATTACCGGGAAATAATGAAAAGTTCCGACTTGCGGTGATGATGTATGAAGCTAATGTCAATACTGCAGGATATACCTATCCGATAGAAGGCGGCGATTGGTATCGGTTAATCGATCCCGGCGAGCTGACCTCTGTCAACGGGCGATTTGAGCTTTCCTTCCGACTGACGGCTGGAGAGGCAGCAATGACGCTGGCGAGGATCAGAGTTTATATTCGATCTCATAGTGGTGAAGTTGGTTATACTCCAATTATGACGGTGACTCACCTTAAGCTGGAGAAGAACGATAAAGCCACAACCTGGGTGAAAGCTCTTGAGGATCCGTTTGACGATTAAGGAGGTGGGCGTATGGCCACAACAGGAACTGTTACTTATTCAGCAACAATTATAGGCAATCAACCAATTACGATACCTGGTTATCAGCTTTCGTTATCAAAATCAGGAAGCTTTCCATCGTCCACAGATTATACGATCAGTACAGTGGTTGTACAGAGAAGCTTTCGGAACGCAAGCACTTATGGTTTTCAAATCTGGACAGGAGCAAACAAAACCGGCGTGCAATTATCACAGACCATTGATGCACAGACTGGCGGAGGCAAAGCATCTACCACAAATATCAACAGCACTTATTTAAACAATATCAAAGCTCAACTAAAAAGCGGAACAGAAACTGTCTATCTATGCGCTATCAACGGTCAATCTGGTGAATTGAAGTCCGGAGAAATATTCAAGATTACAATCACATGGAAGGAGTCTGCATCTGCTGCGACGTTCGCTTGCGCGTCATCTGTTACGTGCGGCAGCAATCTGAGTTATACGTGCTCCGGAATGTCTTCTTCTTACAGTTACAGTTTGGTTATGACACTCGGCAATGGAGAATGGACGTATACACCAACTGCTTCTGGATCTATAGCGATAGGAACTGCGCAGGCTGCGGAAATTCCAAATGCCAAAAGCGCTACTGCTACCCTCGTTCTGACTACAAAGAATGGCAGTAAAATAATTGGAACAAGCTCAAAATCTGTAAAGATTACCGTTCCAGAGGACTCACCATATCTTCCGTCTGTGAGTAGCGTAACGATAACGCCTCAAAAAACCGTAACTGTAGATAATGTAACTTACATTTTGCAGAACCATTCCTACGCAAATATAAACGTAACAGCTTCAGCTGGATCCGGAGCTTCTGTAAAGACAATAAAAGTAGAAGGACAAAATTTGAGTGCATCTGTTTCTGGATCGTCTTTTGATAAGAATACAAAGACATTTACTGCAAACGGTTCGTTTACTTACACAATCACAGTGACGGACTCTCGAGACAGAACGTATACTCAAACCACTTCTGCGATCAACGTAACTGAATATACAAAGCCGACATGCAGAAACCTGACCGCAAGAAGGTGTACTTCTGATGGAGATATTGTTGCTACAGGTACGAACGTTGTTGTTCAGGGAACTCCTGTTTTTACTGATCTTGCTTCCAATTATTTGAAAGTAAAAGTGGAAGTAAAACAGGATAACGAAACCTACGAAGAATTCTATGATGATAAGTTTGTTAGTGGATGGATTGTTAAGAATGGCGCTTCTGCTTTTACTTTTGATGCTGGGAACCGCTATATGATAAAGTTTACTTTCTATGATAAGTTCACATCAAGCACACCCATAGAGATTGTTATATCTACAGCTTACGTACTGATGAGATGGGATCCGGCCAACAATGCATTCAGTTATGGCGGATATCCTACTGGCAAAAACAGAGTAGAAATTGCTGATACTTGGGGTTTATACCATGGCGGTCTTGATGTTTTTTGGACTGGAGCTCCTGCACCTGTCTTATGGACAATGGAAGTTGATAACAGCAACGTGATGTGGTCCAGCGGACAGGCATCAACAAGATACAACTTTGCCGATTGGCTCGTTATTGGCGTGATGCTTGATACCACTTTTGCTACTGGCACGCTGATGAAAACAGGCACAAATATTTTCAAAGGTATTTGCTGGGATGTTGTCAATGGTGATGGACTAAGAGCTTTCGGCTTAGCAATTACGGTTAACACTGCAAATAAAGCGACAATATCCGCATTCGAAAAAATGAACATCAAAGTGTCTGGCGTTACCGATTATGGCACTACACCACGCGGAATTATCAAAATTTATGGCATCAAACATATTTAAGAAGGGAGGGAACTGCTTTGAGCCAGGATATTCCGAACCTTGGACAAGGAACAACTTCAACTATTGCAATGACTGTGGATAATTATGATCTGACACAAGCAAAGGAAATACGGGTGACTATCGATCAGAACGGAAGAAAACTGAATTTCACTGGCGATCGTGTTATGACCATTGATAACGAGGGTGGAACTATTCTTATGGTTCATTTAACTCAAAGTGAGACTTTGAGTTTGAGACCTACCCTTGCTGACGTTCAAGTTCGTTGGTTGGATATCAACAATGAAGCCTATAAAACAGAAATTGAAACAATCAATATTAAAAAGGCGCTTTACAAAGGCGTTCTTGGGGAGGTGAGCACATGAGCGAAATCATTCATTTACAAGCGGATAGCAATCGGACAGATATCCCAATGCACATATCGGTGGAACGTGTCATTGAAGGCATCAGCCCGACAGTAGAATTCAACGATGTGGACAATGGCACAGAAATGGTTGTGACCGATATCCATGGCGAGCACTCTACGGTCATTCCTGACGGATATACGCCTGTAAAGGGCGTAGACTACTGGACAGAGGAAGACCAGGCTGACGTGCAATCCGCTATCGATAACGCGACAAATGCCGCGCAGAGAGCTACAAACGCCGCAACAGGAGCTACAAATGCAGCTCAAGACGCTTACAGCGCGACAACCAAAGCAACAAATGCAGCGAGCTCTGCCAATGGAGCAGCAAGTAGCGCTAACACAGCGGCAACAATGGCGAACAGTGCCGCGCAAAGAGCACAAGCTTCTGCTACCGCAGCAGACAACGCAACTGCTAATGCCAACACGGCCACGTCCAGAGCCAACGCAGCCACAGCGAGAGCCAACAGCGCGGCATCTGAACTGGAGAACCTGAGCGCAAGCGCTACAACACTTGAGCCTGATCAACAGGCAACTGTCAACTATAGTAATAGTAAGCTAACGCTTGGCGTCCCAAGAGGAAAAGACGGAGAGAAAGGTTATTCTCCGACGGCTACTGTTACCAAATCCGGCAAAACAGCGACGATCACTATTACAGATGAAAACGGCACAACAACGGCTGTTGTCAATGATGGGCAGGACGGTTATACACCCGTTAAAGGCGTTGACTATTTCGATGGTGCCAAGGGCGACCCCGGCAAAGACGGTGAAGACTACGTTCTGACTGAGCAGGACAAGGCTGAGATCGCACAGATGACTATCGATGATACCGCTGCTGCTGGCACGACTGACAAGACATGGAGCGCAGATAAAATCGCTGCTGAGATCGCTGCTGGGACAGGAGTGCTTGTTGAGCTGAATATTGCTCGCGCTGGAACGGTTACAACTGAGGCTTCTATCGCGGATATTCTTGCTGATATCGAAGCTGGGAAGCATGTTTACGGACTTGCACATCTCGAAGGAAATCTCGGAACTACAGCAAACGCTTACGCGCCGATGCTTGCCATCAGTCTTAGTGGCGTAATGGCGGCGGTTGCTTGCACTTTCAATATCATGGAAGGTGAAATTCAGGTACTGGGCGTATCTACGAGAAGCGGGGATGCATGGCAGATGCAATCGCAGATACACATGAAGGCTGTTGCTGCCTCTATGGAAGATCGGCCTGAATCCTTCAACGCAATGAACTTGCCTATCTCTGGCCTCGGAGCGCCTGTTAACGCTACAGATGCTGCCACCAAACAGTATGTGGATGAACACGCTGGCAGTGGAACTGTTACCGACGTTCAAGTCAACGGAACGAGTGTGGTCACGAATGGTGTGGCGAATGTGCCGATTGCTGATGTCTCGCAGCCCGGCGTGGTCCAACCTTCTAATATATATGGGATTGGTGTGTTCAGCAATGGCGTTATTTATCTAAAAACTCCATCCGATGCGAATATTAAGGCGGGATATGGATATAGCGCATTACAACCGCCGCAACAACATTTAGCAACCTTCTACGGCCTTGCTAAAGCTTCAGGCGACACTACGCAGTCTCAGTCCTCCAATGCAATTGGAACATACACCGACAGCGCGAAGGCTTCAATCCAGTCTATGCTGGGTGTCAGCTCTATGCTTGCGCCGAGTGAAACAGAGGGAAGCGGAGCCAGTCGTAACTATGTTGTCGGTGAGACGTTCACGATGAACGGCAAGTTGTATAAAGCCACTATTGCGATCACAGAGAACGATGTTGTTACAAGCGGTGTCAACTGCGCTGAGACAAACGTTGCGGATATTATTTCTTCACTCAGTAACAATAGTGGTGTAGAGGTGTTTGATTTCAACCTTGACCAACAAGATACAGTTACAACTACCGCCACTGTTGTTAATATTATTGCCGCCATAGACTCTGGAAAGACAGCTTTGGGCCATTTGATTATGGCTGGCGTAGGTGGTAACTTAGACAGTTATACACCTCTGGCAGTTACCACAATGGGATCTGTCATGGCGCTTGTGTTGGGCAGGTTTGATATGGGTGATATTGAAATCTGGATAAACGGACAAAGCAGAAATGGTACAGATACATGGGGCGCAAATTTTGTACAGACATTGAAAGCAACAGGGGATAACAGCGGAGGACTTCCTCAAGTTTATAATGCCGCTTCTATGCGCATCAAGAATCTTGGCGCTCCGATTGCCAACGCCGATGCCGCAACCAAGCAATACGTCGATGATTCCGTTCTTTCTCAGACTGGCTTGTCCGTTGTTAACGGTCAGCTTTGCATATCCTACGAGGAGGAAAATGCATGATTTGCATATTTATTAAGGAGGTGAGTGCATGAGCACAGTCACAAAACCTATTATGTTAGATGAAACAGGTCAGGCGATTGTAACACAATTACAACGAGCAAGCGCATTGCAGGGCCCTAAAGGAGACCCCGGTGACGATTATGTGCTGACCGCACAGGATAAAGAAGACATCGCTGAAATTGTTTTGACTCTGCTTCCCTCTGCAACGGGGGTGAGCTTCTGATGTCTAATTATGTTGTAAGCGATACGACACTGACTTCAATTGCCAATGCTATCAGGACAAAAGGTGGCACAAGCGCAAGCTTAACTTTCCCGCAAGGGTTTGTGGATGCCATCGGGGAGATCAGCGGGGGCGGGGGCGGTATCACCGTTCCAGCCTACAATCCGCACGTGGATGCTGATGGTGTATGGCATCGACCGAGCGCATGGCCTGTTCTGGATGATTTACCCGCTGTGTCAGATACTGATTACTTCTATTTGCTCTTTGACAATGCGAAAGAAGATGCGTTTCTATCTATTGGATGTAGGACTGTCAGCGGCCAATGGACGATCGAACGTGGAAATGTTGTAAATGGCGTTTTCATAGTAGCCGACGCGCATACTTACAATTCAAGTGGCAATGGAAACGCCTATAAGGCCGCAACTGATGGATGGGGCGATTATCCAGTTTTTCGTATAAGTGCCACAGGAGGAATCAATTATATTTATTTCGGCAATTCGCCTACGGCTAATGGCACAACTTTGGCGAAAAACTGGAACAGAATGACCGAAGCCGTACTTCATATTAAAACAGGGTGCAATATCGACCAATTCAGTGCCTTATGGAGTTTGGAGCGGTTTTCGTGGATTGACGGCGTGCCAGTAGGGTCGATCAACTTTGATGGGTGCTATAATCTTGCGGTTATTGACGGGCTTGAAGACTGGGATACAAGTGGCGTAACGAGCCTGAACGCAGCCTTCCGCAATTGCTGGTCAATGCTGGCGTTTGATCTCCACAAGTGGGATGTAAGCAACGTGAAATCTATCGGCAACCAAGGCGGTGCAGCAGGACTTTTCTGCTACTGCTATGCGCTAAAAGAGATCAACATCTGCGGGTGGAAACTTTCGAAGTGCACGCAATCAGGAAATGTTTTTCAAGAAGACTATAGCTTGATAAAGCTTGAAATGGCAGGGATAGAAATGCCACTGATCACATTTTGCGGAAGGTGGTTTTTAAACTGCCGATCACTGAAGGAAATAGATGTTTCCACGCTTGACACGTCGAATATCACAACTATGAACGAAATGTTTAGCTCGTGCTATAACCTCGAAAAAATCATTGGTATAGAAGATTGGGATGTAAGTGCATGTACAAACTTTGTTAGTATGTTTCAAAACTGCGCAGCTTTGGAGCGGCTTGATTTAAGCAAATGGCGACCAACGTCCGTGACGAGTATGAGCAGTTTACCGGGCGTATCGGGATGCAAAAATTTGAAATACTATAACGTATCTGGGTGGGATACTTCCGGCATGACAGGCGGGCATATCTTCACGAAACCTGATGCACCAACCTATCATAATATGACAGGCTGGACGATCCCGGATGACAATCTCAACTGCTTGCCAAACAACGCTTTTATGGTGGATTATTATCCTCCCACTGTGCGAGTCAGTCATTCTTACAATGGCTCGTATAATTTGAGTCACGCTTCCTTGATGCGCATCCTTAACAGCTTGCCGACAGTGACCACGGCGCAAACGCTCACACTTGGCGTAGTAAAGGCACGACTCACCGCTGAAGAAATTGCGATTGCAACAGCAAAGGGGTGGACAGTAGCATGATTATTGAAGGAAATGTATTAACCGCCGACGAGGGCAAAATACTCACTAATGGCGAGACATATTCCGAACAAGTATATCTCGGCATCCACGACAGCCCGGACAACTGGCGCGAAGTGGACGCAGCGGACGGGATCACCGAAACCTCGCCGACCGATGACGAAGCCGACCTTGCCGAGGCGGCGCGCATCCTGCTGGGGGTGAGCGAATGAGCTATGTCGAGCTGGCGCGAAAGCTTCGCCCTTATATTGAAAAAGCTGCGCAGAGTCTTGATGACACCGATGCTTTAGAAGCAGTTTACCTTTATCCTGAATGGTCTGGAGAAAGTGTTGAGTATAAAACTGATATCCGTCTGCGTTATGGTGATAAACTTTATAAGGTGCTTCAGCCTCATATGAGCCAAAAGACTTGGAGTCCTGATGTTACTCCAAGTCTTTATGCTCTTGTTCTTATTCCTGATCCTAAAGTCGTTCCAGATTGGGTTCAGCCCGATTCTACCAATCCTTACATGAAAGGTGATAAGGTCAAACATAACGGTAAGACTTGGGAGAGTTTGATTGATAACAATGTTTGGGAGCCCGGTGCTGTCGGAACAGAAGCCCTTTGGGCAGAAATCAATTCTTAATAAATTGAAAAGGATGGATGTACATGGCTTCAATTAGTAAGCCTCCTATTTTAGACGAAACAGGCAAGGCAATTCTAAATGAACTTGAACGGCTGACAGCTATTGCTGGACCTCCGGGAGAAGATTATGTTTTAACTTCGGCAGACAAAGCAGAAATTGCCGGGATGGTGGACGCGCCTGTCACCGACGTGCAGGTCAACAGGACGAGCATTTTGCAGGACGGCGTAGCAAATGTGCCTGTAGCAGGTGCAAATCGCCTTGGCGCGGCAATGGTCAAGAACCCTGATCTGTATGGGATTGGTTTAGACAGTGACGGCAACATCAGGACAAGTCCGCCCAGCGTAGCAAATTATAAAGCAGGGATTGCTACTTACAAACCCGTTTGCGTTGCAAATCAGCACGCCGCCGCTTTCTACGGTCTTGCCAAAGCCGCCGGAGATACCACGCAGAGCCAGAGCAGCAACGCAGTCGGTGCGTACACCGAATCCGCGAAGTCCGCGATCAGCGAAATGCTTGGCGGTGCGGTGGAGATCAGCGACACGACGCCGAGCATCACCGGCATGGCCGGGGTGCGCTATGTGTGCGGAGAGTGTGCGACACTGGACGTTATCGCCCCGGCGACGGGCTGCATCGACGTGACATTCACCAGCGGCAGCACGCCGACCGCGCTGACCGTCACAAGCGCGAAGGCAAACACGACGATCAGGTGGGCGAATGGGTTTGATCCGAGTGCGCTTGACGCCGATACCGTCTACGAAATCAACGTGTTGGACGGCGAGCTGGGGGTGGCGGCAGCATGGACTTAATGATTCGGAGAGGGGTGCTTAGCACTATGGGCGCGAAATCATCTGGCACGGCGGTTGTCAATGACAGCACTAAATCCCTCGAAATGAATTGGAGTGCCTCAAACAGAAGCGGAACCCTGTCCAGATTGTTTGACCGGTGCCCGCTCAGGGTGATATATCTGGCTGGCATAAAATCATTAGATGGGCCTGGTTATTTCTTCCAACATATGTACGACCTGAAGGCGGCTATCTTTCCTGATGCGACGACTGTTAGCGCAAATTATTTGCTCTGGGCTGCAGAATCAAACAACATTCAGGAGCACGGTACTTATACCGCCGTAGATTTTCATAAGGCGGTGTCGATAAATGTCACATGCCCGTTCCGACTGGATGGCGGAGGGGACATGATTCTTCGTGCAGACGAATTGTCAACGTCGAGGATGACAGCCACAACGTGGGGCGTGAACAAAAATATGCAGTTCTATGTTCCGCAAGCCTTGCTAACCGCATACAGAGAAGCGGAAAACTGGAACACATTTGAAGCGACGAATTTTCATGCGATAGAGGGCAGTAAATACGAGAACGTCAACTGGTGGAAGTCGATCACCTGACAGAAAGGAGCATCACCATGCGTCAAATCTACGAAGTCAACGCGACCCATGTGGTCATCAGCGACTCACACCCGGAAGGCGTTTACAGCGTCCTGCCGGACTACCCGAAGCGGTTTGACAGCCGCAACTACAACGCGACCGAGCAGAACCCCAACGGCGACGAAGCCCGTGCCCTTGAGGTCGCACAGGCCGAGTTTTACAGCCGTGTCAGCGCGAACCTGACCGCCGCCAACCGCGCAATGTGGGCGGTGACACTGACCCGTGCGGACGGGAAACAGATCATGCGCGAGAGCCGGGGAGTTTTCCCGGACATGACGCCGGAGCCGGAACCGGAGACGGAGCCGAAGAACGAGATTCCTCTGGAAGACAACTGAATAACAACTGAATATACTAACAACTAAGGGGGAGTTGCAATGGATCTTCATTTCTATGCACAGAAGAAGTTTGTCAAGAGCGGGACGCCTCAGACGCCTCAGAACTATCCTTATGCTACACGAGCTGAAGCCGAGCGGCAGTTCTATCTGCTCTGCGCTGCGGCTATCGCCAACACCAATGGTGACGATATCGTCTCCGTGGAGTATGGCACAATCGAACAGGGTGTGCTTGAGCGCAGGTTCTGGAACCATATACCGGAACCGGAACCCGAACCGGAAGTGGAAGAAACACCCGAAGACGAGGAACCCACTGAGGAGTGAGGTAAATGAGTGGCATACTGCTTTTCGGAGCTGTGTTTATCATTCTGGTCGGTGTGATGTGCTGCCTGAAGATGGGGAGCGATGAGGATAACCGGGGCGGATACGCATGAAAACAGTCACCGTAGCTCAGCTGGAAGCCATCTTCAAAAAGATGTGGAAGGAAGACTGGGAATACATATGGGGAAAACATAAGGAAGGAACTGTTGATTGCAGCGGTTCTTTCGTCTATGCGTTCTCTTTGTATGGTATAAATTATCCTAATGGTTCCAATACTATCGCAAGAAAATATACCATCGGTGGCATGAAACCAATCTCCGAAGCAAAACCCGGAATGGCAGCTTTTAAAATCAGGAAACCAGGCGAACAATATTACAACCTCCCGGCTAAGTACAAGCCGGGAGGTTCGTCTTACAATGGCGATGTTGCGGACTATTATCACATCGGCCTGGTGGATTATGACACGAATTACGTCCTGAATGCTCAAGGAACTAAGAACGACTTCGAAAGAAACAGGATTAACTCATGGGACTTCGTAGCCTACTTAAAATATGTAGACTACGAAACAAAATATCAACCACATGACGAGGTGAGTCCAATGACCTACTATGTCAAAGGCGGCACGCTGAACCTTCGCGCGGCTGCCAGCACATCCAGTCTCCGTCTCGCCCAGATTCCTGAAGGCACAGCTGTCAAGGTTCTGGAGCAGAAATTGGACGACTGGTGGCTTATCGAATACGAAGGTAAGTCAGGATATGTTAAGCGCGAATATCTTGAAGAAAGGGCTTCTGGCGGCAGCACGATCACTATATCGAGAGATCAGGCGACCGCACTCTATCAAGCATTGAAGGCTGCGCTGAATCTTTAATAGGGGATGATCCTTATGGAGGAAGCAATATTAAAAGCCCTTCAATGGTTGGAGGGACACTGGGGCTGGGTCGTCGGTGTGTTCTGCGTATTCTTCGAGGTTGCGCCGATCAAGATCCATCCCATTACGTCGATGCTCAGTTGGCTCGGCAGGAAACTGACGGATGAAATCCGCAAGGATATCGCTGAGCTGAAGAAAGATACGGACGCGAACTATGTCGCGCTGGAGAAGAGGCTTGCAGACAACGAGAAAGCCCTTGATATGCAGCGCATGGCCAACATTAAGACGCTTGTGCTGGACTTTGCCAATACGTGCAGGAATGGACACAGGCACACGAAGGAAGAGTTCGACTACGTGCTGTCAGAAAACGGCGTATACGAAACTCTTGTTGAGAAGTACAACATTAAGAACGACGTATATAAGGAAGATTATAAATACGTCAAGAAGATCTATCAAGAATGTCTTGATCAGAACAAATTTCTGGCATAAGGAGTGACGAAAATGGCACAAAGAACCCAGAAGTATATCCAATATTCCAAGAAGCTTGTGACCGCCATCATGATCGTATGGTGCGTGATCCGTGTGTTCTCTGTGCTTGCGTCTTTTCTGAAGCCGGAGATCGATCTGACAGGCATTGTCAGGGGAGTAGACGAAATAGCAATGGTAAATGTGCTCGCTTATACAGGTAACTCTGTCAGCGAGAAAATTGCCATTCAGTATTTCAACTCCAGGAAAGAAACAACCGAAGAGGACGAGGAGTCCAATGGATAAGGAGTGTTTGCAATGAACGAATTCATTATGGCGCTGGACTGGACCAAGATCATCATTTCTGCTTTAGGTATTTTTGTTGCTGTTTGTGCTGGTCTTATTACGAAGTATATCCTGCCGTGGCTCAAGGAAAAGAACCTTGTTGCTGCTGCGCAGGTTGCTGTTAACGCCGCTGAGGCTGTTATTGGCCGCTACAACGGGACGGAAAAGCTTCAGTACGCGCTTGACGTGATGAAGGAGCGCGGCTACAATATCAAAAGCAACGCTGTGATCAATGCCATTAAGGCTGCTTGGAAGGAACTTGACCTGTATATGCTGGCTTCCGGTATCAAGCAGGCAAGCTAAGGTATCATGTGAGAAGAGATAAAAAATGGGATGCCCTTTTTGTGGGGCATCCCATTTTTATTCGATCGTTGGTTAAAAAGACGATCTGAACCTTACCTGAAAGTAGGCTTGTTGCCATCTGATTCAATGGCAGCGAACATGTATAGCGAATGCTCGTATTATGCATTTACGTTGATTGGTAAGGATGAGGTCGCCAGTTCGAATCTGGCTATCAGCTCGCAAAACCAGTCAGAAATGGCTGGTTTTTTCGTTGCTTTGAGGCTAAAAATGCAGGAAATTGGTGGCTGACTTGCAAGTGACCATCCGATGCACATGTTTTAGTCACATAGTTAGTCAACAGGCAATCCCCGAAGGCGTTGATTTACAAGGGTTTCAAGAACATTTTTAGTCACAAAGTTAGTCACGTAACCTATCAAATTGGTAACATTTGGAAATTGCTTCGGTGGCATCTGTCGAAGTGTTTCTTCCTTTATCATAATATTTTAAAGTCATCTGAGGGGTGGTATGACCGAGCATTTTTTGAACAAGCTTCAAGTCATGGGTTATTGCGGAGATATCTGTGGCTACCGTGGTGCGAAATCTGCGCGGGGTAATTGGTTCGCTGAAGCCTGTGTCTCTTTTAATTCTTTTGCGCATAGAGCGCAATTGAGTATAGGAAAGCGGCTTTTCTCCTCCGACAACAAATTCATCTGCTCTGCCTTTCAACGGAAGATACTGAATCATTTCCTGAGATATCCTCAGATCTCTTTTACTTGAAGAAGTTTTTGTACCTTCACAGAAGTATGGTTCGTTTCTTGTCGGGTGAGAGACAGTTGTTCTGATATGAATGATATTGTTTTTTAAATCTACGTTCTTCCATTGTAAACCAAGAACTTCTTCCGGTCTGAGCGGTAAACAGATAGATAAAGCAAGCCAAGCTTTATCGTACTTGTCTTTTACTTTATTTAAATTTGTAGCAAGATAACGCATTTGCTCGACTGAATATGGTTTGGTTGCATCGGAGTCCTGACCTTTAATTTTCAACGAAGGAGAATCCATAGGGTTTCGGTCGATAAGTTTATCTTCATATGCTGCTTTAAAAATTTGATTTAGAACATTTTTTGTTTTGTTTTTTGTGCTCTGTTTGGTATCGGACGACATACTGTTAAAAACTTCTTGAATGTCGGCAACTGTTATTTCTTCCATAATTTTGTTGCCTATCACAGGATAGATATGCAAATGCAATTGTCGCTTATAAGAAATAGCCGTAACTTTGCTGATGTTTGGTTCTGAAAAAGTATGAAACCAATTATCTGCGTAGAATTGAAATTCGGTTTTACTGCAAGACTTACTCAACGTTTGACCGCTTAACAGTCTGCCAACATTTTCTGCGTACTCTTGTTCAGAGTTAGCACACACCCACATGTCAACATTATTTACTTTGATGTGTCTTCTTATCTTTGAGCTATTGTTTGGCACGGTAAAATCTCCTTCTTCTGGAGCATTCACTATACAGTTGCCAAGGTTCAAAGACAGAAGATCGCAAAGCTTGTCCAGCCTTGTGAGGATCTCCTGCTGTTGTTTCATTATAGCATCACTTCCCAAAAACACAAGAATAGGGCGGCGTTTTGGTAACGCCACCCAGCTCAACACGGTTAAAAATTATGTATGGTATTCATATTTAATAAGCCACTCGACCTTGCCATTCTTGCACATCAGATCTCTGTATTCGTCGGTTGTCTTCGTGTACTTTTCTTTCGCGCTGCTAATCTTTTTCAGCAGATACTCCGGCCTGAGATCAGCCCTGCAAACTGGACAGAAATTATTCTTCAAATAGCTTTTTGCCAGCTTACTGCCACAGTTCTTGCAGGTAAGCATGGCGCTGGTCAGCTTCTCGGGATAAAGGAAGTTCGCCGCTTCATCAAATGCAAGCTTTTGTTTCCGAAGCTTGTTATACAAATTCTTTTCTTTTGCGGTTTCCGGAGCTATCTTCTCGGCATGATACCGTACAGCAAGGTTGTCGTACCAACCGCGATCCTTGCGCTTGATGACATCTTCTGCTTCCTGCTCATTCTTGCATACAGGAACATCTTCCAGCCAACGGATTTTGTCAATACCGTCACCACCTTCGCCGGCAGTTTGCCTTTGCACGTAAGAATTAATTTCTTTGAAAACAGCCTGTCGGTTACAATTTTCATCAAAACTCATATACTCAATGTTATGCATTTTCTACCTCTTTATAATCATCTGTATTTCCAATAGCTTCCATAAGACTTTCAAATATTTGTGCGAAAGCATCTTCTTTTGATTTTATGTCAGATGGAATACATGTACTATCTCACCATAGATCAATGTCTGTTATTGCTAATAGTTTCTTAGTTGCCATTGTTAAGAAAACCAATTCCTAAAATTATCCTCACAGACTTGTTCATCATAATTATGAAAGAGAATTTGTTTAGCTATCTTTTCTTTATTCCTCGTCAAAATGAATTTCGTCTTTTGCTCTAATCATATTATCAGAAACGCCTTCTTTAAACCAAATGATAAGTCGGTCCTTTTCGAAAATTGGCTTTCTCAAATCAGACCATTTCCAGTATTCCATGAGAAGATAATATGATTTACCTAAAAAGTCTTCCCTACGAATTACTTTTCCATTTTCTGCATCAATAACATCTCCGTTTTCAATTCGAATGCCGTAATGAAGTTTGTTTTCAGGTCTATCTCTATAAACAATTTGACAAACATTGTATTTTATTTTTTCAGGTTTGGATATTTCAGGCTCATCTGTCTCGAAATCAGGATTTTCAGACGCGGCATCGATCATCCAGCCGAGATAAACCTGAGCTTTCTTCAGATCTTCAACGCCGCCCTTCTTTCGCCAACGTGAAACATACTTTAACACATTGCCGCCGCAGTATTCAATGAATCCTTCATGCGTCAATGTGTCACGAATATAATCAATGACTTCTATCCTTTTGTCTGCATAGTGAACAGGACTGTTGACCATATCCATATAGAAATCCTCCTACAGATAGTTTTTTCCGAATACTTCCATCCATTTTTCATGACTGTATTTTTCTTCAAAAGCTTTCTGGGCATCTCGTTTAAGTTGCAGGTTAAGATCTATTTCATATTGGGCTCCATGATCGCCCGTGTGAAGATCATGGTTTAGCCAGACCCACAAACCATATTTTTCTGAAAGCTTTCTGTTTGCTGTGCCAGCCATGATGTGATGTTTTTCAAGGTTGATCCTGCTTCCTGAGATATAGCACTCTTTTTTCGTCTGAAGAATAGAATCACTCATGTATCTCACCAATTGAAATGAACTTGCCTTCCTGGCTGTTGGCAAGTGCGAGCTTTATAGCTCTTTTAAGACCTCTGGCAACTCCGTAATGCCTTTGCTTTCGTTCACTCTCGGCTTCTGTTTTCAGCGCTTGAAGCAGATCCATAGTGTCATTGAAGGTTCTAATTTTTGGCTTGTCTCTTTTACCAAGCGGACAGTCTTCGGTGTTGTAAAAATCCGCAAAGCTATGTAGCCCTTGTGTTTTTATATTTGAGCGGTGACGAAAACACGATGTATCGTTGCATTTGTCGCTCATACAGAACGTGATGTCATCACAGATCCAATCAATGAAATTCTTGGCTTTCTGTCTTTCCACTCTGCTCAAGCGTTTTCCTCCTTCGTTTTAATTAGCTTTTTGACTTCAGTGATTGTATCGAGATACTGACTATACATTTCTTGCATTTTTCCACCAGGTATAGCATTCATATAACATCGGGTGAAGTATGCATCTATCTCGTTCAGTGTTTCAAAAAGTGTCTTCTCCTCCATCTTCAGTCTCTCTCTTCCATTCGTTATAAGTAGTAGTCTGCAAAAGCTTCATGATATCTCCAGAAATATCCTGAAGTGCCTAATCCGGGTCGACGCCGCAATCAATAGCAAAGTTGCAGATTTCGCTTATGATATGTACCAGAAACTCTATGTAATCGTATGTCTTCATGTTTTGTCCTTTCAGTAGTATACAGCTTCCTCCCGGTTGATGAAAAAGTGAATGCCACTCGCGCACTCGTTCCAGCGGTCTTCGTCAAACGGGCTTTCCGGCTCGACGGTTTCACCAACTCTGTATGCGAAGTGATTATCGTAGGTGGAGTGGGCTGTATCAATATCCGCTTTCGTGCCGTCGATGTTCTGAATCTCCAACACCAGAGCCTTGTCACAGCGACACTTTCTGCCCGTGGCACTACAGCGCTTCGCGTCCTCTGGTATCTGTAACTTAACAATTAAATTTTTTGAGCACTTTTTCCAGCCGATGAATGAGCCTGTATCTGGGCACATCATCGCAACAATTGGAGTGTTTTTTGCTCCACGCAGGTTTGCTACAAATATGTTTACTCCGTGCAAGTTGGTTCTGTACAAATTGGTTTCGTGCAAGTCGGCTCCGTACAGGTCGGCTCCAAACAGGTCGGTTTCGTATAACTTGGCTCCGTGCAGGTCGGCTCTGTACAGGTTAGCTTCACACAGTTTGGCTTCGCGCAAGTCGGCTCCGGATAAGTTGGCTTTGTACAGATTAGCTCCGGACAGATCGACTCTAAACAGGTTGGCTCCGTGCAGGTCGGCTTCGGACAGATCGGCTCTATCGTATTCATCCGGATCACTACTTGACACCCACCGTTTGTGCGCTTCCAGAACCTCTTTAAGATTTTTCCCATCATATTTCATATTGCTGTTCTCCTTTTGTAAAGCGATTCTACACTATAACCGCTTCTGCATAACTGCGGCTTTTCCCTAAATGTTTCAGATATTGTTCCCAACACGCGACGCCAACAGGATTAGGACAACAAGTGTCACGAAAGTCGCAATACTGTGGTAGCCATTCATCTATGTTGTTGAAATTACAGGCGCAATCATCACCCAATAAATCCGCAATGATGATGGCTATTTCATGGTTATTCATACTTCTTCCTCCGGCGGCTCCGGCAACGGCATATAGTGCGTTACTGTTACACCAGCGGCAGTCGCGAGGCAGTTCTCAGTTTCAATGTACCATTCGTGCCGTGATGTAAGCCATTCGGCATTTACCGGGACTTTCCATCTGCGTCCTGTCTTATTGGTGACGCAGGATACAAGGTAATGTCCTGATATTTTTGGTAGCTTGTCCTTGACACTAATCCAGCCGCAGACGGTCGGGGCATCATCCAGCATCGAGCAAATGTCCATCAACGTGTAGCCATAGACGTATCGGCAATCTCGTGAATTTCTCTCGCAATCTTCACAACGGTCAGCCATACGATGCTCTTTTTTGAGTGCGTCAACGTCAATCAGTCTCATACACGTTTTCCTCGCAAGTGTCTCTTTACCGACTGAATAAATTCATCTGCTTCGCTCTCAGACTTAAAATAGTGACCGTTCCCGCGATATTGAACAGACCAAGGGTATTCGTCGCCCTCGGCATAGAACAACACAACAGGATCACTACCAACAAATCCGGCACGTACTGGTTTAAAGCGCGGATCGTTTTTGTAATGAAGTTTCCAATTTTGAAAAGCAACAGTAGATTCTGCTTCCATTTTTTCTTTTCTCCCTTCTTACAGATAGCTCTTTTAAAGCAATTCAACAAATTTCTGATACCTGTATAGGACTTCAAGCCTTTGCTTTATTGCTTTTTAATTATTAAAATACAAGAATTCAAGCATCCTCGCTCACCTTTGGCGATTCGTAAGCTACAGGGTGCACCATACTTGCCCAAAGAGAAACTCCGCAAACAGGACAAGTAATATAACAATATGAGACTTCACATGCTTTGTACCTAATAACAGATTTACATTCTTCACAAGTGACTTCATATATTGGAACACCATTTGCTTTAACAATTTTCATCTCTAATCGCCTCCTTCGGTGCTTGAGGGAGTGACATCCAGTGGGTGACAGGAGTACCGACGCCTTGCCATCTATCCTCATCAAATTCATATGAAAGCATAAGTACGGCTCCGCTCTCAAGTGCGACCAGATACCACTGTCGCCTGACAGGAAGGCCACAAACATCAGGTGGCCGTACAGGTAATCTGTCCTCGACGCTGATCCAGCCGGACGGTTCCTGCTCTCTCAGCAGCTCCAACGCATCACTCATCAGATCGGCTTTGCACTCTACCCTGTAGACGAGATTCTTGTACTCATACGGGCATCCATCTTCGCAACCATTGGCGCAGATTTTAAGCCATTGCATTACCTTCTCCTTGTCGATCATTCCAATCCACCTTCCTGCCGCAGTTTCTGCAATACTGATCGTCTCTTCTGATGTCTATGCCGCACCAGCCGCAATAATATAAGTAGGTATTCTCCTTAGCGCTAATGAACTCAGACGCGGGGCTGGTATACTTCAGAACCTTGGGAATCATTGTTTTTTCGCGCTGTCCGGATAAAAGATCAATTTCCTTGCGCTGTGACTCGATCAGGCTGATGGCATCATAGAAAACAGATTTTACAAGGGAGTCTTCTGTGGTATTGGCATAATACAGAAGACGTTTGATTGTTTTTTCGTAATCAGTCATTTGATGTCTCTCCTTCAATAAGCTTTTTGGCATCAAGTAAAAGTTGTGTAAGACATTCGCCCCTGGATGTTTGCCGATATGGACAATTGTCACACATACCGATTACGCTGCTTTTAAATCGAGAGCAAGCATCAATGCCCTGAAGCGCTTTTTCACGAAGATCTGTCTGGTTTACCATTCAATTTCCACCTCAACATTTGCCCGCAATAAGGACAATAGGTAATAGTCCCATGGATAAGTCTTGTTCCTACCAGCTTTCCGCAAGTAGGACAAGTGCCAAAAAAGTTGTCATATACTCTTTCAGACGGATGCTCGTCTTCAACGTCCTTTTGTTTGTGCCGCTTTAATAATTCCAGCATATTCTTTGCGTCCTGATACAACATCGGAACAATATCGCATCCTTCGCAAGCTTCAACAGAGGCTTCGATGTTATCGTACAGATCTTCAAAATGATTCACAGCTTCTCCTCCCAATCAACAAGTCTGCCACACAACGGACAAAACTTTTCCTGCAGCTTCTTATTCATAAGGGCGCAATACAAATTAGGAACCTTCTCAATATATACAATTCCTTCTTTACAGCTGCCACAAACAACAGATCCGTCACGAAGAACACGAGGTTTCACAGGTTTGTCTTCCATGTCATACATTTTTTTCATCCTCCCTTATATTATATTTCTTACGTCTTCCTTTAAATAACGGAGCGAGCTCTTCGCATTTTCTTTGAAGAGCCGCCCCGTCGTAAGATGTCAGAACTGTATACCATTTGCTTTTAAAGAATCTTTGACATTCGGGAATGATTTCTGCCGGTGTGTAAAGACGACTGTTTCCATTCACTCTGTAACTGTATCCATTTAGAGCATTAATATAATCTGTCGCGGCAACATCCACTATGGCATTGGCAAGTTCTTCGTAACAATAGTCTGTTGCATCATGGTACATTAACATCATGCCAGTGCTCATATATTCTTGGAGAACCATCGTCGTTTACCATTACAATCCATGTTCCGCTCTTCTTTGATACAGCATACATCACGCCATTGTGGTTATCCATCATAATGTAGTATGTATTGTTGTTGCCGTTATAGATCTCAGTAAATGGTTTTTGGTCGTTGGCGTAAGCCGTGCTGGTGATATAGAAACCATTTATCTTCATTAGTTCGATGGTACCGATCACCGTTACTACAACCAGCACAATACACAGAACCGTGATAAATAAGACCCTAAACCTTTGTCTCATTTTATATCCTTTCCAAATAAAACTGGTGATCCATGAACTGATTATATCTATCGATTACTTTTTCGAGGATAGGAAAGTCATGAATCTCCTGTCCATAATTTTCACCATAAAACGGCATATATGGTTGTGCGTAATCGTCGTCAAGCACAAGAACAGAATCAAAGTCATTCCATTCTGACAGGTCTTCATTTACAAAAGCAATGTTGATAGAAAAATTCAATTTGTCAGGAAGATCTTTTGCAACAAAAGACTTTCCAAGAAACCAATTGGCATCTTTACGAATCCATTTTCCGCCTTTTAAGACATGGTTTGGCATATGAAAACCAGGTCTTATCCGGTAATGGTTGATCTGAGCCATCGCAGTTTTCTCCTTTATTCAGTGACATTTTCCATTCTCTTTTACCATAGATCGTAGGTCGATCCGAAATGATACCCACGACGGAAAGTAGGAGTTTCAAGTTCCTCAAGGTCTTCTTCCTTCTGAACCTGCTTCAGCTGATCTCTCCAGTAGTTACGCTCTTTCCGGTTGCACTCTCTTTGCCACCAGTCTTTGTAGCTGCCCTTACCACCAGATTCGTTCCACCAATGTTCAAAGTTCTGGTGTTTCCAGTAAGCCTCGATGTCACGAAGATCCTGCTCCAATCTGCGAAGAAGATATTTATACATGAAGTCATCGGCGCAATCGAGCGCATTCAGCAGACTGCAGCGCCTGTGAGTAACATAATCCTCCCAGCTCGACGACCAATAAGCGCGTGCACGATCTTTCATTTTGCGCTTATGCTTCATTTTTGCTTTATGCCGATTGATTTGTTCGCCGTTCTCATACATAGAAACACCTCTTTACAGAATAATTTGCAAGAGTCAGTCTTCGTCGTCTCTTTTTAAGGCGATTTTCCAGAAGCAGTTGTCGACAGTTTCAATAGACTTTACGATAAGCTCTTCCTGCTTCATGCACCACTCAGCAACATCCTGATTCTTTGTCAGGAATTTACGTCCATGCAGCAGCTCTTCCATGCCATAGCGGATAATGTTGTAGTCCCTGACAGACATTGTCCATGTGTCGATAGCTCTGGTAATGATCTCAGCCACCTGATCAAGTCTTGTTCCCATGCCAGACCTCCATTTCATCAGACGGTTCCATTGTGTCGCCCATGTAGAAGCGAATCGCCTTATCCGATCCCACCCAATCCGCAAAACAGTTATACGCCCATCGTTCGTTAGGATGCCCCATTGGGTAGGCGATAATGCACGGCACTTTTCGGGCTTTCATCTCGTCTTTACAAAATCTGGAATTGCCACTATATTCGCCGTCTTTTGGTTCCAGAACTGCGTAATTGAACGGGAAAGCAATGTCACAACAGCCGGAAACATATTCGTCATATACTTTTCCAGCGTTGTGTTCATATGGCGCGTCGTCCCAATCGTCGCCATGCCAGTCTTCCAGGCTGTCGGAACCAAGATAGAAACGCACAGTATTTCCTACATGATAGAAATCAATGATTTTCATTCATTATCTCTCCTGCAATTTTTACAAAAAATCAACAATACTTCAGAAGGAATTCAGGGTCAACGGCCTTAAAAGACTTCTTTCCATCCCTGCTGCGAACAACAAGTCCTTCGCGCAACCCTCTCGGCCGAATTTCTCCATCCGGCGGAATCATGGTTTGCCCATGAGCCATGGCTAACATTTCTTCAACTGTGTCAGGAAGTCTTTGATCAATTGAAATGATCGGAACAAACTCAACTTCAAACACAGAAAGTATGCCTTTTGCCTTAATGCTGCCAAATCGACCTTCAGGTGTGATTAAATTGAAAGCATAGAAACGCGGAGAAGTAATTTTATATTTATTACCCTGAACCTTCGGAGCAATACACTCACCCTGAATAGCAATCCAGTCATATCTGCCGATCATATTTCGCAGCTTGGCTGCAAGGTTGTATTTCTCTGCGACCTGCCAATAAACCGAACCATCGTTAACAGGCAGACGACGGTTCCGGGAGCAGACAATGAATTCATATCTGGACCAGAAAAGAAATTTATGACGAACGAGAGCAAAGGACCCAGAGCAGCCGTCCACTTTTTCCGTGAGGATATAAGGCTCCTTATCCTCCAGCATCCATGGAGCATTTTGGATTCGAATTTCATCGGTCTTGCTAAGAAAAGAAGGAAAGGCAGAGTTTCCTGCTTTCTTCTTCCAATTGCGATACCATTTGAAACGCATGAGCCAGCTTTTCTTCTTCGGCTCATCTACTTTCACCGGATCGTCCATTTCCGGCTCATACTGTGTTACGCCGATGACATCTGTCACATCATCGCCTTCTTCATATTCACTCCCGGGAAGAATAGAAAGCGGGAAACAGATACCTTGGCTGATCACACCAGCCATTTTCATGGTTCTGATGCGAAACTTTTTCGACCGAAGGAATTCAAACTCTTCCTTTTCCGGCAGGACTGAATCGATCTCAATATACACACAGAGATCGCCAATTTTAAACTCGTCCTTTTTCACAATGACTCGCCATCCAAGGACAGAGGCGAGCTCAATTCTGTCACGACCTTCAATTGGTTGAAGATCTGCTATCTTCTGAATGGTGGCCAATGTTCTCATATGTTTATACTCCTCCCGTAGATACACTATCTTAGTTCCATTTCAAAGCTTGCCCGCATACATAACAATAAAACACAGGATAAACACCTGTGTAGGGATATCTCGTTACAATCTTATTGCACGACGGGCATTTTCCTTGTTCATAACCATTGAAAGTATGTAGATTAACAACCCGAGCCGGGAGATACCGCATCACGGCATCTGCCGTGGCCTTAAGCACTTCCTTCATGTCTTTGTTCTCTTCACTGTCCGCTTCCTCACGAAAGATCAGTTCAATTTCCTTCATTTCCTGTTCGAAGCTTTTCATTCTGCTCCTCCTCAAACGTTTTTAGCAGTTTTTCAATCTTATAGTCAGCGTCACGCTCACACAGGAGAGAGTCGCATTCGTCACAATAAATGCCGGCATAAACAAGTTCCCTTGTTGTGCCGTCTATCATGTCAATGGATGTAATGATGTCCTTACAATGCGTATGACATATTTTTTTACAGGAAGGACAGAACCGGCGAGGTGTGTAATAGTCAGGTTCAACCATTATTCTTCACCCAGTTCTTCCAGTTTTTTGTCAGCGTCCTCCCTGCAGAGCACATCTCCGCATACATCACACACATCCACCTCATATTCCAGCGAGTATTTCTCACCGGTTTTTAAAATAATCTCTGTTTTTTCTTCAAGTTTGTGGGTAGGCTGCATTTTTCCACAGCGATCACAGTATTTCATGCATGGGCCTCCTCGTACTTTTGTTTCCATTGTTCGATCAGCTTGTTACGTTCTTCTTCATTCAGCGTGGGAATACCAAGATCTTCCGCATCCTGAATCAAGCTGTCGATCAGCGATCCCATCTGAGACGAATTGTAAACAGAAGACCCATACCATAAGATCACATTGGTACAGTTCTCAATTTTGCTTGGCATGGTTTCATATTGCCATCCGATACCATGATCCTGCCAGCCGTAGCAAAGGGAATTCACAGCTTCGTCTTTTACGCAGATGATAGTCGAAACGCCACCAATATCCCTGATGGCGTTCCGATAAACCTCTGTCTTTTTGATTTTTAGTTTTTCTGCTATCTTATCAATCAACACCCAGGCGTATGCGTTAGCGTCGAGGCTTCTTTTCTTTGTATGCTTTTTGATTTCAATATCAACATCTTTTTCTTTCAATTCGTCGAAGGCGTCCCGGAAATCAGAAGTTACAGTTACCGTGATGTTTTGAGTACCGTCACGGTTTATCGTAAGATCTTTTAATTTGCCAGTCATTTGAGCACCAGAGAAGCGTTCTTATTAGAATCGCTTTCATGCAGAAGAAAATCTGTGATCTCCGGGCACTTATTTCCAGGACACTTGGCATAACCTCCGGCTGCGTGAATAACAGTTTTGTCAAAGTTTTCTTCGTAGTGGTATTCCCAGATCTTGTCGGCACAAATGAATCGGACAAGGTTGTTTTCGTCAGTCATCTTGATCAGTCTCATAATTATCCTCCGTATCTGTTTCGTTCTGAATAAACTGCTGGCGTTTTAGACGCAAATTTCGCAGTCTCTCCGTTCGGACGGCTCGTTCTTCATCCGAAAGATAAGACCGTTTTTTGGGTGAAATTTTAAACCAATTTACAGGCAACTTGGCATAGATCGTATCGTCGTTGTTTTCAGGGTAAGCAAGGATCTGCACTTCGTCAGGATGTTCATCCTTCCATTTCAGAATCCTGTTGCACCATTTGACTTCATTGGAGCTGAAAAACATTGCGTCTTTACTCGTGTATGAAGCGTAGGTTTCGATGTGTTGTCTTCCCATTCTGTCTCCTTTAAACGGGAGCGGGGAAGCTTTTGCGCTTCCCCGTCCCTTTATCACTCAAACAACATCCAGCTTTCCGGTAGCGTATGAACCCAATCGATGAACTGGTGCCACTCATTGAGCTTATGGTTTTCGCGCTGATGAATAATATTCCTGAGCGCGGCGTAAGACATCATCACTGTCCGTCTCTGAATATAAGACTGCGGCAGGAACTGGATGATTTTTCTCCACACCTTCTTCTTAGCGTCAGGCTCTGTTTCAAGTGTGTATTGCGTGATCCATCCGTTAAGAATGTCCACGACAGGCTCAATCTCTTCCGGTTCAAGGCCATTTTCTGTCTCAAAATCCTCGAAGGTCAAAGCTCTGGATGTGAGCTTGTGCATAGTGGAACAAGAAAGCTTTTCCACACCGGCTCTGTAGGTGTCAAATTCATTCCACCAGAACCTCGGAGCCCATATTTCTGCCCACACCATGATCATTCGGAGATGCTTGGCATGTTCCGATCCGGCGTTGGCGAGTTTTACGGAAAGTTCCTTGTCCTTCTGACCGATCTTTCCAACGATGGTATCGCTTCTGTCCCATGAATCCATCGGATTTCGCATGGCATGAAGAGCTGGCCCTATGCCATCCACTTCAAGTGTCTTTATTCGCATGTTCTTCCTCCATTGCTCTGATGGCAAGCATCATCAGATTGATTGTCGGCTTCCATTCCGAGGCAGCAATTTCCCAACATTTGATCTCCTGTCGCAGCAACTTATTGCTTTTAATGATATCAAGCGTTTTGTTGATAAGATCTTCATAACTTGCGTTGCATTTATCAAGAAGATCGAGAAGGGCACCCATCGTATCGATGATTTTATGATACAAAATATAGTCAGCTTTGCTTAGCTGATCATCCAAAAGGCGAGAAGATATCATCGAAAGTATGTCTGAGGAATCTTTTATACACTCGTTGCCTGTTTGAGACCCCGTGGAGCCCATGTGTTTGCACCCTCTTTCCGTGGTCGTTGAGACCACTGTTATAGTGATCCGGTAGAACCAAATCCGCCGATCCTATGCTGATCTGTCTGGTCATCGTCTGTCAAACAGAACGGAATAATGACGCCCTGCATGAAACGATCTCCTTTTTCCATATGGAAAGAAAAATCGGAGGATATGCTTGCGAGAATATGTCCATAGTTGTTGGCGTTGTAATAATCTTCGTCAACAATTCCTATGGTATTGCGCAGCTTCATGCCGTACTTTGCGCCAAGACCAGACCTCGGAGCAAGCATTAGGAACATACCGGAATCCAGATGCACTCTGATACCTGTGGGAACAGTAACGCGTGTTTTGCTGTCCATGCAAAAAGGAAGGGGAAGGAAAAAGTCATAACCGGCTGAACCTTCTGTCGCACGCTTCGGAAGAATGATGTCATCATAATGCAACGAAAGCAGTTCTTTTGATGAATCGCCTTCTCCCACCCAGCCTAATTTTACACAGTCTGTATAGAATTGCTCAAAAGGAACTTTCTCAAACTGAATCACTGTTGTCACCTCCAACATAAAGTCCACAAATACAGTGTCCAGTTTCCCTGAACTCTCTGCATGGGCAAATGGTATCGTTGGTCTTTTCAAATCTGCAGGGACAGTAACCATCGTTTTGTCGGATCCGTTCCTCAATTTTCTTTCGGATCGCATCGTTCGGATTGAGTCTTATTTTCATAGTTCTTCCCTCCAGATCTGCCAGGAGTCTATGTGATGAACCAATACATATTGTTCAATCTGTTCTTTCTCAGAAGGCAGACTTTCCGTATGATCCATCAGATGGAGACCTTTGCGGTCGAGTTTTTTTATAAGATATTTGCCTCTCGGTGTGCACTTTTCCTCATCGAAGTTCCAGTCACTGGTCCAGCTGCCATATAAGACAAGCTGTGTCCCCGGTGCGCTTTGCTTCAGATCATCCCTTAACTGTCCGACAAGGCTGTCCACAACACCGATAGAACCATCCGGCGCTCTGGCTTCCGTTTCCGGAAAATTCAGCCTGTCTTCCACCTTGAAAAACAGGACGTTCATGGAAGCACCTCGCTAAGATGATCGAAGACTACATCGCATACCTTATGCTCAAGGCAATAGTCAGCATCCAGCGTCCAGTCATTATTGCGCTTCTTAATGATAACAGAGTGCGGTACTTCCGTCCGCTTCTCAATGAATTCCTTCATCTGCTTCAGATCGCGCTTGTAATTATCGGCGGCATCCATAACCTTTACGGCATCGCCTGCCATTTCCGCCTGTCCTTCATGGATAAGCACCTTTGCGTTGCGGCTCATGTAACGCATGTCGCCGGACATAAAGATCAGCGCGGCGGCGGAATGAGCAACGCCGATATTGATGGTATAGACAGGCGTATCAGAAGCCAGGATCGCATCAATCAGCATCCACATATAATACATATCACCACCGAAGGACATAACAAACAGCCTGATAGGCTTCCTTTTTTCGGGTGGAATGCCCGTGTCTTCCAAATTCCAGCGAACAATCAGCCTGTGAATAGTAGTGAGCGTAGGATCCACATCGTAGTCGAGATATATAATACGCTCCTTTTCAAGAGCATAATAACTGAGGAGATCCGGGTCAGGAAGGGTTGTATCCTGAAGACGCGCAACCAGTTCCTGCGCAGGAGGCATTAAAATTTCCATAAAGCATCACTCCTTGTCGAGTAAGTCTGCGAGTTTTGCCGTTTCGCTCCGAACGGACTCATCGAGATGAACATAAGAAAAGAGATGATGGCCTTTCAGCCTTGTGATCACAGCTTCAAGACCGTTGTCGGCTTCGAAAGCTTTGGCATCTATCTGCCTTGTGTCACCTTCGAGGATCAGAATGGATCCTTCCGCGATACGGCCAAGCAGGAGCTGAACATGCTGTCTTGTTAAATGTTCTGCTTCCGTGCAAAAGACGACACTGTTCTTAAAGCTTCTGCCGCGAAGGAAACCAAGATGCTCAATTTCGATCTGGTTTCTTTCGATATAGGCTTCCATCTCTTCCATTCCGCCGAGGAAATCAATCAAAGGCCCTGCCCAAACAGCCATTTTATCCATATAAGAACCCTTTAAGTAGCCGATCGGGTTGGAGTCTTTGACCTCGATGTTGTTACGAATCCATACCAGCTTGTCAAACCTTCCGTTCTTAATCATTTCAAAGGCCGCGACAAGGCCAAGAAAGGTTTTGCCGCTGCCGTACTGACCGGTGATAGTTTTCACCGTAGACAGCGGATCAAACAAAGCGTCCATCAGACATTTCTGCTGTACGTTTTTCGGCTTGATGATGCCATGAATGTCGCTGCGAACAGACTTGGCGTGAACGTTTATGCACTCGCCATTCTGCCATTTCATTACATCCTTGGGCTTGCCATCATCCGTGACGATCAGATACTGATTGTCCAGCAGGTTATACGGATTGGCTTTGGCATTCTGGTATATCTCCGGAAGCATCGGATCCATCGCCGGAATGGTCTTGTACCCCCGATAATTCCATTTCACGTTCTGCATATGCGTCAGCTCCTACTGCATTTGTTTTGCGTATCCGTTCATTTTCATCTTTGGTGAAGATAGATGTCTCCCTCAGTTCGTTGGAGGCACCTACTTTAATGGCATGAAAATGATCGTATTTTTTGTCCTTGTATATAGTTTTGCAGTAATCGACAGCTATGCCGGCATTTCTCGCATAGATAAATATAGTCTCTTCGATCTGGTCCTGATGCCCCATTTCGAGACGATAGATATAAGTCTTCTTAACTGCCATGTACAACTCCTTTGATCTGCTTGTTCTGAATTAGCCACGCAAGCGCGACAGCAACAGCGTCCGACTCATCGTCGTTCTTGTATTCAAGATCGCCAACGTAATCAGAAAGCGCTGCTGCGACCTGCTGCTTGTCTGCCCGACCGGAACCGGCTATAAGTTTTTTGATCGTGGATGGATAGATTTCATACCAGTCATCATCCGTCCAGTCCCACACAAGCCAGTCCATCATGCCTATCACTTTGGACAAGTCCCTTTCGGATGGTATTTTCTGATGCATGATTGCCTTTTCACGAACAAAAAAGAAGTGCGAATCATTGCGAATAAAAGATTCAAAGCTGTTCATAATTTCATTTAACAGCTGACCATGTTTTTTTTTACGGTCATTCTTGTTATCCACACTCATCAGATCAACATGGTCAATAATAATCTGATCGTTCTTTTTTTTTATATACAGCTTTGAAAAACCGGGCCTTTTCAGCGATAAGTCAGCGCCGACAACAACATATTCATCTGTAAAGCAAGGGCCTGTTTCGGGCTTTTTGTCCAGTGTTTTTCTTTTCATATGAACACCTCACAAAAGATCTTCCTTTGGCCAGAAAGATGAAGTAATGTCTGTCCAGTCACCATTAACTTTTTTGTACATTCTTTGATTTGTTGTTTCACTTGAAAGCGGGCCTTTTTGTTTGTCAAACCTTCCAATTTTGAGATAGTCAAGCTCTTCGAGAAGAGCCGGTATGATCTGATCCATGCGATCATAACCTGTGTACAAACAGGTTTTCTTTTTCTTTTCATGAACCATTTTGCACACCTTGATCAGTTCGCGCTGATCCTGATCTCCACCCATCATGCAAAAGCAAGTGATGTATGGGCTGTAAGTCTTCAGCATAATTGGAAGATGTTCAAGCAACGGCCTTCCTTCGTCTGCCCATGTGTATTTGGAATGGCAATCCGGACAACGGTGGATACAGCCTGCAATTGTTACCGCAAGGGAAACCTCATCAGGCACTTCCTGCATGACAATCGCACCGCCTAAATAGTGAAGCATCAGATCACCTCTGCGTAATAGCGTTCATGCTCTTCTTTCTGTCTGGCCTCGGAGAAAGAGGAGACGAGCTTCAAGTAACCGATGACTCTTGTCGCCCAGTCGAGATTTTCAGAACCACACTTGGGGCATTTCTTCAGCCGCATCTTTGAAATATGACCACAGTCTTTGCAAACCGTATTGGGGATATTAAAAGTGAAATACGGACAACCGGTTCTGATTGCAAGATCCATCAGGAACTTATACTGCTCCTTTGTGAGATGCTCATTCAGATTCGCATGAAGCGCAGAACCGCCGTCAAGATATTGGGTGAATTGTTTTCCGTGAAGAATAAACTTATCGATAATTGTTGTTTTGGGATCTTCAGAAAGATAGAAATAGCTATTGTAGCAGTCACGCGGGACAACGAAACCATCGCGCTTGTCCCACTTTGCATGCTTTACACCAAGATTTTCCGCCACTCTGTTGCTTTTATGACCAGTTTGTTTTTATACTGCTCTGTTGTATTCTTTGTTGAATTCTTTCAAAAACGCTTCTTTAGCTTGAATTGCTTCATTTTTCGTTTCATATACCTTATCAAACACAAACTTATTATATCTATATATTTTAAGTCTCCATTTATTACTTTTTGTCAGGTAAATACATTTTTCTTTAGATTTCTTTGTGTTTACCCTATTTTCTGATCTTGTAACTATGCGTAAATTGCTTTTTCTGTTATCGAGTGGATTAATATTGATATGGTCAATATCTTTATTTCCGCAATATTCCAATATATATCTATGTAATGATATGTTTTTTTTGCCTATACTACAACAAACATATTTCAACTTATCTTTTAGATGCCATTTATGCAATTTACATTTTTCAACATCATCAAGATCAATTAATGCCGAAGCGATATGTTTATTTTTTTTGTTTCTCAGTAAAATTTCTGCATAATCCTCGTGAATAATATAATCATTTGGTGAATATATGCTTGTTTCTGAAAAATGTCCTTTCGTTCTGAATTGATGATGATGTTTACAACATAATGGTATGCCGTGTGTTTGAACTATATGGGTTTGGTCTTCTATTCTTCCGCAAATTAGACATTTCATTTAAATGCTCCTTTTCGAAAACAAACTGGCGGAAACGGTTCTTCTATGAATGTCTTTACATTCGACCGTCTCTCTGCATGTTGCCATGCAGTTCAGACTGTTGCATCACGCATTCGCGTGCCCGATCATTCAGTCGTTCAGGCTGCCATAACGCTTGCCCCTCGTTGTCCCATAGGGAGTTCCGAGTCAATTAGATCAGGTTTAACGTGTCCACTTAGATGGTTAGGCACGAATTCGGTGTTAAACATAAGCTTTTCTGTTCGATCCCTTTTGTTTGCATTATAGATGGTTTTCAGAATATGATTCATAAAATACTTATAGTTATCTTCCACGGGGCCGATTTCACAGCCAAGGAATTCAGCGGCCTCAACGCCGCCGTTAATGCCGACCGTCAGATACTGTCTTTCAGGCGCAACAAACCCGGCGTCATACAGCGGCAGCAGTCCGGCCTTCTGCCTGTCTTCTATAATTGTGTTAAACGCTGTGAGATACTGATGAATACGAGTGACCTGACGATTAAGCTCTTCACAGATATGATTAACAAGCTCCACAAAGTCTTCGCCCGGATGATCCCTCGCGACCAACTGAACAATGCGGTTCAGGTTCATGGTCATTACGCACTTGGATCCTGTGGAAACACCGCCTGCTCCAAGAGTATAGGAGAACTGGTTTTCCTGAATTTCGTTGCGGAGACGACAGCACGAAGCGAGGCTATCCACATTATCTGAATGATAAAGGAAGAAAGAATGACCTTTGCTCCACATTTCCGCAGCAAAATCAGCCCATTCCTCGTCAAGGAACTTGTCACCATCGTCAAGGAGGTTCAAAGTTTCGACAGGGAAGGTGAGGATATTCCGCCTTCTTTCATCGTTGAGCCAGTTCATAAACCGCTTTTGCAGCCATGAGACAGAGTCCCATGTCATCGGTTCACCGTCCGGGAAGACAAAGTCTTCAAACATGCCTTCGAAATAATACTTGTCAAAATAGGCAATATTCCAGAAGATTGACTGATAGTTTCTTGCTCCGGCAGGCTGATTTAGACAATAAACCACCTGCTCGAACGCATCCGTGATCGTCTTATCAATCGTCCGGTGGTTCTTGGAGAGATCAACAATTTCATCAGCGCGGAGATAATAGTCGTCACCGTATTCCTTGCGGATAAAATAATCCATATAAGGAATAAATTCCGGGGTGGCGACAGCTCCGGCAAGCTGTGTTGCCGCCGCATAAGCAAGGTTTACAAAGGAGCCGAGAAAGCTTTTCAGATTATGCGGAGCCGTAGAGGAACCACCCATCTGTCTTAAGCCATGCAAAAGGAACGGATACATGGTGATCGAGGCACAGTAAGGCTTACCGACAATGGCAGTCTCATCGTGCCTGTAGATCCTGTGCGTATCCAGATCCTGAATGTATTGATCCGCAAGCTCTCTGCTGAATAGTTTTTCGATGCGCTGCTGCATTGCAAGACGGTTGATGGCTATGGCTTCCTTCTTGTAGATCTCGCCTTCCAGCGTGGCGATAGACTTCTTTTCCACGTTGGCGTTGGAGTCTACTTCCGAACCAGTCGCTGCGTTGGAAGCATTGGAATACTTCTCAATAAAATCAAGATAGTGCTGCTTATCAGCATAGACATAAGGTTCACTCAAATTGACCTTCTCCTTTGCAGATTGATAGTATTTCCTTCAATCCGTATTGGCGGCCTGAGTCGGTCACTAAACACGGAGCAACCTTAATACCCAAAGAAATCGCCTGCTCAGGGTCGCAGACGATTTCATAGGTATACTTGGATTCAAACAATTTGTCTTGCGCTAATTCGCATTTGGGACAATGAGGAAGAGTGTAAAGCTTCATGTGCAATCCTCCTGTGAAAGTATTTTATCGATTTCCTGAAGTTCGGAAATCATGGCTCGAAGGGTGCTGTGATCCAATTGGCCATGCACAAGAGAGATGGTGTCACCGCAGTCTTTTAATTCAACGGATCCGTCGCCGGTATTGATGTGATAGCAACATGCCTCACCTGTCATATCCAGAATTTTGATTTCCTTGCAAAGTGTAAGAACATTGCTTTTCTTTGGTTCAAGCTTCGTCTGAGGCACTTCCAGATGGAAGATAGCGTTTGCCTGTTCCGGAGTGATGTCTTCCGGCTTCAGGCGTGGCTGCGGCTTAAACGGAGCATGCCTTTCATACGCTGTGTAGTGGGGCTTTTCGTCTGTGTCTTGCCGTCTGGACATCATGAGCTTAAACGTTTCGTCTTTCATCAGATTGTCCCAATACTCCTGTTCGTCTTTGAAAACAGGTTTCAACATCGCAGGTGTGATATCAAGAACACGAACACAGGTCTTCAGATTGCCGGGAGTCGGAAAGTTTACGCCGGTTTCCCAGTTAACGATAGAAGATATGCCGACGTTCAATGTTTTCCCAAGAGCTTCCTGAGAATAAGCAAACTTTTTCCTCTGCTGCCGAAGCAAATCGCCAAAGCGCTTCTTTGTTTCAGGTTTCCTGCTTAGTTTTTCAGCCATCATTCAGTCTCACTTTCTTGAATTTATTCAACGTTTTCATAAAAGCAGCACATTCCAGATCGGATGTGATGTACTTTTTTCGATAATCAATAAACTCTCTGATGAATTCCACATTATTTCCGGCGTGCATGTAAATGTCAAACCTCTCTGCAAGCTTATGCCAGTCATCTTTTGTGGCATGCTTCCAGAGATCCTCGTAGTTACGGTTAAAAGTAATCAGGAATTGTTTCCAGTCCACATTCACACAAGCTCCTTATGCGTCGTCATAAACTATATGACCGTTTTGTTCGATCCAATTTCCGTCGCGAAGGATGAATCGCCAATGAGTATCATCTTCGCCGTCATAGCAGACTTCGCCTTCGGTGATATACGGCAGCAAGCTGTCCAGTGTTTTGATGACATCATCTTCGTGATACTTGTCGCTCGTATAGAATTCGATACAATTATCGTTCTGAAACAATTCTCCATACAAATAATCCAACAGATCCATGACAACATCCGGATCCACATCAGGTTTGAGTGTCACTTCTCCGGAAGCAGTTGCGTAATAGCCCATATTCAATCTCCTTTCGCATGCGTCAGCCAGTCTCTGCTTGCGGCATAATGGATAGCATCGTGTATAATAGACCAATCACCATCTGTACAATTATTAAGATCATCAAGATAATGAGTATTCATAACCTCGTTTACGTTATGATCACTTGGTTCAAACCCGTTGATCTGAAGACAGTCTTTTATGTCGTCGATACACCAGAGTTTTGCTGCCACAAAATCTGTCTCAACTACAATTTCTTCGTCTGAAAAATGAAGAAGTTTGCAATTGATCTCATGGTACGAACCGTCTTTCAAAATAAGATTAAGAAGCATTACAACCTCCTTGTAAAAAAATACGAGAGGGCTGTCATCGACAACCCTCTCAGTGCTGGTAGTGGGACTTGAACCCACACGCACAAGGCTGCAGATTTTAAGTCTGTTTCGTCTGCCAGTTCCGACATACCAGCATACAGGGCCTAATGGCCCTGTGGTTGGTTACTCGGTGTAATACTCATCGAGTTCGTCGTCCAGCTCTCTTTCAGCGGCAGCAAGAGCGCTTGTCGCATCCTCGACCGCTGCCTTGTAAGCTTCGATGTCCTTGTAGAGCTGTGTGATCTTACTGGCTTGATCCATTGATTAATCTCCTTCATCGACGGCGTTGTTGCCGTAATTATCATCTCCGTAGACAACCAACAAGTATTTCACCTCCTTGCAGAATTTATGAAAACAGCTGGAGATACGCTGTCATTCATCAGGATCATAAACGAAGTCGTCGTCCTCGATCGCGTCGGCTTCGGCCTCCTCGATCTCGTCCTCGTCCTTTTCGTATACATCGTACACTTTATATTTGGATATGTTTCCCCTCGGTTCTCCTTTTGTGGCCGATCTTTCGATAGACCTCAGGATGACCCCGACAGACAGGGGCGAAGCGACGACGGCTCCGTTGTCCAGGATGACAACACTTTTTGCAGCCGCAAGGCTGCAGGCGTTGATCAGGGTTCCCGCTTTTTTCTCATTGGCTATTGCTTTTTTTGCCTGGTTGATCTCGGCAGACATGATCGCAACGATTCTTGTAGCGCAGATTGCCACATCGAAATTCTTTGCGCGACCGTCTGCCTGTTTTCTTTTGGTTGAGACCTTGATGAATTTTAATGGTAATGAATAACCCACAGTCCAGTCCTCCTTGTTCAGCAGGACTCCCTTCTGTCAGTCGCCAAAGGAATAATCATTACCGCCAAAAGCGCTGGGAACAGAATAGCCTGTTCCGGCATCCGTGAAAATATCCTGACCGCAGATCGGATCAGGAGCCGAGTATCCGTTGACATCTCCTGCGATATCCACACCGCCGAAAGGAGATTTGAAAGTGGAAATAGTCATGTTGTCGGATGTGTAAATATCCTCTCCGCCGAATGCGCTTTTGACAGAGTATGCCACGGCATTTCCGCTTTCATCAAAATAGTCAGAGCCTCCGAAAACGCTTGGAATACTATAATAGTTGTTCATTATATCCTCCGTTTTTCAAGGGAGCCGTCAGGCTGTTTGTTTGTATACTTCGTATTTCTTAACCCAGTATTCTTTCTCTCCGGGGATTTCGATTCGTTTTCCGTTACGAAAGGTGAACCTCGGTCTCTTTTCACCATCCAGAAGTCGGATACAGCTGTCAATGCCAAACGGCTGCTTGGCAAAGGCGTCCTTGGAAAACCGAACAGTGCCAGTCGTGCCTCTTTGAACGCTGTAAAGTTTGATCCTGATGCCGAATTTATCATCGACATCCTGCACAAAATACATCGAAGAGGGCGCTTTCATGTATGTCGAGAAGCAAAGACCGATGTTATCATTTTCGGCTGTCAGCCGCTCGACGATCGGCATTTCGAAATCCTGAAGGGTTTGTTCATATTCCCGGAGCTTCTCGAGGCGCTCCGGGAAAGACTTGATGGTTTTGGTAAGCTTGTTTGAACCTTCGAAGAACTCGTGATAAACCTGCATCAGCTTGCCGGTTTGACCAAACCTTTTGAAATACCCTATAGATATAAGCACTTCTATCTGCCTTGTATTAAGAGACGTATTCATCTGAATAGCTCTCAACACATTGGTGAAGCAGTCAAGTTTGGCTTTGTGAACGATCTCTTCCGCTTTGGATTCAAGATACTTATCGTCCAGATACAGAAGATCTTTTTCGTTCGACAGCGCGGATGCTTTCTCTCCGGCTTCAACGGAATCAATCAGCTTGTATTCCCAGTCGTATTCCACCTGCTTGATTTCCTGATTGATCCGCTTCAGTTCCGCTTTGCCTTCTTTGTTCAGCTTGGCTGGAACAATTTGTGTTCCCATCTCTGCTTCATCTGACAAGCCGAGCTCATACAGGTCTTCAGCAGCCTGCTTGGACATGAACTTCACAGCGGAAATAGACTGTGAAATAGTGTTGTTTTCCTTGTCCATCCGCCAGTCTCTGTTGTCCTGACCAAACTCACCATTGGTCATGAGAATGTGCCGGTAAGCCTTCATCTCCGTAATGATAGAGGCAAGCTTATCCTTGTTTTTCTTCTCGTCATACAGCTTCAGCATAGTCGTATAAAGCTCAAATGGATAATGAACCTTCAGCCACGCGACATACAGAGAGTCGCAGGCCATGGATAAACTGTGAGCTGCGCAGAACATATAGCTTGCGGCATTTTCGATGATCGTCCAGATCCTTTCAACTACATCGTTCGCCTTTTCTTCCGACGCGCCTTCTGTCTTTTGCAGATATTTCGCAAAGCCTTCACGGAACCGTTCCTTATAAGCCATAACTTTCTCATGCTTTTTCTTCTTTATTGCTTTCGTGCAGGCGTAAGCATCAGGCCCAGGAATGCCTGCGGCTTTGAGGATCTGAAGGATCTGTTCATCATACATCAGGAAAGAATCCGGAATAGCTTTTGTCTGAAGCAGCTTATCCAAAGAAGGAATACCATATTCAAAATGCTGCCTTGTGATAAAAGTGTTCAGCATGGACTTAAAGCCGGGACGGATAGCTGCCACAAAAGCACCGAGCTCTTCGATGCTTTTCGGCTTATACTGCATGCATCTCTGGGCAGACTTGGGCTGTTCACACTGGTTCAGTCCCTGCGTGAAACCCTTCCAGTACAGATCCCATACCTGCTCATCGTTCTTTACCGCTTCAAGCAACTCATCCACAGTCATGATCTCAAGACCGGCCGCATGGAAAGCTTCGGAGATGATCTTGACCACATCTACCCGGAGAAAGTCGGCCTTCACATAATTTTGAGCATCGGCAGTACGCCCGTCGATATAAGCAGCGTAAACGGGCTCTTTTGATCCGGCCTTGGACTTGACACGGATCACGCCAATTTCCCTGCGGAGATCCTTATCTAAGAGAATATGAGCGCACGGATGAGGAGATATGCTCGTAATAATACCATTGTACTGTTTCGAGTCTTCGATCAAAGGAAGATACTGAGCTTCAATATAATTCTCGATCTTTACATCATCAGTGACATCATAGTCCGGATCATCCGCATTGTTTTCCAGCGCATGTTTGACATCCAGCTCATAGTTTGATATCTGCTTGGAGACTTCATTCGCGGTTTCAAAATCCAGATCTCTTGCTCTGGCAAGAAGCTTAAACGCAGACAGTGTTTTCAGCGTACCGAAAGCGATCATCGGCAGACATCCGTACTCTCCGAGAATTTCCTTTCCTGCCTTCTCGAAAGCTGGAACGTTAGCCATGTTTAAATCCAAATCGGGTAGGCCATTGGCCAACCTGTCAGCTGAAATAAACCGCTCAGGATACATCTTGATAGGGGAATGAAGCCTATTAATGGACGAGAAACCCAAAGCATAGTTGGTGCAGAAGGAAGCACCCGAACCTCTGCCGGTCATCGTCAGCACGCCGCCATATTCTTTGCCTTTGTCGACAATGTCTTTCAGTGCAAGGAAATAATCGGCTGTGTCGGTGTTGGCGATGGTGTCCATTTCTTCATGAATTTGTTTCGCTTCATCGTCATTTGGCATTCCCGCTTTGTCTATATAGCTGTAACAGCAGAGCTTTTTGTACATATGGTTACGCTGAGCAAGAGACAATTCGGGATGTGTGACGGGAATTTTCTTATCATTGGTGAAATGAACGCCTTCAAACTCCCGCAGTTGAAGCGTGTTTTCCATCGCTTCTTCAATTCTTGCTTTACTCAGCACGCCTTGCTGAAACAGCAGCTGATAAGCTTCCTGTGCGGTAGGAAGGTGCAGACAGAACTCATCCTCATTTCCATAGGTAATCTTGGCGGAGAGAAGCAGTTCTTTTCTTAAAGCCGCGTCTTCCTTGTTGACGTAATGCGAATCTGTCCCATAGATCAGAGGCCAGTGGTACTTCTGATAAAGCCTCAGAACCTTCATGTTGGTTTCGCATTGAATCTGCTGAGGATGATGCTGCACTTCGAGATAGAAATTTTCCTTGAAGATCTCATGCAGTTGCAAGGCAAGCCTTTCAGCCTCCGGATCCTTCATAATACCGCCAACACAGGCTGTTGTGCAAAGAAAGTTTTTGTAATTGAGCCTTGAAAGAATATCCAGATCGACCCTGGCATAACGATAGAAGCCTGTCAGATTCGCTTCGGAGATGGCCTCGTTGAGATCGTGGAAACCTTCCATGTTTTTGGCTACCAGAATCAAATGGAAGTGCCTGTCGTCCTTCTTGCTGTCTATTTCTTTCAGTCTGTCCGGTACGAAATACACTTCAGCCGCCGCAAGCGGCGTCATGGTAAAGGTATCGTCCGAATACTTCTTTGCAAGATCAAATTGCTCCCAAACATTGGAACGATTTCCATGTTCAGACAGGCACAACACATGATGCCCTCTTTCTTTGAAGACTTTTGCATAATCTTCAATGAACATAGTGGAATCCGGTTGGGTAAGACAGTTTGAATAACACGAATGCACATGATAAGGTTCGAACTCAATCAATACAGCTCACCTCCTTTATTTGGTCTGAAAACATTCCTGCCGAACAGAGCACAGGTTGTCACAGAAGAAGTCATGCTCCTTGGTCTGCATCCAATCAAGGATGGTATTGTCCTCAATATGTCGGATGCAGTCCATAGCCCAGAGCATTGTCTGATCATACTGTTCTTTTGAAAACGGTTTTTCCCGCTTGACGTTTTCATTGAACAGGTTGAACATCAGACGATCTGGCCATTGATGATATTTTTCAAAAATAAAAAGAGAGTACATGAGCTGCTGCCGATACATACTCTCTTCGCTTTTCCTGAACGAAGCAAGAGATTTTGATTTGTGATCGCAGATAATGAGTTCGTTTGTTTTCTTATCTTTCAGCACTAAGTCAACGATGCCAACGAAACCTCTTTCGGTTTCGTCCGGCATCGGAAGGGTGGTTGTGAATTTTTCCTCTGCGGAAAGAACCTCAAAGCCTTCGAACTCATCGAACTCTTCAAGATATTTGAGACCTTGTTGATAGGCTTTTTCGGTATAACCCTTGGAAGTGAGCATTCTCGGAAACGCTGTGACAACGGCGTCAGCGTATCTCTGTTGATACGCTTCCGCCATATTAGCCTTGGTAAGAAGTCCCTTTGCCCACTCGTCAAGGATCTCATGAATCAGCGTCCCCTTTTCCGCGAACCCGTTGGAAACCGTCGGAACCTTTTCAATCCTTTCGAGATAGAATCCAAACGGACACTCAGAAAAAGAGGACAGCTGACTGTAAGAATAGATATGTGTCTGATCGATCATACTGATGACCGCCTTTGTTTAGAATGGGTTGCGATCCGACTGCGCATCACGAAGCTGGAATTCGGGGAGCTGATCGGCTCGCGCTTCCGGCTCTTTGATGCCGGTATGATCCCAGCCATACACCACGCGGTCGCCAACGTCTTCCTGGAAGATCCGTCTGTTGACAGGATCATAATTGCACACGATGTAACCGGTGTCGCCGAAGTCTCTGTTCTTTGTGACACGGATATCCGGCTTCTCGATAGAGAACACACTGTCGGCAAGATTGGTGATCACGCTGGAGCCGCTGACGGAATCAGAAGTGAAGGTCTGATCTGCCTTTTCTTTCCTGGGATGCGCGATCACGATCACATGCACCTTATACTTTGCGGCAAACGCCTTAACCTTCGCCATGAACTTTGCCTGAGCGCGGTTCTCTTCATCCGCTGTTGTGAGAAGAGACATGATGTTATCGATCACAAACAGCTTGCAGTCGTACCGTCTGGCGCACATTTCGAAACAGGAAAGAACAGCGGTCTGCTGATCCTCTTCGAAAATATAGCTGTTGTCGAAAAGAAAGAGCTTACCGGCAAGCCAGTCGCGAATGCGCTGCTGGATCTCTTCCGGAACCTTGCAGATATTCTTTCCGGAACGAGGATCCGTCACATAAGTGATGTAACGGCTTTCCGTAGCAGGAAGGAACGTCCAGTCCAGGAACTTATAAGAAGAGAGCTCACCGGAATAAGCGCAGACCTTGTAGTCCTGCTGGATAGCCTGAAGAATAAACCTGGCCGTGATCGTGGACTTGCCTTCACCACGCTTGCCGGAGATAATCGTCACGCCACCTTCGCCGAAACCGCCGATCATGTTATCCAGCTTCGGAATGCCAGTCATAATGCGGGGCGTTTTGGTAGGATCCTCATAGGGGATGGAAGCAACTTCCAGAATACCCTTAATCGGAGCGGGCTCACAGGACTCAACAATCTCTTTCAGGTTTTCCGGGCCGTAGCAGATAAGAATTTCGTTGGCATCCTTGCACTGACGATTATAATCCTTGTCATTATAAATCAGTTCAGGATAATCCTTCGGAATCATGCAACGGTCTTCGCCAAGCCTGCGCTTAAGCGTGGAGATCATTTTGAGACCCGGCTCGTCGTTGTCGCCAAAGAGAATGATCTCATTGAACTTTTCCAGCCAAGACCAGCAATTCTCACACCAGGTGAGATCTTCGCAGCCGCTGGGAACGGAAACGACGTTGGTCACGCCAGCTTCGTACAGAGACATCGCATCGATTTCACCTTCAGTGATCACCAGAGGACGGTTGAAGGACACCATGTCCATACCAAACAGGATGGGTTCTGTGTTGCTCATCCGCCATTCCTTGGGTTTGCTACTTTCCTTGGTGTACTTCTGAGGAATACGATACTTCACAAAAGTCAGTTCGTTGTCGCGATAGAACGGGAACACAATGTTCCCGTCCTTATCGGACAGAATGCCGAAATCCTTGATGGTCTGCTCGGAAATGTGCCGACCAACAAGATAAGCGAGAATTTCCTCCGTGTACGGCTTGAATTCATTGGGGTTTGGTTTGACGTATTTCTTCGCCTTCGAAGCAAACTGAATGTTTCTGGGAAGATCCTGGAATTTAAACTCGGTTGATCCAAAGTAGTTGGCGAGCGCACGGAAGTCGCCCTCTCTGACCTTCCCATCTCCGTTGATACCGGGACAGCTTCCACGGCGGCAGTTCCAGGCTCCGTTATACAGACCGATAGCAAAGCTTTCATAGTCCTGATGATCTCCGCCCTTGCAGAAAGGGCAAAGCTTCGGGACGATTTGACCATTGCGAACCTTATAGTCTCCAAGATATTTGGTAGCCAGTTCAACTACCGCCGAAGAAATCTGTTCCATTATTTACTCCTTTATTTTTCAGAACGGAATGTAAGATCCGTTCGATTCTTGGCTATTATTATTCTTATTCTTGTTTCCGTCGCTCTTGCGATCAAGAAGCTGTGTGCTGTAGGAGCTGACACGAAGAGTGGGGTGCTTGACGCCTTCGCGATCCGTGTATTCGTCAAGCTTCAGGCTGCCAACGACCATGACGCGGCTGAGCTTCTTCAGACCATTCTGAATCAGAATATCACCGGCACGACCCCAGACGGACACATCATAGAAATCAGATTCAAAATACTTGGAATCTTCCTTCTTCTTATCCGTCTGAACGGCAACGCGGAAGTTTGTCACAGAATTGTTATTAACTTGACGGGTCACAGGATCGGCAACGAGAGTACCCGGAAAAGAAACAGTAGCGCTATTCATGTGTTATTCTCCTTTACGCAACAAGCTTGTTATAAAGTTCGTTCAGTGCATTGATATCCTTGCACTCATTGTAATTCATGGTATTGATGACAGGCTCGATGAATTTCTTACCGAATTCGATCTTCGCGTCTCTGTCCATGTCTTTAGTCATCTTCTTAACCTGTGCATCAACCTTCTTGATGACCTTTGCGAGATCTTCCTTGTTACCGGAAGGCCCGTCGGCAGAAATGTTATCGCTGGTATACTTGGTTCTGTCGTTCTGATAATAGATATCAGCGGAGAAACCAAGCGCCTTGCAGGCAATGGACAGAGCGTCCGTATAGGCCATCTTGTACGCTTCATCCGAGCACTGAGGGCCATTTTTGCGCTGGGAAACGAAGCTGTTTCCACCCACACCGAAGACAGGCTTGGAGACCTCGCCCGTATCCGGATTCACATAAACCAGTTCCAACGTGCACATGATCATGTCCTCGTTGGTCTGATCAGAATGAAGCCGTTCGAACTGAACGTTCTGCGTCCACCAGCCCACACCGGAGGGGCCGAAGATTTCGGTAAGCTTCTTGATACGCCACATCGGATTGATATCCGTGCCGGAGAAGCGACCGTTATTAAACGACTTCTGCGCTTCAATCGGCGTTGTGGACACCTGCGTGTAAATTTTCATTGTTTCAGGAGTCTTTTGTCCTGCCATTCTTTATTTCCTCATTTCCTTTTTCTATAAATATCTACGGCAGTTTTGCTTTCACGCTGGATGTTTTCAGCTCATCAAACTGCGGCTCGTTAGCAAGGATTCTGTTGAGCATTATATTCTGCTCTTTGTTCCGTTTCATTTGCTGCCAGCCGCGATGAGCAAAATCAAACCACCAACGGAATTCCGGAACACGCTTGATCCAGACTACGCTGCCAGTCTCTCTGCCATATGCGTCGCATTCAAACCAGCACAAACCACCTCTCGGATGATAGTGAACCATGTTTTTGTCTACGGTCTGGTAAGACGACATGAATTCAATCATATCATCATGCCCGTAGAGCTCGGTCACAAGCAGTCTCGGACGCTTCGACGAAGGCACACCCGATGTCTGATTGACCACCACAAGGTTTGAATGCCTGGTACTTGTTGTAAAGCTTTTGCAAAGCACATAGGAAGGATAAAAATTCCCTTCGGCAATATCATCCTTCAACACAATCGCAAGAAAATAATACATGCTATTCTCCTCTCATCTTTCTTAAAAATGCTTTCACTTTTTCTTGCTGT